TACATCGACGAGATGATCTCGACGCGGCGGGCCTCGCTTTCGGCGAACACGTTACGCGTGATACGACCACCGGGACCACCAGCGGTGACGTCCTTCATGAGCATGCCGACGCTGTACTTCGTGTCGAGCCGCTCGCCGTGATCGCGTTTGACCCACACCGGAGTCGCAGCGTGCATGGCAGTGATGAGGCTGTCCTCACCGAGACCCATCACGAGGGTCATAATCTCGTTGTAGATGCTCGTGGGAAAGTCCGCGATCTGCGCAAGGTGCTCGCGCTGCGCCTTGTCCTCGTACGGCGTGAACGCCTGGATCATGTTACCGGATTCGTCGTACTTCTCGCGGCCCATGAGCAGGATGTTCATGTGCGCCCGCTTGTTCAGCGAAACGGACTTGCGCACGTCCCTGCTGAGCTTCTGGACCTCCTCAACGGCGATCTCGATAGGATCCTTTTCCCCCATGTTCCACGTCTTCAGCCCGATGACGGGGTTCGTCTTCCACGCCTTCGGGAACCACCACTTGAAGACGACCTTGCCGAAGAACCCGTTCGCCTTCACCGACCACGGCGGCAGGATGTAGAAGTAGACCTTCGTCGACTTCGGCACCTTGAAGAACCGCTTGTCTGGCTGGCTGTCCGCGTCAAGTTGCGCCTTCGCGGCGCGAATGCCCTCAACCGTCTGCACACCAAGTGCATTGATGTCGACCACTACGCCATCTCCTCCTCTATGCGCCGCTCCTGCCTGTAGTTGTTGCTGAGCTGTTCGAGCAGCCGACAACGTACAGTCATGAGTTCGTGCAGTTCACCTAATTTCGACGCGTAGTGCGTCAGCCGGACGTGCCAGCGCTTGTGCTGCACGTACGGTCCGTGTGTCTTGACCTGCTCGTCAATGGAACGGTCAGACGGCACCTTACCCGTCACGTTGAGAACCTTCTTCTCGCCGACGTAGAAGACCGCAGCCGTCTCGTCAAGGATGTCCTTCTGCTGGTTCGTGCGGTGGCGGAACGTACGCGCGTAGAAGGCCGTAATCGCCGCGACCCCGGGAGCATCCCACATCGCAGGCCCAAGCTGTTCGAGCTTGAACTTGGACTCCAGAATGTCGATGACCGCGTTGAGGTTCCGCGCTCCTTCCTCGTCGAGTAGCGGAACCTCCGAGCCGTCAAGGGTCTCACACAACTCCACGAACAGCCTCCGCCATATGGTCAGGTCAGCCACCAACACCTCCCCCCAGTGTGAGGACGGTCCCGCTCATGAAGGCGGGCGCGTCCTCAATCATGTAGACAACCACGTTCGCCATGTCTGACGGCGCGTCAGGCCGATTGTGTGGCGAGCAGTGCGGACACGTCCGCGCGATTCCGAACAGGCGCACGGGTACCGACTCCCCCTCGACAAGGTCAAGCGAAAGCGTCTTCAGCACCGAGCGTAGCGCCGCCTTCGATGCGTTGTAGGTGTAGGCGTGCGGCGTGTTGCCCGCCCCGAGCACGAACACCGCTGACGCGTTGTCAACACGGTGCTTGTCGACGTTGTCGCAGAAGCGCTGCAGGAGCAGGAACGGCACAACGAAGTTGATGCTCATGCCCTGGTTGATGATCGTCGGCGTATGATCCGCCATCTCTCCGGTGAAGTGCCTCGACGACAGGATGACGAGCGTGTCAGGGAAACCGTCGAAGGCCGCGAACGCGCGCGAGAAGACCGCCTCCGCGACGTCGTCGCCCGCAAGCGCAAAGTCGACCGCGTAGTCCGGCCCGTGAAGCCCAACACCGAAGACCCTATGTCCGCGCTGCCTGAGCACCTCCGCGACGTAACCGCCACGCTCACTCGCTGCGCCGCAGAGAACGATCCGCTTGCCGTCCATGCCAACCTCCATCTATCTAATCGGCCCCAAGCGTGATTTCCCGCACTACGTCGTCAGATTTTCACGATAGAGCCGCTGCCGTCCACTAACCGCTTCTTCTCAATCGTGCAGTAAACTCGATCACGCTTGACCCGGACCGTGCGCACGAGCTTCCCCGGCTCGTGCGCATGTTCCTTCTCCCCGATGACCTTGAGCCCACGCCACTCGTCACACACGAGGTCAAGCTTCCCCGGCGAGCCAGTGAGGTTGAGGTGTTCCTTATCGAACACGTACGTCTCCCGGTCCTCCCAGAGGAAGCTCGCTTCGACCATCGTGCCCCAAGTCGTCCCGAGGTCAAACTCCGCTTCGGGCCGGCACATGACCCAATCCCACAACTCGTAGGGGGCAAGCGCCATCTGATAGTAGATCAGCTCCATGAGGTCAAAGGTGCAGTCGAGCGTATCCCAATACTGCGCGTCGTGAATGGTAAGCCACGGAATGCCGTTCGGGATCCCCAGCGCCTTCGCCGTCTTCCAGCACCTTCCGATCGCCGACAGCGTCATGTCGCTCGCGGCCGACTGAATCGGGGTGTTGACCGCACGCCGCTTTGCGCCCGCGACCTCATACTGCTTCTTGCTCTGCGCCGTCGGGATGTAACGAAGCCGATTGAAGAGAGTGTCGATGTAGCCGTTCTCCTCAGCGAACGCGTGGTAGCGGTCGATGAGCAGCTTGACCTCGGGAATCTGATCGAAGAACACCTTAACCAGTGCTTCTGCTTCTTCCTTCGCTATCTGCAGCTTCGTCGCGAGCGCGTTGACACCCTGACCGTAGAGGATGCCGAAGGTGATGCTCTTCGTCGGCGTGCGCTGCGCCTTCGTGACCTCCTCATAGGCGCAGCGGTACACGCGCGACGCCATGACCTTGTGGATGTCGAGACCCTTGTCAATCGCAACAGCTATGTCTCGCGCGACAGCGAGCATAACCATAACCCTCACCTCGATTTGTGAGTTGCCACTGACGAGCCCGTTCCCAAGCACATAGTTGTGTGTACCCTCAACGGTAATCTGATAAACCGGTGCCACACCGACAGGTTTGATCGACCTGACGCGATGGTTCCCGCTCCCACGCTTACGCGCAGCGCTACGTCGTTCCGGCGTGTAGCACGACTTAGAGCAAAACTTCTTACGCGCGGACGGCGCGGCATGGAAGGTCACACCGCACGTCGGGCACACCGCCTCCACCTTCTTCGTCTTTCCGAAGTTCGGATTCCCGGAACCTGTGTAGGACCGACGCTTCGCCTGCCCCGCCACAAGCTTGCGAGATCGTTCCTTGCGCTCCTCATCGGATGCTTCGGTCCACCAACGCTTACCGCCCTGCCCTCTGTTCTCCACCCGAGAAATGACACGTAGGTTCTCGCGCGTGTTATTGTCGATGTCCCCATCTATGTGATCGACTTCAAGCTCACGTCTGTGTCGCCCTTCGCGAGAACTCGGAAAGAGGAAGTCCGCAAGGGCGTGGTGCTGGTAAGCGTAATCACGGTTGCTCCGCATATACCACGTCGGATAGTGCCCCGAGAGCCCTGAACGTACGTGCGCAAGCCGGTCACCCGGACGTAGCTCCGAGGTCTTTGCCATCGACCCGTCGAACCGCATCCACTTGTGGTCTTCCGTACACCGGACGACGCTTCCGTCTTCCAACATCATCTCAACGATGGGAAGCGTCCCCACCAAAGCACCCCGAGTCGTACGTTGGAACTCGACCGTGCGACCGTCGGGAGACGAGAGCACAGGAGGCAGCTTCTCTACGACCTCCTCGATGGGCATCACACCATCCGCGGTAACGACCGGCGTACCAGCTACGAGACAGTAGTCTGCGCCGAGCAGGAGGCCACCGCGACCACACCACCGAGAGATGTAGATCCTCGTGACGTCCGTCTCTTTGTCAGCCTTACGCTTCGGCCAGTTCTGCCCGTTCGGGTTCGCGCTGGACAGCCGGCCGCTCACCGTGCCGTGCATCTTCAGCTCGGAGTGCAGGCAATAGGCGAGGGGCTGGTCCGCGAAGGGGCGGTAGATGGGAAGCATGCGGCTGCGCACGTCCGCGGGGTTCTTGTCGTCGACCGGGTAGTCGGCCGTGAGCTTCGGTACGCCGCGCACGTACGTGCTGTTCGTCTTCGTCAGCGACGCGAGCTGGTTCGTCAGGGCAAACAGCTCAGACGCAGAGGAGTACACCGTAGCGTTGTGCGTGTGCATCTGAATGGCCGCGCGCTGGTCGTTCTTCCCCTCGACCTCCGCCAGCGCCTCCCGCGCCATTCTCGCCATACGTGCAAAAGCCGACGTGAAGATGGCCCGATTGTGCTCGGACCGCTTCGGTGTGTCGCCCCTCTCGCGGGTCTCCAAGTCGTTGAAGAAGTGCTTGTGATCCATGATGCCGAGCCCATGCAGCACGAGAGCATCATACGCCTTGTCACTACTCGGGTTCCACCAGCGGGTATGCTTCGTCTCGCCCGTCTTCTTGTCGGTCTCCACCTCGTGGTACCACGTCGAGGCGTCGTAAAGCGTCCGCGGCTTCTTGCGCTTGTTACCGGACTCCTTCAGCTCGTAGTTGTACTCCTCAGCCCGCATGTTGTGCTGCTTGCGGCTGTGCTCAATCAAGTTGAGCACGTGCGGATTCGCATTGAGCTTCTGCCGTACGGTAGTGATACGCTCGGGGAAGCGCTCGTTCAGCTTGCCCCACTCGACGGGATCGTAGAGCATGCCGTGGTACATCATGTCTACGATAGCCTGCCATGACTCATGCTGGCCGAAGTAGAGCCTGTAGTAGTCGTCGTAGCGCTCCTCGTCGCGAAGCTGCTCAACCTGCTCTTTGTAGACCAGCCGCGTCACGTCCGTGTCGCCGCAGTTCGCTACAACGCCAACATGCGTTACGAAGTTACCAGCCTCCGGAACTGTCAGGCAGAAGCGTACACCCCATCCACGCGCCGCAAGTACATCCGGGTGTGCCGGTTCAACGCGCTCTAACAGCTCGTAGAACAACGGGCCTGCCTCTGGAGAAATAACCTCGCTTCCGACTATCGTCAACGGGCTCTTGTACGCCATCGACGGATGCACAAACGGAGCTATTACTTTGTGAAACTCTTGAAAAGCGCCACCGCGAATTCTGACGAACCCCTGCCTCTCGTTGTACGCGACCTCCGAACCGAACAACCGCTGAAGCCAGGAGACAAGTAGCTGCGCTTCTTCGTCAGGCAGCTTCGCATAGATTCTGGAAGCGTCTCGGTTCTTCACGAGTGTGCCGTCGTCCTGATACCACACCGCAAGCCCGAGAACACCAAGTAGGGATAGGACGTTGCCCGTGATCTTCGTCTTGCAGTGACCGTGATCCTCCCGCTTGCGTTTTGGGAACAATCGCAAGAGGGACGCGAGGTACCGAGAGTAGGGAAGAGCGTAGCGAACAAATTTGTCGGGTGCTTGTATGTGCTTAGGAGAGAACGGGGCAAACACCGCCGCCTTCCACTCCGCATAACCAACGCAGCTGCTACGCTGACCGAAGCGCAGCCCAACAGACTTACCGTTACGGCCCCCCAGTCCGCCATCCCCGAGAACCGTACCGAGAAAGACCGACATCTGATCCGAAGAGAACGTGTTCTCGTCTGTGAGAATGGAATCAACGCCAGCTTGCAACTCATCCACACGAACACGACCACGGTCCGTGTATATCTCGTGTTCTGGTGTAAACAGCGGGCCGGACCCGTCCGGCGTCGTCGAGGTGACAAGCCTGTACCACTCGCGTTGACGAACGTCAGCACGATGCCACCCCGTCACGGTCGCATCTACCACACAACCATCCACAACAGCCTTCACGGTCCCGTCATAGCGATCTTGCACGAGAGCACGAATCTGCCTCCACGAGCCGTCTCCGAGCTGTACAAGACTGTTACCACTAAGGCATCCGTAGCGCGTCTCTATGTCGCGTGGTGCGTCCTCGAACGTCTTCCCGGGGTTCGTGAGACGCCAGGCCCGCATCTCCACCTTGTGGTTCGGCGCGCCAAGGTAGCGCCGACCGATCGCCGGCAGGTTCCGCATGACGTCCTGACCCATCGTCAGCCAGTGATCCGCGAGCAACGTGTCGCCGACGACCTTGTAGTCTTTGATGCCCAGCTTGCAGCGGAGGAACTTGTAGTCGAACTCGTAGTTGTGGCCGACGACCGGCACCGCATGCAGCAGCCGAGAGAAGACCGCGATGAACTTGCGGAGCATGAAGGGCGTGTTGAAGACGCTATCGACGTGGTTCACGAGGATGAGCACACCCTCGTGGTCCTCGCGCGACACCTGCACCGTGAAAATGCGTGTGCGCGGGTGGAAGGGGCTCATCCAGATGTACTTCTCGCCCAGCTCCTCTGAACCCTCGACGTCGACCGCGATGAAGTCGCACGTGCCGGAACGGTGCATCTCGATGGTCTCATCAGCGTAGCGTTCGAGAGCGTCGAAATCGTTGATGACGCTGTACTTCTTCTCGACGCTCGCAAGCTTGCCGATCGTCGTTGCAGAGAGGAGATCAGAACGGAAGAGGCTGTGCGTCTTCGTGCCCTTTCCCTCACGCAGGACGTAGCTCGGGTGAAAGACCGGGACGACCGTCGTCTTATCCTCAAGGAACGGGCGGTAGCCGTGCTCTTGCGCGCCGTCCATCTGCAGCTGCGCAACCGTCCCGTCTGCGGCCTTGAAGCGGTAGCGCCAGAATCCGTCCAGCGCATCCGGCGCGTTGTCGCCCGCCCATTTGTGGTAGTCGAGGTAGCGCAGCGACCGGGGGAGGCGCTGGTAGAAGTCGCCGAGACGGTAGACGTTGCCCCGCTCCGCGGTGATCTTCTTCAGGCCCGTGAAGGCTTCGAGAGCCGCGTTGCCGGCGAGTATGATGACCGGAGGGGAGTGCTTTTCTATGAGTCGCAGCGTGTGCGGAAGGCAGGCGCTCGTCTCCTCAGGTGTCGGCTTGCGGAACTTCGTCGCCATGCCGTCCTTGTGCGGCATACACCACGTCGCGTTCGCGAAGATGCAGTCGTTGATGTCGATCTTCGCTTCGACAAGCGTTTCGCGCAGCATCCCTCCCGCGTCGCCGACGAAGGGGATACCGCGCTGCACCTCCGTCGGTCCGGGCGCCTCCCCAAGCACGAGGTAACGCGGCTCATGCTCCGGCGCGTGCATCTTCGGTAGAACGGGAGCACATCCCTGCGCCGCGTTCAGCGGGCACTTCTCGCACAACGGACTCAGCTGCACGCGCATCCCCTCTTCAATGGTGCATTCGGGTAGATGCGCCGCGCCTCATCGTGCAGCCTACGCAGCTGGTACCGTGCGCTTCCGTCTCCACAACCGAGGGACTGCGCGACGAGTGTCGGCGTGATCCGCTGACCCGTGTGTGCGCAGGTACGAAGGAGGGCAGTAAAGGATTCGCTGAACCCAACGAGCTGCTGCAGGTAGTCGACCTCGTCGGAGATCACCGCAACCGTCACGGGATCCCATTCCGACGGTGCCAGCAGCGAATTGAAGAAGTCGTCGTCCATATGCACAGACTTACGCACGACCCTCCGGCCGATCCAGCTCCGCATGACGTTGATGCACGTGCGCCTGACGATCGCAGTGCTGATGTTCCGCCAGTCGCTGCTACCGATCGGGAACGGTCTTGTCGCCTCCTCGACAGGAATAAGCGACGTGTAGAGCACGTCGTCTGTATCAATGAAGCTCGGGCAGCTAAACTTCCGACGCGCCGTATCCACGAGACCCCGCAAGTTCTTCGCGAGAGCCTCCAACCGTTCGCGCATGTCGTCCACACCGTCCCCCGTCATAGACGTGCGAGGCGAAGACGAAGAAGGCCAGTCCGAGTAAGCGGCTGCGCCTCATTGATCCGTCTTCGCATCACGTCTCGCCCTATGTCGTCCGGGTCGTCCTTGTACGCCATCGCCACATAACCAACGTCCAACCCAAACCCCAGTGCCCGTGTCGCTACGCTGACAACGGTCTTCGTGGGGACATCGCCGTCCAGTGCGATGATTATACGATGAAAGCCTCGATTCCGTAGCCTCAAAAGCTGGTAGTCCGATATGAACTTTCCGTACATACAAACCGCGTCAGGCCCAGTAGTTATAGCGCTGAAGCCGCCTTCGGTTATGACGACAGTCGTGCCGACCGCGCGCGCGACCTCGATGAAACCAACGTGAAACCGACGCTTCGACCCAGGCGGGTTGCGGTACTTCACCTTCGACTCTACCCCGTCCGTCCGACGGGTCTGCCAAAACTCACACTGACCTTCCTCATCGAAGCTTGGGATGACAAGGATGTGATCCTGTCCAGAGCTGACCGTGCCCTGCCCCAAGCGGTACCGAACGATGTCCTCGTCGGACACGTTACGCTCGTGATGGAGGTAGTCGTACACGCACCCGCCGTAACGCACCGGCTCATAGAAGTCGGGGAGGTCGTTCGTCGGCACAGAAGTGTCGACCGGCGCGTCGAGAGCCGTCAGACGCTCACGCAGCTCCGCCGTCGGTACCGGCGTGACCTCGTCTTCGGCTCCCTCGTAGTCGAGCCCGAGCAACCTGAACAGATGCTCCATACCGCCCGACAGGCCGCTCTTGTAGCAGATAAACTTGCCACGGTCAGGGTTGACGTAGAGATGCCCGCCCGTGTCATCCTTGCCCGGGTTGTGGAAGTGCTGACGGAAGGGGCTATTGAAGCGCCACTCGTCGCCGGGAGCTTGCATAGGCGCGCCGAGCTTACCGCGCAGCCGATGCACGATCTTGTCAACGCCGCCCACGCCAGCCCCCTCCCCGGTCCCTCGGACTGCGGACCTCGTCGTCAGCGTGATCGGCGACGTGCTTCTTGAAGACCTCGATCTCCTCCGGCCCCAACTCTCGGATGTACGCGAGAGCACCGTTGTGCCCACAGAGGATTGTCTTGTTGGACGCACCGCGTCGGTTCTTGCCCAGGAAGAGCTTGACGACACCAAGCTTCGCGTCCACGTGCGACTGTCCCATCAGCACGAAGATGTCCGCGTGCGCACCCTTCAAGAAGGAATCCGCAACGCCACGCAGGTCGACGACGCTCTCGTACGCCCACTCACGATTGATCTGCGTCGCCGTCGCAACGGCACAGCCGAACTTGTCGCCGATGTTGATGAGTCGGCTGTAGACGGCCCCTGCACCGCGGTACGTGTCGTCACCGCGCTTGCCGCCTATGTCATTCAGGAGGTCCGCGTAGTCGACGATCAGCAACCCGATGTCTACGTCCTTCTGCAATGTCAGGCTACTGACGTACCACTCCAACTCATTCGTTCCGATTGACGCAGAAGAGAAGTAGCGTATGAAGAGCGGCGCAACGTCGTCGAGCACCGATTGTATCCGAGGTTTGTACGCGTCCGTACCCATGACAAGATCGTCACGTGTGACGCCCGCGAGCAGCGCCGAGTACATGACCGCGACGTCCGGCTCCTTCAGCTCAAGCGTCACGTGAACGACAGCACGCGGGCGGCGGCCGTTGCTCTTGCTCTGGTTGCCAAAGGTGAACATCGCCGACTTGCCGAGATTCACGAGTAGCGTTGATTTGCCGAGCCCGGCCCGGCCTCCGACAACCGCTAACTCCCCAGCACCGATGCCACCCTTGATCTCGCGGTCGAGCTGCGCCAGACCGAAGGGCACTTTACGTGCGGGGTCATATACGCCTGACGTGCGAATGTATGCCGTCAGGTCGGGCGCGACGTCCTCGTAGGTGATACCCGCCTCGCGAGCCACACCGACCTGCAGCGCCCTCTCGACGACCTCCCGGTACTGCGTGTAGTCGCCTTCTTCCTTCTTCTCGATCAGCCGGATGCCCTCGTGGATCGCATGCTTCAACGCCTGCTCCTGCGCGAAGGCAACCATCCGCTCTCGAATATACTGAGCATCGTTGAGTGACAGATCGCAGAGGTTGATTATCAGCTGGTGTAGTTCAGCGCGTAGCGTAGCCGCCTTGTCAGCTTCACCACCGTACTTCCGCGCGTGCTCACTACACGAAGCCTCCAGGGCATCGATGTTCGGCGTATGCTGAAAGCGCTCGAAGTGTCGCTTCAGTAAATCAGCAATTGTGCTGAGGTTGACATGCGTGAAGTAGCTGGGATTGAAGACATCCCCGTACAGCTTCAGGAAATCCGGATCTCGCAGTGCCATCGCGACTGCGGAGAACTGAAAAGTAGTACCAAAATCGTAATTTGCGGCTGTCTCCTCGATCACGGGTGCGCCGCCTACCCTTTGCGATGCTCGATGAATTGTGCCAGCGAAGCCTGCACGCCCGCGGTCGCAACCTGCGACAGCCAGTAGGACTGTCTGTGCGCTTCCTGAAACCAAGCACCGAGCGCCTTGACGCCCAGCTGCTGAACCACTGCCTTACCGTCCTCGCCCTCGTCAAGCGCCGCGGTAAGCTCCACCTCGGGGTGAGCCATCGCACCGTTCTGCAACGGCAAGCTCATCCCGACCTTCACACTCACGCTCGTGAGCTGCACGTCAGCCCTCCTGAGGTACCTCGGAAGCACGTCTCGAAACCGAAGGAGGCATTCTGCAGGAGCGACCCGACCATCAGCTACCCGATGACCCTCGTCTCGCGCAACCGACTCCCGCTCCTCCGAATGCTTGGAGAGGAACTTGTGGACCGTATCCTGAGGATCCCAAACACGTACCGCCGTCTTCCCCGGGTACAGCCGCAGCACGCGCCCGATGCGCTGACGAACACGCTTACCCCGCTTGTAGCCTGCCGCCGTGATGAGATCGGTCAGGAAGGGTATGTTCTGCACCTCGTCGAAGATCCGGGAGCCGATGAGAACTGCGACCGCGCCCTCCTCAAATAGCTCCCGTACCCGCACCTCCGCCTCCGGATGCTTGTCCGCCTCAATGCGGACGAAACGACTCTCCGTGTGCCGAACGAGGTCAATGTAGGGTATCCACCGCTGCCCCCTCTTGACGCCGGGAGCGGTGTACTTGACCGGCCCAAAAGCGTCGAGCAGCTCGCGAGGAACGAAGAGCGCCCCGGACCCGTACGCACACACCGACAGGATGCCGTTCGCGAGCAGCATGTACTGCAGCGCCCGACCGTGATCGAGATGGTCGATGGTGACAAGGGGGCGTGCTCCAGCGTCCGCGAGGTTCGTCGCCAAGGTGACGATGCGCTCGTTGCGCTCCATGTTGCGGACGATGCCTTCCTTGTAGACCGTAGCCCAGTTCCAGCTCCGAACGTAGTTGTCCTCTCCGCCGGCCGGGAACCGAATGAACGAGCACGGCGTGAGATAGCCCATCTCCGTGAGCTTGCTCACCGAGAGCTTCACCAGCGTGCGGCCAGCGAGGCCCCGCACCACCATGTCTTCAGGATCGTAGGGACCGCTGCCGGCGTTGAACGGTGTGCCGCTGAGCGCAATGCGGCGCGCAGCCCGGCAGTAGAGGATCACCTCCCGCCAAGCGTCTGCCGTCGCGTACCGGTGGACCTCGTCAACGAAGAGCAGCTCAATGTCTTCAAGCAGCTCCGTCACGATGCTGCGACCGCGCTTGAGCCCGTTCATAAGCCCCTGGACGGTCGCGATGACAATCTGCCGATCGGAGTCCGAGTAGCCCTCACCGTAGCGCCCGACAAGCTCACGACCGAAGACCCATGAGAACCGCCGGTACATGTCGCGAAGCGCCGCCGTGTCCGGGCACAGGAAGAGCGTGCGCGGCGTGCCCAGGGCTCTCGTGAGCGCCTTAGACACGAGGGTTTTCCCACCACCGGTAGCGATCTCCACGACGCCCCTGCCGCCGACTATGCAAGCCTTGACCGCCTCGACCTGGTAGGGGCGAAGCGTGAGGTCAGAGCCGAGCAGGTCCGGCTTCCAGCCGTTGACCGCGGGCCACTCGGGGAAGTCCGTGCGGACCACCTCAACGCCGTCGGCGACGAGCTTCGGCTCCACCCAATCCGTCAGACCCGTGAGAAATTGTCCGCCCTTGAGGAAGTTGTAGAACCGCGGCTCATCCCCTCCGGCGCGAAACCGCGGGTTGGGCACCTGCCCCATGTGCTTGTGGATGGCGAAGCTCGCGTCTGCACCTGAAGCGAAGAACCCCGTCCATACCGGTCCATAGCGTAGCTCTACGCGCATGCCGATCCTACCGCTGCCGAAGGGCGTCCTTCAGCGTCTGGAGCGCCTCGCGGACGCCCTTCCGTCCGATATCGTTCGACGCCTCAAGCGCGGTCTGCAGCGGGCCGAGCAGCTTCTCGGGCTTCCGCTCGATCAGCGCGGTGTGAATGCTCAGCCCAAGGTGCATCGCGTGCCGCATGCAGTCGCTGCGGGTCGCCGGGGCCGCGATCTCCATCAGCCGGTTGCCTACGAAGCTCCTGAGCTTCACCTCCGCCAGCCGCTCGATCATATGCCCCGTGATGCGCACCTTCACCGGCACCCCAGGGCCTTCAGGCTCCCGTTGCTTAGCTCCCGCACCTTCACGCCTGCCGCCCCATCCCGTGTCACTTGTCATGTGTTTGAACCTCCTCACCTACAGGATACGATGAGAAGGACACAAAATCAACCTCTTCACTATCAAGAAAACTCCCAGACCTCATACTCTCAACAATGAAGACTACAAACCTGAAGACGAAGCCACCTGAACGACCCGCGAGACGGACCTGGTAGCTCGTGAGCGTCTCGTCACGGACCCGACAGCAGGCGTCGCAATGGCAGTAGGGGCGGGAGAACAGACCGTACGCTGGGTCGTCCCCAGCCGTGGCGGGGAACGCCAGAAGCCATAACCCAAGCAGGATGAGAGTGATCCAGTATCGCACGCTTTCGCCTCGCCACAACCGAGCCGAGTATACTCGTCGCCCTACCCCTCGTCTACCCGCTCTCGAATGCTGGGCTGGACGGGCTTCCGGGGCTCCTGACGCGGGATCATGTCGGAACACGGGGCTGGAATCCGCCTCGGGAGTCTGAGCGGGGTACGCTTGTGCGGATGGTAGCCTCGCGGTGTCGTCACATCTGTCTGATCGGCCAGAGAGCCAAATGCCCGCAGTCGAAAATAATTTTTTCCTCCGCCGAGTTTTTGGCACGCCGCTCGCTAACAGCTTAAGCTTACTCAACTTGTACAAAAAGGTACATCCCGTATTGGTTTTCCATCTTGATGTTCTTCTTACTGTTCTGAACGAAGAGAAGAAGCTTCTTACGCGCGAGGAAAAATCCGACCGCCGCGCTAAGGGAATCTCCCAAGTGTGTAAGTTGAGTTTCCGTCAGGAGTTGCGGAGATTATCCGTCAGGTTGAGTAGGATTCACCCCACGTCGAAGGCGGAAGAGGGCAACCCGGCGCTCAGTTTATTGACATCGTTTTTCTGTACCAGTGAAAACCGGCCTCGTAACCCCGGATATTGATGGGCCATATTCGGGTGTCAGAGATGGGGCGAAACAATCAGTTTCAAAGAAAATGATAGCAATAAACATTGGTAGCGTTAGCGGTGCTCATTCGTCTTTGCAAACCCTTCAGTGCTCAGTGTTTAGATGCTCGATATAAAAATCCGATTTTATAGGGTGTTCATAGGATGCCCGAAAACAGCACACAAGTCTTTGCTGCCTCTCAGCTTACATGTCCCCACAGGTCGACTCTACGGAGCTTTGCACACGTCCAGTGGTGTTCAAAAACGGGGTTTGTGGTGGTTATAGATTCCCTCAACCACGGGGGTTGTAGCGAATCATCGGTAGTCGTTTTGCCGTATACGAAAGTGTGAGAGCATGGACGGAGACTCTATCAGGCTGATGCTCCGGTCGCTAAAGCTGAGCTACAAAGAGGTTGCGGCGCAGCTCGGAGTCAAACCTCAGAGGATGAGACGTTGGCTACGACTCGACGCGCTACCTCAGCACGTTCGCGCGGTCTTCAAAGCGCTATCTGTCGCCTTCGTCGCTGACCATGTCCGCACTCGGGAGCTGGTCCACGAGCACGGCATCTTCGGCTTCCTCGCGGTGGGTGCGAAGCGAATGGTACAACGAGAGGAACCGAAGCTCGTCGTGGTAGACGAGCGGGGCAAGCTCGCAGAGCGCACAGCGGATGGGGGCTGGCTCGACGGTTGGGTCGTCAGTAACCTCGGGCTCAGCGACGCCCTCGGGGACGCGATCGACCACAGACACCAGAGAAAGCAGAGGTCAGCGAACGATGACCCCACCTGAGCACGCACCGACCGCCGCCGAGTTCGTCAGGGTACACAAGCACCCGCCACGCCCCGGGAACCTCGTCGCTCATGAGGGGTGGCTCTACCGGTGGGGTGGCCGGGCCTTCGACCCCATCGTCCCGGCAGAAGGAGAGGAGTGAGTCGACACCGTCTCTCTGCAGCTCGCAGAGGGGATCGCGGTCCGGGGTCCGGTGACGGAGATGCTGGTCGCCTTGGTTCGCTGCTCCTTCGGTCTCGACCCCGAGCAGGCTCGGGAGACGGTCGCGACGTTCTGCGAGGCGCTGCGCGAGGCGGGATGGAAGGACGCGACTGGGGTAGGAGAGAACAGCGGCCCGGGGGTAGTCCACCTCACAACCCTCTCAGGGGGCCTCTCTTCGTACCAGGTGGACGACATCGCCCCTATCGTAGGCCAGCTGATGAGCGGCGCCCCACGACTGTTCTTCGAGACGGTGGACGAGCTTCTCGTGTCGCCCCTGATCGACGCCCACACCGTGGTAGAGTTGGAGCAGAGAAAACCGGAGGGAACAGAATGTCCACGTTCATAAAAGCTCAGCCTCACGTCACTTACAACGTCGAGATGGACATCCGGGCGGTGTATGCCGTGCATCGGGGTCTGACGTGGGCGTTGGAGAAGGGAAACTGGGCACCCGACGATCCGGTGCGCGAGGTCGCCGACGTCTTCGCTCGCATCGCCGAAGACAGCGTCGAGCGCAGCGAGTTTCTGAAGTCGAGCGCGACCTTCGAGGCTGCCCCGCCGTCGCTGCCGAAGGAGGTCGTGATCGAGCCTCCCCCGGTACCGGACGACCACCCGCCGGCTCCCCCTGTACAAAGCGGCGAGGGCAACAGCATCACGCTGGCCCCCGATGAGATCGAGCCGGAAGACGATTAGGAGAACAGCGCCTCGATCTCCGCGCTCTCCGCGAGGCGCTTCCGCCCCGACTCGACCATCCTCGCGCCCGAGTGAGCGAGCCGCGCGATCAGCGCGAGCTGCCGGTCGTTGTTCGCCCGCGCCATGTTGAGCGCGGTCTGAAGGTCGTCAATACCGTCTTCGATGCTCCACCGGGGGCTTTGTTCCCGGAGCCTTCGGTCCAGCGGTAGTAGTTTCATCACCTCACCTCGTAGAGCTTATCGACCTCGGCGCGGTAGCGCTTCGCGTCCTCACGCTGCTCGTCAGCGGACGCCCGAAGGTCCGCGGCGCGCTCGTGATCCCCTTCTGCCTCCGCCTCGACGGCGAGCGCGTCAGCGACGGCTGCGCCCTGCTCGCTATCGTCAGCAGCGGCGGACAGTAGCGCGTCGTCTTCAGAGCGCTGATCTTCCGGCGACAACCCGAACAGCTGCGCTTCGTAGTCGTATCTCTTAGCTGCCGCTTCACCCCAATTCATATCAGCGCCTTCTCCCGCCGCGCGTCGGCGTACAGGCCAGCTGCCCGCCTTGCGAGCTGTCCCGCCTTCCGGAACCCACCTGCCCGTGCTGCCCGAGTTGCCTCAGCCAACACCGCGTCGGCCCTCTGCTCAGTCGTCGTCATTCTCGTGTCTCCGCGTCTCACTCACTCGCTCCACAAGTATAGTACGATGTGGAGACCACGAAATCAAGAGGAAAATCGACTCCCGCTTAGAACGGGAGGGGGTATTCGTCGATCGGAGGTCCGACCCACTGCGGCAGATCCGACGGGAAATCAACCTCGGGCGGCTCGGGGCAGTAGGGGTAATCACCGAAGCCGTAGTCGTCGCTCTTGGCGGGCTCCGGGCGCGGAAACAGCTCGTCGAACGTCGCTCCTGACCAGCTCACCTTGCCGACACCGTCGAAGCTGACCGCGTAGTAGGAGCCCTGCTCGGGATGATCGCCGACCCACTTCCGGGCGAACTTGCTTGCGCCCTTCACAGTCTTGAACTTCCGCCGCTGACAGAAGCGGTCGATGCTTTCGTAGAGCACCGAGATGTCGCGCTTGCTCTTTGCCATGTCCGTTCCTACCCCTGGAAGGGCGAGCCAGCCGGCTTCACCCGAACTATCGGCTTCTCGGCCAGCTTCCCGCACTCCGGGCCGTACTTACCAACCGTCTCGACTTCCCAGTCCTCGTTCAGCGTCACCTTGCCCTCGCCGACGAAGTTGGCAACCTGGTAGGCGTCGAACTGGAGATGGTACGTGCCGCTCTGACCCTTGTCCCTGTTGGCTTCGTACCGGTTCCGGCCGAAGGCGCTGTTCCCGACAACCGACGGCAGCCGCACGAGGTACCAGTAGTTCGTACCGTGATCGGTCGATTTGACGATCGGGTAGCTGCCCGCCTTGACGGCGTGCTTCTTCCACCACGAGGCGGTCTCGTAGTGCTGTGTGTACTCCACGTCCTCAGCCAGATGGAAAGTGCCGACCGGCTTCGGCTCAGGCTTCTTGAACTCAGGCCACATGGTGTCTTCTCCGCTTCGCTTGACTCACTCGCTCCACAAGTATAGTACGATGTGGAGGCCACGAAATCAAGTCTAAAATCGACGAAACCCGTCAATACGGGTCGCCCTCCTCGACGAGGTCAAGCGCCACCTTCATGTACTCGACCGTCCACTCATGCACCGTCGAGCAGCCCTCGAAGTTGTGCCCCGGCTTCAGCTCCGCCCAATAGCCGTCTTCGCCTTCGCTCCACACCTTCACGACACGCGGGTCGGCCGCCACCACGTCAAGACTCTTGACGCCGGTCTCGTTGTCGGGATGGCACTTACGCCTCACGCCGCGCTTCTTCGCCTTGTCAGCGGCGACGCCGCGCTTCTTCTCTGCTGCCGGGCAGACGCGCTCTACCAACTTCCCTGTCTTCGCGGAGCAGGGGAGGCAGTAACGCCGCGTGTCGTTCTTGCGGAGCCGGCCCGGGGCGCGCAGCCCCTTCCCGCACTCCGGGCATTTCCAGAGCCGTGTCATCAGTACCCCATTGCGTCGTTGTAGGCGTCGCAGCCGCCGCCCATGCCCGCCTGCATGGCGATCTCGCGGTTCCAGTCGGACAGGTCGTCCTTCGTCTTCCGGTATCCCGGGTTCCGGCGGTAAGCGACCGGATCACCCACGTTGCTCTTTTCGGCGTCGAGCTTCACGAGTACGAGATACATCGTGCTGCTCCCCTCGGTGGGCGAGAACCCCTTGAAGAACGCCCTCGCGTCCGTCTCGTCCGCCCGGAACGGCTCGGTTCCGGTCCACAGGTCGTCATTGCCCTCGTCCGGGTGGGAACCCCACTCGTCGATCGCCCAGTATCTGTCAAAGTCGCCCATGTGCGCTCCGTGTCTCAGCTCACTCGCTCCACAAGTATAGTACGATGGCGGGGACACGAAGTCAAGACAGAATTGAGAGAAATGCTGTTACTTCGGGGGTACACGGGGAAGTGTGAAGTAGAAGGTCGCACCTTTGTCCACCTGAGCACGAGCCCACACCTCACCACCGTGACGGTGGACGATGCGCTGCACCGTCGCGAGCCCGATGCCCGTGCCGGGGAACTCGGTAATGCCGTGCAGCCGGTGGAAGGGTTTGAACAGACCATCCATCTCCGTATCGTCGAACCCGGCACCGTTGTCCTCAACGAAGAACACGGCGTCCGAGTACCCGATGCGAATCTCGGTCGTCTTCCGCTCTGAGGTGAACTTCCACGCGTTGTTGATGAGGTTCGTGAGGAGCACACGGATCAGAGACGAATCGCCCATCGCCGTCATGCCCGGATGGATGGTGACGGCCGCCTTTCGGCTCGTGTCCTCGGAGTGTAGCGTCTCTACGATCCGCTTCGCCATGTCCGTCACGTCTACCTCAACGCAGCGAATCGCGGCCTGCGTCGTCTTCGACAGCGTCAGAAGACCCCGGATAAGCGCCTCCATATGCAGCGTTGCTTTGCAGATACGCTGCAAGAACACCTTCGCCTGCGGGTCCGCTGTCGCCGTCTGAGCGCATTTTTCCTTCAGGATCGTCGCGAATCCGTTGATGGCCCTGAGCGGAGAGCAGAGGTCGTGCGAGATCGCGTAGCTGAACGATGCAAGTTCTTCATTTGCCGACTGCAGCTCTGCCGTGCGCTCCTTAACACGAAGCTCAAGAAGCTCTGCCGCCCGCGTGATCTCCGTCACGTCCTGAAAGGTGACCGCGAACTGCATCGGTCGCGGGCGGAACGCCACGACGCGAAAGTAGCGGTCGAGCCCCTGAGCGTACTCCTCCAGCTCGACCGGCTCACCGGTGAGCGCGACCTTTCCGTAGGTCGCGATCCATCGGGGCTCTGTGTCGGGGAGGGCGTCGAGAACCGTACGCCCTATGAGGTCGGCCGCACGGAGTCCGGTCTGCTTCTCGAACGCGGGGTTGATCGCGAGGAATCTGTAATCGACGGGCTTGCCAGAACTATCGAGGATGATCTCGTGCAGCGCGAAGCCATCAAGCATGTGCGCAAACAGGAGCGCGTACTCGTCGGGCGGCATGAGCGCCTCATCGCAATCCGTCACAGTAGGGGCAGTGGTAGAAGTAGCGCTCTCTCCACACACCGTGCAAGCACACGCAGTCTTTGACAGCGATCCACAGCTCAGCGATGACCCGGCGACCGCAATGCTCGCAGGCGCGGGTCGTCGTCTTCTTGCTCATACCCGGTAACGTGCGGATCTTCACTCGCCAAGCGATCCCAAAGCCTTTGACAGACCAACGCCGATGGCTGGCGAGATGATCGTCATGCCGGTCGACACGAGCCCGAAGAGCACGCTCGACACAGCAGTGAAGGTAGCACGCGCGCTCGCTGCGGCGATCTGAGCGGCCTCGTTCCGCTCTGCGAACGCGAGGTTTTCCAACGCCATCATGCGCTGAGAGAGCGCCTCGTTCGCCGTCTCGGTGTCGATCTCACCCTTGGCGAGCAGCTCCGCGACGTTCGCTATCCCCTGGACGATGCGCTTGCCGAGGTCGAGCCCGGTCTCGGTCGCCTGCGCAAGCTGCGTCAGCGCTACCTGCGCTTGCGTCTTGATGATCTCGGCAATCGCGTCGGCCACTACCTCCGCTTTGAGTTTCGCCGCCTCGACGGCGTCCTCAAACTTTACTACCTCGATGATCTCGTCGAGCGGCGCACGCGGCGGGATGACGACATTCGGTCCAGCGGTCGTGTCGCCCTCGCCCGGTGCGATGCTGCAGTCCTCGACGGGGAGAGAGCGCATCTCAAGGTCTTCGGAGGGGGCTGCGTCCTCGTGGAAAGCTGTCATTGCGGGGGTTTCTCCGACTTGGCCTCTTCCATTAGGAGCCACGCATCGAGGCGGTCGATCTCCGCGTCATGCAGCACTCGGAACGGTGCGAGCTTGTCCGCTGGGAATGTCGCCTCGATTCGCGCCATCGTCTTCCGCTCGTGGTCAATGGTCTTCCGCACGTTCGCTACCGTCTGCTCGTCGTACTGCTGCACGGTGACGGGGCACGCGCTAAGCACAAGCACCGCAAGCAGAAGCAGTAACGTCATCCCCAAGTTACGCACAATCGCCTCCGTTAGCTCAAGTAGCCGATGAAGTTCTGGGCGTTCCGCCACGTACCACGCTTCGCTGCGAACGTCGCGAAGTACGAGATGTTCCCCCATACGCCGAAATGGTTGTATGTGATGATGTAGGACGAGCTGAGAGAGGCATGGTGCCGCTCGTTCGACTCGGTGAAGTCCGGCGCGCCAACCATCCCGAAGCCGACGCACCGCACGGTCGACTTCGACGTGACGAGCCCGTTGTCCGCAAACCTCATGACGCCATTGATGAAGGTGTTGAAGATGTCGGTTCCGTGCGCGATCACACCTGACTGCCACGTGACGGTGTACAGCTCGACGACGTTCGGATCGTAGTGAACGTGATCGGTCCGGGCGTAGACCGTACCGCTACCGGCCGACGCGCTGCCTGAAGTTGGTGTGATCTGCGCAGGCGTCGAGGCACCGACGTTCGTCACGTGACGATGGTCGGCACGCGCGAAAAGCGCCGAAGCGCCCGCCGAGCCGCCGCTGACATCGCTCTGGAAGGTCGCGCCCGACGTAGCCGGCGGAACCGCATGGTTGTGATCCACGCGCGCGTAGACCGATGCTGCGCCTGCCACACCTGCCGCGCCCACGGAGAGCGACGCGGGAAGCACCGCGCTGACGTTGGCGGGGTGAACATGGTCGGAGCGCACGAGCGCGTCCTGCGTGCCGAGAGCGGCCACACCATCGACCGCAAGGTTAGGAGCTGACGACTCCAGTGCCCCGAGCGGGGTACCAAACCCCGGCATCGGCCGGATGTCTTCCATGTGCCCCGCGGTGTTGATCGCAATGGTCCGATCGAAGGGGACCGTAGAGCCCGTGACTTCTCCCACGTAGAGGTACGCGATCGGCACCGCCCCGGTGTTCGCGGGAAGATCGGGTCGCGTTAGGGCAGCGAAACCGGCCCCAACAGCACCCTCACTTGCGCCCGTACCCGCCGTGACGGTGACGAGGGAGGTCGCGAGGGAGAACCAGATGACGTCGAGTCTGATCCGCCCGGCTGCAGTAGGCGTGATCGCTGCAAGCGTTGCTCCCGCGTACTGCATTATGGACGTGCCATCGGCGTACCACGTACCAGGCGCAGCAACGACCTGCGTGGAGGGCGAGGCCGTCTGATCGATGTGCATACCGTGAGCAGGCTTGTGGAGGCGGAGAAGATCCTCATCTCTCGCGCCGAGGTCATCGATCGGCCTATTGTCAATCGACGCGTAGACAAGGTCTTGCGCCACGTAAGCGCGGACTACCTCCAACCCGTCGGCGCCTTTTATCCCTAAAACCATAACCTACCTCACTTTACGTGTGCCCACGCGATGCGTCGAACTATGCGCCCGATAGTTACCGACGAGACGTCGTAATCGCTTGCAATGACCCGATGAAGCTCATCCGCTGAAGCGCGAGAACGTATCACGCGCACGTCGACCTCACAGAGCTTCGCTGCGGGTCGGTCCGCACCACGCTGCATACGACCCTTCTGTTGTGCGTCTCGCATGTTGTCGGCGGCGGTACCGACGAAGAGGTGCGCAGGGTTGACGCAGCCCTTGTTGTCGCACGTGTGGCAGACGTAACGTCCTTCTGGAATCTCACCGTACACGAGCTGGTACGAGAACCGATGGGCTCCGGTCGGCACCCGGTCGATAGACAGCAGACCGTAGCCGTTATTGAAGCGACCTCCCGTCCACTCCCAGCACTCGTCCGGCTTGCCCTTCTGCACGTGCTTCCAGAAGCGCTCCTCCGCTGGAACCCTGCGCGATGCGTCCGCACACTGCTTTGAGCAGAACGCTCCCATCTCTGACGGTGGCCGATGGAACAGCTCCTTACACTGCGCGCATGTACGCTCGCCGACCTTCCGCCGGCCGAGGTTTGCGCACGGGCGAGAACAGAACCGTCCCTTCCCTCTACGCGCTCGCGTTGCCAGGATGGTGAAGTGCTCCCCGCAGTGCTCACAGACCTTCTCGACACGTTCCCTTGATCTCTTCATGGCTACCTCCGTGAGGAAGGATAGCCACGCGGTAGTCAAAGGTCAAGCGTCAATCGACATCAGAACGTAATCGTCCACCGACCCTCTAAGGCGTACGCCGCGGTCTTCGCGATGGCACCGAATCCGCGGGCGGCGAACATGGTTGTATTGTCCTGCGAAAAAATCGCGGCCTCATCGATATTCGAGCCGTTCAAATCTGACGTACCGATCTGTGCTACAGCAAGCATGGTAACATGCGGGGGGCCTGGGGGTGGTAGGCTCACGATGAACGTCGGCCGCGGAACGGCCCCGCCCGTCAGCTCGTTGATGAGCGCGTTCGTCGTCGGCAGCGGCGACAGGCCCCCATCACCGACGGCGAAGTAGCCGATGTCGGAGACGCCCGCGACCGCCGGGTAGGTGCCGGCGAGCGCGGTGAGCCCAAACAGCTTCGCGAGCGACTGCTTCCCCTCGTTGACGACGAGGTTCTCCCCGACGCTGAGGAGCCGCCCCGGCTTGCCCGGCTCGCGCGCGACGAAGGACAAACACCCCTGGACGAGGATGCGCCCTTCAGCCGCCCGACGCTGCTTCTCGATGATCTCCAGCTCTTCAGGGAAGAAGATGCCCATGCTTACCCCACGATAATGGCTTGACCTGACTGCGCGACGAGGAATGTGAGCGTCACGTGGTTCGTGTCGATGACCGTGACAGTGTCCGGGAGGATCAGCTGGTTCGAGCTATCCCACACCCCGACGAGCGGACTCGCCGTGTTGAGCCCATGCGTGATGGTCCACGTCAGGGCGGGCGCGCTCTCGTTGTGGATGTACTTCCCGAGCCCGCTTGGGGTGATTGCCCCCGCCGTCAGGTCCGAGATTATGACGTACCAGATGCCCTCGATGTAGAACTTGAGCTTGACGTTGAGCGGGTCGCTGCTGTCGACCCACGGCCATCCGCTCTGCGGGTCTGACGGCGCGGAGTCTCCGTAGTGCGTCGTCGCGACTGCATTGAAGTTCCAGCGCACCGGCTGTGAGACAACCGCTGACCCAGCAACCGGTTCCGCGGAGTCGAAGCCTTGCGTCATCAGAAATCCCCCAGTCCTGTCGTGCCCGCCGTGCCGTAGAGCACCTGCACATTCGTTGCGCCGTCCGGTGCGATCGTCGATTGAAACTTGAACTCACCCGCGGGAGGTGCGCCCGGTCCCGTGTAGTCGATGGACGTGCCTCCGCCGACGACGAGCCCGCTGTTGTTCGAGAAGCCTCCGACACCGTCGTCAGACTCCTCGTACGTCGTCCCGGCGACGGTGAAGCGTAGCAGCACCGCATTCGGAAGGCACGGCTGGCTCGCGATGTAGAAACCCGTGAAGGTTGTCGCGATGCCGTTGCCCGGGTACGCGTCCTCGACGTAGTAGATATCAAGGGCGTCGATCGGCCGCACGTCGAGGCAATCCCGCCGAACCGCGCGGTTCGGGAGCAGGATGACCTCGTCGCCCGTCTCTGGCACGAGCGGAAGCGCGGGGCTCACCGTGACCGTGAAGTAGGCGCCGCTATCGACGATGGTCACGACGCCGCTCCACTCCCCCGAGAGCTTCGCGGACGCCGTCTTGAAGACGAGCTTGCAATTGCCGCTACCGATCGTCGCCGGGAGAGTGCCCACGTCCGTGATGGAGAAGATGGTCGTCGAGGCTACGAGGTCCGCCGTAACCGCGCTCTCATAGCTGTCGTAGGGGCTGTAGCCGAGGTAGTCCTTCGTCGGAGAGGTAACGTCGAGCGGGTTGTAAAACGTCCCCGTGCGCGACCACGGGTACACGTAGGGCGCCTGCGGAGTCGGCAAGGCGTCCTGCTCGTACGTGATGATCCACTCTTCTTCGTCCCGGTGCCGACCCGCGAACGGCTGGTCCGGGATGGTCGACATGTTCTCAGTAACGTCGTAGCCGTAGCCGCGATAAGGCACCTCGAACACCGGTTCATAGAACAGGATGCCGAAGATGTTCATCTCTTCGGTCGGTGCCGCGTCCTCGATCCACGCGCTGCGGAGGCTAACGTCGTCGAACAGGACGTGTGCGGGGCGAAGCAACTCCAGCATCGCCTCCAGCCGCTCAGCCAGCTCTTCGGTGACGACGACCGTGTCATCGATCGCCTGAAACGCCGCCGCGACGTACGAGCTGCGCACTCTGTCCACCCACCGGCTTCCGTACGGGTCCGGAAACGGATCGGCGAGGTAGCGGTACGTGACGGTGATCGGCTGCCCCACGAGCGTCGGCGTGTCTGGCAGCACAAAGAAGCCTGCTCCCGTCTCGTAGTCGATGGTGCCAGTGACGTTGCCCGACCAGCTGCCGTTGTTGTCGATGAAGACGCGCGGGGCGTTGGCATCCTGATCGTAGACCGTGACCTTGATGGAGCCACGCATGACGGGGTTGCTGGCAAGGCGTAGCCGGTACGGTCCCGGAGAGGCGATGGTCGTACCGGCCGCTTCGTCCAGGACATACGTGCTCTCGACAAGCGCTATCTGCGGTCCGGGAACGAAGTTCGCGTCCGTCACCCGCTGGTACTGCTCGGTGAGGAAGACATGAAAACCCATCGTCTCGAACATGCGCACGAAGGTGAGCGGTGTGCCCTTCCCCTTGTAGAACTTCACGAGGTTGAAGAGGAAGAGCCGCTGCTCGCTGACGTTCGTGCCGGGTAGCACCGTCCCGAGCTGCGCCGCGATGTACACGAGGTAGGCAGCGGGCACCTCAAAGATGTCGATCAGCCGCGTCAGCCGGTTGATCTCCAGCGCTGAGCGCTCCCATTCAATCTGCTGGCAGCGAGTCGTCGTGTGCAGAATCGGCTCCGGGCCGATCAGCTGATCCCACGAGTAAGGTTCGGTGTCCCACGTCAGCACGGTGTCCCAGAAGTACACCGGAACGTCACCGCGCGGAACGAGATACACGTCCTCGTTGCGGATGACCTGCGGGTAGAAATAGTAGAGATCCGGCAGGACGAAGCGCACATCCGCGTCAGGATCGGAGACGACAGGCGGAGCGACGACAGGCGGAACCGCCGCCATCGTCGCCCAGAAGGACGTAGGCGGAACAGAAGCGGGACCGATCGCGACACCGGGGAGTACCCCCGGCAGTACGGGATGCCCACTGTCATCAACGATGATCGTCATGCGGTGCCTACACGCTGATGAGCTTGATGAGCTTCGTCGAAATGTACGTACCGGCGTCGATGTTGATCTTCAGCTGGTACGCGTTGCCGACCGTCAAGAGATGCGGATCCCAGTCGTACTGGAAGAAGCCGCGCGTGCCGATCGCCCCGAAGTCGCCGGCCGAAAGGGTGTGAACAAGCCCGCCCCCTTCAGCGAAGAACTCGACCTGACACGTCGTCGGCGTCGTCAGGACGATGCCAAGCTCCTCAAGCCCGACCTCGATGTGCAGCTCCGTGCCACGAATCGAGACGATGACGACGAACTCCACGCCACCGCTGATGCCCGCGATGATCGCGTCAAGCTTCGCTGCGACGCTGCCGGCGATCGGCGGAGACGTGAGCGTCGCCGCGTCGAGCTTCGACACCTCCAAGAGAATGGCCGCCGCGTCACCGGAGCCACCACCCTGCAAGAGGTCGTCGATCGCGCGAAGCCGCTGTCCTGCCGAGTCCACGACGTTGTGCAGCACCGCGGTAAGCGCACGATCCCAGATGCTGTGCGCAATGGTGTTGTTCACGACGTCCGGCACCGCGAGCAGGTCGTTCAGCGTCGGGAAGTTGGCGCGCGCAGAGATGTTCGCGCCGAGAGCACGCAGGAGGAGGCCCGCAGTCGACCCGGTGCCGTGTGCGGTGACGATGTTCTCATCCCACACCGCGTCGGCGTCTGTGCTCGGGAGCGTGTGCCCCGGAACGTCGGCGACCGCGAGCAGCGCGTTGAGGTTGCTGTTGTTCGTGCGGGCGGCGATACCGGCGGCGAGCTGACGGACCAGGTAGCCGGCCGACTGCAGCGTGCCGTGCGAGGTGACGATGTTCTCATCCCACACACCCGCCGCAAGCGACAGCTCTGTGACCCGCGCCTCCTGGTTGATCGTCACCGCGCCGCCGGAGTTGTCCGTGAGGTGGACGTTGCCGGCGATGTTGACGACACCGCCCGAGCAGGTCGCGTCAATGGTCAGCTCGACCGACGTACCCTCGACGTGTGCGATGCATCCGGCCGCCATCGACTTGAGGGAGAGCTGCCCCGACCAACGGAGGAACTGCGCCTCACAAGTTGCCGCAAAGGTATGGTCATGGACGGCCGCACCCGTCTCACCACCGTTGCAGTCGGCGAATGTGTGGAACTGCGACGCTGTCGACATCGTCACGTCACGACACGAGCACCGGATTGCAACGATAAGCGGGGTGATGAGCGAGTTCAGATTGCAGTCGTAGCAAGTCGGGAAGGCAAATGGAGCAGAGATCGTACACGTGCCGGTGACCCGGCAATACTGGAAGAACGCCCGGTCGACATCCTGACTGCCGAGGTCCACCGTTGCGTTAGGCCCCATGAACTCCCAGTTCTTGTGCTCACTCACGAGTGTGATCGACGTGCCAGGTTCGAGGTGGTAAGCCCTGACTCCGAGCAGATCAGCTAACGCTCGTGCGTCAGAGACGTTGTCAACCGGGTTCGTCGTCGTACCATGAAAACCAAGATCCCGGCCAGCAACACCGCTAACCGTGTCGATATGGACGGCACCGTCGTACGCAAGAGGCACGAAGCGACGGAAGGCCGAGTCCGATGTGTCAGCAGCCGTCAGCTTACCTACCGGCACCGACTGCACGACAGACTGGTCGAGGCTGAACCGATCGCCGACAGTCGTGCTCGGTGAGGTGAACCGCAGCTTCACCTCACCGTCGGTGTCCTGCTGGTACTCGCTCAGGACGGCGTACGTGAAGGTCTGATCGGCCGCACCATCGATCTCTTTGCCGACATGGCTGTGGCGATCCCACGCGGATGTGGCGTAGTTCCATATCCACATGTCGACAGGCCCCGAGCCTGTCCACTTCGCATCGACGACGACCGCAGAGGCCGCGTTGTACTGCGTGAGCAAGAAGGTCAGCTCAAGGTTCAGACCGAACCCACCAACCGCAACACCAACAGGTGCCATGACCCAATACGAAGCATCGTTGAGCCCGATGTTCGTGACGGTACCGGAGATGGTCGACCCGGTGACAAGGCTGGAGCCCGTCGGGTTGTGCGGTACTTCCGCCGGTGTGCTCTGCGGAAGCATGACATAGGCCGACGTCGTGTCGGGCGTGACGCCCCAAGGCCGGTTTATGATGCAGGTGCGAGTCGCTCCTTCGTAAGCGACGACGACGCGAGCCTGATCCTCACCTGTCCCCGAGCGGATGAAGAGCGTCTGTCCGAGGTAGGCGTTATCCAGCGCCGAGGCTGCCGTGTTGAGCTGCGCCGTGATCGCAGTAGCTGCCGTGAAGAGTCCCTCGTTGACGTGCTCACGACCGGGGAAAGCGAGAACTTGGAAGACCGTCGTCGCGTCGGGATTCGTCCGCCAGTTGCGATCCACGGTCGCCGTCTTCGTCGCTCCGGCGTACTCCAGCACCATCCGGCTCTGTCCGGCGCCTGTGCCGCCCGTGAGCACGACGAGAGAAGGATCGTACTGTCCGTTCACCGCCGACGCGCCAGCGTCGAGCTGGATTTGGTTGTTGCCTGTGCCCGGCCCCTGCGCCGTGTTCTCACGGATGACCGAGGTGCCGATCTCGCGGAGGCGACGACCGGCCGAAGTCGCGACGTCGTGCGTACCAGCGGTGAGAATCTCCTCCCACACGTCGAACTGCACATCGCCTTCGGTCGCGCCGTACTGGAACTCGATGTGAATCTCGCGGGTGAGACTCGCGTGCGAGACCTCAGCGACGTACTTGTCTCCCGTCGTGAACGCGGTCAGCGTCGCATGGCGAAGCGTCCACACGCCGGTGTCGTACGTGCTGTTCTCCGCCTGACGATGCACCATCGCCGAGGTCGCAGTCGTCACCGCGCCGGCTTTGAAAGTGTCATCGTTGAAATCGTAGGTCTCGACGGCGCCAGTCGTCGGCACGACGTGCCACAACCGCAGGCTCGTCGTACCTGCAACGATCTTCGCATCCGCGACATCGTAGAGCGCAGCGCGAAACAGGATGGATGTATCGCCCGAGCGGACGATCGCCATACCTCTCGACTCGGCCATTGTCTACGCTCCTACTCGGTACCTATGTGGACGTCCATATAGTTCACGGAGTTGTTCGCGCCGATGGTTATCCGCACGATGAAGCCTTCGCTGGCAGAGCCTGCTATAGCTGTCGCCAGGTTCCCTCTCTTCCATGCGAAATACTCGCCACTGACGAGGTTCTTTTCCGTCACATGGTCGGTGTTCATGTCGTAGATGACGACTCCGGGAGCGAAAGCCGCAGCGGAGTACAACCAGCCTGCCGCCTTGTGATGCAGCAGCTCGATGTTGAAGCCGCTGTCGTTCGCGCCTGCGAGACCTACGCACTCGATGGACTGAAGGATGAAGTTCGTGTTGATACGGTCGTCGTACTTGCACCAACCATAGTTGAAATCGAAGGCGTAGGCTGTATGACCTGTCGCACCAACGTCGAGAGTGAAGGTAACTAAGCCGAGCCACTTCTTCGCCGTCTCGAAATACTGGTTCAGCGCCGCACCGGTGATGTCGGCGACGATGGTCTCCGAGTCACCAGGAATACGCACACCCGCGTCGGTGAACGACGTTCCGGTGACGGTGACAGTGACGGCCCCCGCGCCACCTGTCGCCGTACCAGCACCACCAGCGACGAGAAAAGCATGAGCAGCGTAGAAGTGATTCGCCGAGCCATATGCTTGTGTCGTCGAACCTTGGTTCAGGTTCGCATCGGTAGCAGGCGCCTCGTAGAACCCCGCGATGTAGTACGATCCCGTGCCTGACGGCGGCGCAAGACTGAAGCTCTTCTCGTGCAGGAAGGTACCACCACCGTCACGCGCGAGAACCTGCTCAGAGTTCTGAAAGACAGTCACCAGCTCGGTCGCGCCTGTGCCGTCGTCCCTCGCCCGAACCTTCGCGAGGTTCGCAGCTCCCGACGGCGTCGAGCCCTCGGGGATATCGTAGGGAAGCTTTCCCGAGGGGCTTGAGCTACCTGGTACGGACTGCATGTCATACCTCAGCTGATGAGCGTACCGTTGACGTACACGGACCCGAGCGCCGCGATCTCCCATTCCTCAATCGCGATGTTCCACAGCGCGACACCGGACGAGGATGAGACCTCGTCAAGCTTGAATCGTAGCGACGCGACTTCATCGCGCGCGGGCGGAACCGTGAAGCGCAGCTCGAAATCACCCGTCTGCAGGTTCACCCAGCTGCTCGTGAGATGCCCACCACCCGAAGCAAGGTTCGCGACCGGCGTGCCTGCGTCGCTCGTCCCGACCTCCGTCAAGCCGCGGTAAGCCTTGATCTCGTCCGCACCTCCAACCATCGGCAGCTTGCCGGAAGACACATGCTGACCGGGCGCTTCGCCGTCGTCGCGGAAGAGCACCGTCGCGCCGTCCCCGGTCGCTACAGGCACGTCGAGCGCAACGTCCTGAATGACAAGCGTCTCCACGCCGAAAAGCGGGTAGAGCGCCGCGTAGACGCTCGCGAGCGGAACGTCAGAGCCTGCCTCGACATTCACCTGCGAGAGAAAGAACGCCTCCAGCGTCGAAATGATGAGAGCGTTCGTCTCCGCAACAGGCACCTTCACATCATAAGTAACGGTCAGGTAAAGCGTTATAGAGACGTTGAACCCCGACAGCACCTCAATTGACGTACCAAGCACACGGCGGAGGTCGAGGTACGTCTTCAGCGAGTCCTTCAGCGCGTCCGACGGCGGAACGAGCAGCCCCACGGAGTCGAAGCTCCACGTGTAGACCTCGATGTTGTTCGTCGGAAGCTGCTCGACCGTCGGCCCGCTCTGTGCGTCCATCGTGACGTCAGAGAGCGCGTCAGGCAGCGCGGTGAAGAGGAAGTAGAGCGCCGCTTCATACGAGAAGGCCAGCAGCGTAGAGCTGTCCGGTGGGTAGTCCGCACCGTTCACGACCGGCAGCGCGAAAGCGAGCACGTCGTTCGCATCGTTCGCCGGTGCCCCGACCTCCAAGCTCGACGTCACACCGTAGGTCGGAGAGGTCAGCCGTACCTTGCCCGACTCGACCGACGCGAGTCCCGCGATGATGCCGTTGATGACGGTCCGCACCTCCGCCGCCGTCGCTGCCGCAAAGCTCACGAAGGCGCCTGACGTGAAGGTGATGGTCGCCGCGCCTGCGCCGTCTACATCCACGCTCAGGAAGACGTTGGCGCCGCCGTTGATCGCGTTGAAATCGTATGTCTCCGCGTTGCCGCTGAGCTTCGTCGCCTGCGAGCCGAAGCGAAGCGACACCACCCCGGTGACATAGTCGACGGTGCCGTTCCCCAGCGCCGACGGACCGTAGATGTTGGCCCCGATCAGCTCCCCCGCACCGTCGTCGTAGGCGACGTAGTCCGTGCCGCCGATGGTGTAGGACAGGATGAGCGAGCCCGGGAAGATCGGTGCGTCGAGCGGTGTCGCCGTCAGGAAGATGATGGTCGTGCCGTCGCCGCTGAACCCCGCCGGGGAGATGCCGCTGAAGTTGATCTGATCGATGCGGAGCCGATTCGCGATGTCGAGGCTCACACCGCTGAGCTGCGCGGAACCCAACCCGAGGTCGATTGCCGTCGCCACCTGTGAGACGCTCGCGACGCGGTAGTAGACGCGGATGCTGCTGGCATCGAGCGGGGAGGCGGGGAGGCGGAAGAACGTCGCCAGCGCAGGCGCCGCCCCGAACGTCCCGAGCAGGACGCCCGTGTGAATGGTCAGCGCGGCGAACGACCTCGCGGGTGTCAACCGCGACTTCGCGCGTGCGATGGTCCCGCCGCCCGGGAGGACGTACCCCGCGCTGAGAGTGTCGTAGTCCTCTTCCGTCGTCACCGTGTCGTTCGTCTTGAGCCAGCGCGGCGCGTTGATGCGGATCTCGTCCGCCGTCTCCCGCTCTGCGCCGCCCGTGCCGGTCTGGTAGTTGTAGACCTTGACGGTGACGGTCGCGAGGCCCGCAGTGCCGGTCAGCGTCGTGTCGATGAAGCCGATGGCGATGTTGCCCTTCAGGCCGCCGCCGACGCGGTAGATGACGCTGAGGTTGTCGGTGCCGGAAGGTGGGATCTTCCCGTTGGCGCCGTCCCCGAACAGGATGGTGACTTCGTCGTTCTCATTGAGAATGACCTGGAAGACCTCGTCCGTTACTGCGGCCGTCACGAGCGAATCGACGCGGGTCCACTGCGTGCCGGCAGCGGTTCCAAAGGGCGCCGCCGGGTCGCCTTCCCAGACCTCCAACCGAAGCGGGTTCGGATCGACATCTTCGTCTCGCACGAGCGGGTCGAGCAGCACCGGTGAACGCGGCAACTGGAAGCGCTGCGACGGAGTACCGTCCGAGCTGACGACGTTGACGTACGTCCGCCCCTCGTACGCGGTGATGCGCTGCGACCACTGGTAGTCCACCGTGATCGTCGTCGCGATGTCTGGCTCTCCGCCGACAGCGAAGACGAGGTCGAACTCACCAGTGTCGTAGTCGAGCGTGCCAGAGCCGCCGAAGGGAAGCGTGATGCTCCCGTCGGAGCCAACATTGATGACGTAGTTCTGCGCCGCGATGGTGAAGTAGACCGTAACGCTACCAAGCGTCAGGTTGTCGTTCGTCGTCTTGAGAGAGAAGACGCGGTCGCTCCCGTTCGCCGTCGTGAGCACCTCGCCGGTGACGGGCTGATCGACGGTGTTCGTGACGCCGGCCGCGACGCTCACGTTCTCCAGAAACTCGTACTCGGTCCCGTTCTTGTCGCTGAGAACGCTGTAGGCCGCGATGACGACCGGGTCAATCTGTGCCAGCTCCAGCGTGCAGCGTGCCGGTACGAGAGCTGGTGACGCCGTGCTGGGCGTGTACCCAAGCTGCTCCGCGAGCCGCACGATGTTCGCGCGCTGCACCGCGGTCGAGAGGTAGCATTCGTTCGCCTGCCGGTCGAGGTAGAAGCCGAGCTGATCCCCTACGTAAGCCGTCAGCTGTAGTATCGCCTCGCCGAGGTTCGAGTTGAGGAAGTCGGACCATGATCCGGGAAAGTAGAGTTGAACATGGCGTTCGAGGGCTGCCTTGATCTCAGCGTAACTTCTGGCTGTGTAATCTATTGGCGGCAGCGTGCTTGACATGAGCTACACCTTCACGCAGAATGGAGTATACCAGAAACGGAGGTACTCGTGGAGAATTGGAAGAACGTCCCTGGATGGGAAGGTGCCTACTCTATTTCCGATCACGGTCGCGTACGCCGCGACGCGCGCGCCAACGGCACGCGACGTGATCTCCTGAAGCTGGAGGATATCAGCGGGTACCGAAGGGTCACACTGTGCTACCAAGGAAAGAAGCGCAAGGCGCTCGTCCACCATCTCGTGATGGAGGCGTTCGTCGGTCCACGACCGGACGGGCGCGAAGTGAACCATCGGGACGGACGGCCGTTCAACAACCATCTCGACAATCTCGAATACTGCACGCGCAAAGAGAACGCGGAGCATGCTGCGAGGATGAGTCCACATCGCAACGTCGGCTCCCACAACGGGAGCGCGAAGCTCACCGCTACCGACGTTCTCGCTGCCCGCGACGCCTTCCGCTCCGGCGCTCAGCTCCCCGAACTCGCCAAGCGCTACGACGTCTCCAAGGATGCCATCCACTGTGCCATCGTCGGCAAGACCTGGAAGCATCTGCCCGGCCCGGTCCCGATGCCGGGCGGTCCCGCCGGCACCCGCTCCGCCGTCGCCAAGCTCACCGACTTCCTCGTCGCAGAGATGCGCGCCTGCCATGCTGACGGTGTACCCGTACGGCAGCTCTCCGAGCGCTACGGTGTCTCCACCGGCACGGTCTACGCGGCCGTCACAGGTCGCACCTGGAAGCATGTCCCTGCCCCTACTTCCGCACAGTGAACGTCGCACGGCGGACGTTCGTGTTCTCGTCAGCCCGGTCGATGTAGTCGATGTAGATGCGCAAGGCGTAATCTCTACGCTCCGCAACCACCCCGACGATGCCGACGAGCGGATCCCACCGCTGTATAGCCTCTACAGTGTACCGCCGAGCCAGCTCCATCGCGCGGGCATCATTCTGCTCGAACAGAAGCTCAGGCAGGCGCGAACCAAACTCGGGCTCTCCGACCCGCTCGCCGGGGTACGTGCCGAGGATCATCATGATGCTCGACCGCCGGAGCGCCGCGCTGTTCCGACGCGGCCAGTAGCCCTCCCGCCCCTTGATGATAGGGAAAGCGCACCCGCGCGACTGCGAACCCCGTACGAACGGCATGTCTGCCCCCTACGGCATCGCCTTCGCCTTGACGATGGTCGAAATGTCCGTGCCTACAACCATTCCAGCAGCTGGTGGACCTGTAGCCGCACCACCAGCACACCCCGCAGGTTTCGCGTGCGTATGCCCATCGAACAGCGTCTTGAACGCCCCAACGACGATTCCGTATGTCTCCGCCGCCGCCCCGGTTCCAAGCTCGATCCCGTCCACCGTCAGCGTGTTAATCTGCACCTTGCCGAGGATACCGTTCGTGAGCACCTGCACGAGACCATTGATGAGCAGCGTCGTCTGCAGGAGCCCGTCGAGCGTGAGCACCTGAAGCACACCGTTCGTCAGTACGACCTGCGAGAGCAGCGCGTTCATGAGCACGGTCTGCAACGGTCCGTTCTGGATGTTGATCGTCTGCGCCGTCTCGTTCATCGTCGCGGATTGCGTCGCGCCGTTCTGAATGTTGATCGTACCTGACGCGCCGTCAAGCGTGATGACCTGTGTTCCGTTCGTAACGGTGACGGACTGTGCTGTTTCGTTCAGGACGATTGTCTGTCCCGACTTGTTCTTGATCGTCGTCGTGCCGGTGTTCCCGTCGAGGATGATCTCACGGTCCCCGTCCTCGTGCGAGAGGCGGATGATCCCGTCAGGCGCGTCGTCGAAGAGCAGGACATGCCCGGCCGGAGTCTTGATGACGCGCTGCTCGTCCGGGTCCGTCACCTCTGCCGGAGGTTCGTCGTTCTTCCACCACCCACCGAGGTAGACCGGGCGATGCGGGTCTCCGTTCTCGAAGGCACACCACAACGTCGACGGCACCGGAGGCACGAAGTAGACCCCGCCGTCGGCGAACCCTGACATCGGGAAGCATGGCTCCGCCCACGGCAGGCGGTCAGACGCCACCGTCTGACTCGGGTCGAGCCCGTCACCGTGAACCTGGACGATACGCACCTGCACACGAGCACGCTTCTCCGGGTCGTCGTTGCGTATGACGTCGCCGCGGAAGAGTCCGAAGCTCGTCTGACTCCCCGGGCCGTCTTCCAGCAGCCGCTTCATGAGAGGTTCCATCAGTCCGCCCCCACAGACTTCACACCGCGTTCCACTTCGCTCTCCGTCTTCGCTGTTCTCTCTCGCACCCAGCCCTTCGGTCCATCTCCTGACGTCACCTTAGCCTTGATCCCGCCGACGTTGGTTGAGCCCCTCTGCAGGTTCAGCTGCGTGCGGTAGACGCCCGGCGTGATCGAATGGGTTATCTGCATGACGGTGTAGAGCCCGGTGCTGTGATGGTAGTCGCCCTCGCGGAACAGATCCTGCGCCGCCTGAAGCGCATGCGCCCCCTTGGAGACGATGACCAGCACGTTGCGTATAGGACGAATGAACGGGTCGCCGACGATGTCCGCCGTCGCCGGGTACGTCGCCAAGTCGGCCCGACGCCTCCGGGACCGAATGTATGCGTCTATGAGCTGCTGCTCCCGGGATGCGAGCGCGACGATGCGTGACGGAGCGCCGATCTCGTCGTCGCGCGGGAAGTAGTTCCCATGTGCCGGATCGTCGTCAGTTGAGGCAGAAGACGACTTCGGCGTTGCCGTCAGCGTAGATGAGTCCGTCGCTACGCTGTCCACCTGCCCGCCCCCAATCCCGCGAATGAGGAGTCCGCTGTATTTCGGGCGGAAGTTCAGCATCTCTCCCTGACGATCACGAGAGAACACGTAGACGCGTTGCGGCTTGGCTGTCGGCTTCACCGCGTCTATGACCAGATGCCAAGCACCGTCCTTGTACTCCATGTAGTAGGTCAAGAACAGCTCGTCTGTTGACGCATATGCGAGAAGATCCCTGATGTAGCGGATCGGCGTGCGGCCGTGCGCCTTGTTGAGAGCGTCGGTCATCGTTGTCGTCGTGGGTGCGCGCACCTCGACGACAAGCTTCTTGCCGGCCGTTGCCCCCTTTGCTGCGTTCACGATGTCAGAGATGCCAGCAGTAATGCTGTCGGTAGACTTCAGCCCGATTTGCGTCGCTTGCGAACCCAGCAGCGCCGAGTCGTCCATTGCGGTGATGGTGAGCGCCGCCGCCGTAAAGGTCGCGTTACCAATGAACTCGCCTTCCCAGTTCGTGACCCGCATCGGAGCCAGCTCAGACGCCATCTCTGTGCCGTCGCTGAACCGCCAACCGTAGCGGAACCACACTACAGGCATACCTGCAGCTTGAAGGAAATGAGTTTCCAAACCGTCGAATGACGGGTCAATAACACGCATGGAAATCGTGCTGCCAGCGCCGCCCGTCACCGTCGTGTATGAGAAGTCCACTACCGCCACGGCGAGCTTGTTCGGCGTGTTCTGCGCGAACGCCTCTTCGGCAGTGTTCACGACCGTGATCGGTACACGCTTCCGGTCGCCTGTCTCTGCGTGCAGCTCCACGAAGGGATAGCGCAGGTTTCCAACGTCGATTGTACGATCGGTCATGTGCGCTTTGCCGAGTTGAGCCCCGCAATGACATCCTCAACATGCGGACAGATGACAGTCATGCCTGCACGGAGATCGATGAGAGGGAAGAAGAGGTTGTTGCGGATGCAGATCGCCCACCACAGCGTGGAGTCCTTGTAGAGCCGATACGCGAGCAGGTCCGGTCGCCCCGCCTCGTCCGCCTCCACCTTCCAGAGAGTTGGCTGTCGCGTCTCGAACACCGTCGGAGGCTCCCACGTACCGTAAAAAGTACGAGAGCGTGTTTCGGTAGTGCTTCCCGATGAAACGTCGTAGCGCTCCAAAAAGAGCGGAGTCGAGCGGTGCCGCGACCTCGGTGAGACGCGGACCGTCGTAGCGTCCGATGTTGCCATGCACTACCCCTGACTGTACCGTGCCAGTGCCAAAATGTCCTTGTTCGGGCGCGACGCGGCATAGATGGACTGGTTGAGATTAGACTCAGGGTAATGAATGCCCCGCCTGACGTTGCTGTAACCAACCGGGCCGCGGTTGATCTCCTGAAACGACACAGCAGCGTCGATGCGCTGACATAGCAGCGTCACGGGATGCCAGGGGCCTTGCAGCGTAAGGGTTACACTCTTGAGGACGCCACGACGCCGGAAGTTCTGCCCGTACTCCAGCCAGACGATCGGCGGCGGGAATGGCTTTCCAGAGTTGTCATACTGTGGGTGCGTGAGCGCCAGCAGCCACTCTGCCTTCGTCAGCACCTCGTCGATAACGACTGCAGACAGATCGCTGAGCGGCTGCGTGTTGTCGTAGGGGTAGCCGTCCTGCCCCACCATCGGGACGGCAAGAGGGAAGTTCTGCAGAGCATCGAGTACACCCTGCCCCACGTCTTCTGCCGCCGTTGTCTCAAACGATCCGGGCGGGCTGACCTGTTTCTTCTTCGGTGTATTCTCACCTGTAGCGACGAACTTGACCGTGAAGTCGATGGTCGTCGCCGCGCAGCTCGACCATCCGACGAGCGGCTCAGACCAGCCCGGAATGACCTCGTCCGCGTAGTTCACCGACTTGGCGATGCTCATCGTCTCCGGTAGCTCGGGGAACGCGAGAAACAGACGCGCGTCGTACTTGTTCCTCGCGATGAGCGACTCCGGCTCAAGGCTGATACGGAACCGAGTACGGTCGAGGTGCTTCACGCTACGGTCCCCCGAGTACAGCTGTAGTTTCGTCGTGCCGCACGCGAGCACGATCGACCGCATTCGCCTCATTGAGCGCTGCCGTCAACCGATCCATAGCGCTCGTGACTTCTTTCGCTCGCGCCTTGGACTCGTACGCGTGAAGCATCGTGCTTTCGGTACCCCGCTTGTAAGCGGCAGGGTTGTACGAAGGGAAAGCTTCGAGAGGTGTCTCCTCAAAACCACCAGCGAACTGCGACGTCATTTCGTTCGTTCCCGTCATGAACGGGTCGCCCGCCGTAAGCACCGTATCCCGTCGCACGTCCGCGAACGCGTCGGTCACCATCTTGTCGGAGGGGCCACCCCACCGCCCCTGCATCTGTTCCATGAGCGCGTCGATCACCTGAACCTCACCAGCGATACCCGATTTCCACTGCTTCGCCTGCGTAGCCTTGCGCGTAGTCTCAGCGTCCGCTTTGTCTGATCCCTTGAACCAGGCCGCAAGCTTGAGAATACCAGAGAGCGCAGTCTCAACGAGCTTGAACGTACCCTCGATCGCAGGCAGAAGAGGTCCAGTCACGATGTCGAACAGGAGGCCCTTGATGCGACCAATAGAGTCGTCCACCTTCTGCCACGGGCCTTTCATGCCTTCGAGCGCCTGCTGTACCTGCTCAGGTGTCATACCCTGCGTGTCTACGAGCGCCTTCTTGTACTTCTGAAGGGCACTCGTACCCTCGTTGATGCCCGCGTTGATCTTCCTCCAACCCTCCAGCGCCTGACGCGCAAAGCCCTCCATTCCAGCTCCGCGCGCTATTTCACCGAAGACAAGCTCCTTACCTGCCTTATCAGCTTCATCCAACCGCAGGAACACCGGCTCAAGAGCCTTCTGCAAGTCAAACGCGTGTTTTTCAAGAACCTCCAAGCCAGTGAGCCCACCGGACTTCGTCAACATAGCAATAGCAGCAGCGCCAAGCGCTTCACTCTCCTCCTTCCCGCCGAGTTGCTTACCCGCGTGAGTGAGCGCGATGTACTGCTCGAACAGCTTTCTCCGCTTGTCTGCTCCGAACTGCTTCGTCTGGCCGATGAACTCGGTAGCTGACTGGCGAGCCGCCTCGTCAGTCATCATCGACATGCCCGAGTACCGGATGATCGCAAGCTCAGTTGCTCTCGCCTGATCCTCAGACATCTCCAGCGACTGCCGCAGCGCAAGGCCGAAGTCGACGATGGTCTTCTGTGACGATCCGGTGGCTTTCTCCAGCTCCGCGAAGTGCCCCGCCATCTTTGCCATCTCTTTGGAGGAGCGCGCTGCACCTGTAGCAACGAACGTGAAGATGCTCGCGAGCTTGCTGACGCTGGTGCCATAGCGCATGGACACGTCGAGCAAGTCCTGCTGCGTCTCGAACATCTCCTCGCGTGTCATGCCAACGGAGCGACGGAACTTGTCGGTTTCGTTGTGGAACGCCATCCACTCGCGCGTCATCGCGACGGCTACCATGCCAAGCCCGACGATCGGTGAACGAAGGCCAGTTAGCGCCTTGCCCAGCCCCGGGATCGTCTCCTCTGCGAGCGCTTTGGCGCCGATATCACCAAACCACGCCCCGATGAGGCCGCCCGTCGACTTCCCTTTTTTCTTCTTGCCGCCACCCGAGCCTTTGGCCGGGGCGTCACCTCCAGCTGCTTTCGCGAAGTCCTCGGTCAGCTTCGCGGCAAGGCCCGCCAGCCCGTTCATCGCCTTCTGGACCTGCTGAATCCCTTTGCGGAACTCTTCGATGTCCGCACCGATGACGAAGTTGAAGCCGCCGACTTCAGCACCCATTATCGGCCCTTTCGCTGGTGCTTTATCTGCTCGTCACGCTTACGAGCGCGCTCAATTTTCGCCTGACAGATCCGGCGTCGTCGTGACGACGACATGAGCATGACCTCGGTGAAGCTGTAACCTTCGCCTACGAGAAAATCAGTCTCCGCCATGAGCGAGCTTAGCAGCTGCGATCTCTGCTCTGATGTCATCTGCTGAAGGACGAAAGAACTCCGCCGACATCGGCACGCCCCACTCGTCCACATGGTTGCAGCGGGGGCACGTGCTGGTCATCTCGGGAACGAGTCCCGTCTCGTGCTCTTCAATCACCATGTCCATGACCTGCAGATCGAGCATCCGTAAGCCTGCCACGAACTGCATACGCTCCTGAAACGGCTCATCCTTCCCGTCGATGGCAACGATGCGGCGCGCGTGACGGAAACGCGTCGCCGGAGAACCTGTCTCTGTCACCTCCCGCAGCTTCCGCTCCGCGTAGTTGTTCATGGCCGCTTCGTCCCTGACGCGCAGAAATTGCAACGTGACGGTCTGCTTCGCACGCGGAAGAAACGCCTCGAACGGCTCTATCACCGGTTCGTCGGAGAGATCCTTGATGGGGAGGTCAGTGCCGAGGTCGACGCTGATCTTGTGCGCGAACCCGCACGACGAGCAATTCCGCTCGATGGTGTAGTGCGACGTGAGACTGACACGTCGAAGCTGAAACAGCAGATAGAAGTGATCCGTGACAAGAAGGTCGTCGTATGCCAACCCGCCTTCGCCCAGCTTGATGTTGCCAGTCATGAGCTGCTGGATGAGCAGACTTGCCTTCCCGCTCGTGTGTCGCGCAATGGCCTCCTCCTGCGCAGTCGTCCACGGGGTGATATGCACCTCGCCCATCGGACACTTGTCGCCGTAGTAGAACCCACGAGACGGTAGCGTGACGGGCATCCACTCCCGCAGCACGTCCGCTTGCATAGCCTGGAGCTGCTCAAGCACTGTCCTCTCCTCCTGTGCGAAAGCCTACCGCATCCCCTGCCACAGGCGCGGTAGGCTCATTGTCCAACCGTAGATCAGATCGGGAGCTGCGACATCCCCTGATTGATGCCCGCCGGAATGGCGATGGCGAAGCCCGGCATAACCCGGTCGATGCTCAGAGTGAGCGAGAGCGTCACCTTGTCGGATGACGTCATGTCAAGCGTGCCGTAGTCGACATCCTTCGGCCACACGCCGAAGAGCTTCCAGACACGTGCACTCGACAAGTCGGGTGCAAACATGATGAGGTCGGCGGACTTCTTGTAGTCGCGTGCGAGACCGACGGAGCCCGTCTCGGGGTTGTAGACAAGCCTCCTCCACTTCGCGACCGCCTGCGCCGTTTTGGAGTCGACAAAGTCCTTCAGGACGAGGGTGATGTCCTCGAACGACACCTTACCCGCGACCTTCCGCACCTCGTTACCGTGGTGCAACTCGATGGTCTCGTTCGACTCCTTCGGGGCGCCGAACGACTCCAACGACTGCATGATGAGGATCTGATCCCCAACATCGTCGAGGCCGATCTCCAGCACCCACGAGAACGTGCGCTGCGGCTCGAAGAAGCCGAGCGCCGGGGCGAGGTGCTGAGCATTGATGAGCGTCATTGCTGCCTCCTTCTATCGTCTGCCCCCGGACAGGAGGCGCTTCATCATCCCGTCAACCGATACCGTAGTGCTTGCGGAGCTGGCGAAGGGTTGGTCGAGTACAACCAAGTATCGCCGCAGCGCTGTCGAGGTTCCGACTCTCACTGATAATCACCTCGACGTGCCCCTTCGTCCATCCCTTCCGTGCCCAACGTCGGAACTTCGCAGCTGAGATGGCTGCTCCCTTCCGCTCCTGAACGCCCGGAGCGTTCAGACCCGCTGTCGCGTTCGCGACGCGGGCGGCGCGTTGCTCCGGGGGCATCTCGTTCCACGAGTGTTTGAGCCCCGCCCGTTGCCGCTGACGCGCGCTCTCGTCGTTCTTCATCGTTGCGACGCCGAGCGCGCTGATGCGCTTGAGATGAGCGCGCCCTTCGTCTGTCTTCGCTCGTTCTTGCGCGCGCAAAGACAACGCTTGCCGCTGCCCAAGATCCTGATACCGCTTCTTGGCAGCAAACGACATATTCGCACGAATTTCGCGCGTCCACGGGCACGTTGCTGCGAACCAAAGCTTGTTGAAGAGTGCGTTCCCCTTCGTATGCAAGAACATGATCCAACGTTGCTCCGCATCCCGCCCGTCTTCGGCAGACACACGCTCCAAGGACAAAATGTGCGGCGACTGCGTTAGACCTCTGAGCCATTGACTTTTTCGGCTGTCGTACCCGCGGTGTGTTGTACAGCGAGCCTCGCTTAGGTGTTGATACAGGCGCTGACGCGGATCGGATGTGACTCCAACATAGTGAATCCCTGCTCGCTCCGGCGTCTCCGACAGACCATACACTACGACCATCTCGATCATACCTTCCTCCCTTCAAGCAATAGGGAGAGTATAGCATCGAGACAGTCATATAACGCACATCTTGCGTAACCCTAAGCCTGCGCGTACTCTGTGAAATCCGCTCCTGAAGGCAAAAGATTGAACTCGGCGATTACCTTCTCTGCGCTTTTGGTTGGCGTGAGAAATATCTTGCCCAGGAAGGTGTTCTGATTGATGAGCACATCCGTGTTCGTCGAGCTGTCCGCGATCACGCGGAAGTCTTCGAGACCACGTCTCGCCGCGATGTCATCGAAGACGGGCTGCACGAGGTTGATGAAGCGCCGCCACATCGTCGGGTCGTTCGGCTCGAACGTCAGGAAGAGCACCGTCGTCGCGACGATCTTCTCCGCGTAGAGCATGAGCCGGCGGACGTTGACGCGGTCGAGCGCCGTCGGCGCTTTCTGCATCGTCTTCTGCCCCATGATGACGATGCCCGCTCCGCTGATGAGCGCGATCGGGTTGACGTTGTTCCCCTGCATCTGCATGAGGTCACGCTCGCCCTGCGTCGGCGAGGAAGCCAGCGCGATGACGGCGCTCGTCTGTGAGCGGTTCGGCCCGGCCGGCGCCCACCACGGATCCGCGACGTTGTCGGTGTAGCCGACGGTGCGCAGCACGGTCGCCGACGGTGGTAGCGTGATGTTCGCGTCGTTGAAGGCGTCGAACGCGGTGAAGTAGTCGTGCCACAGCCCACCGTACGAGCTGTTGAAGTACGTCGTGTTCGCGCCAGCCTCGCTCCGGCCCTCCTGATCGACCACGTAGGCGCCGCCCGCGTTGCCGTTGTGCCAGTCGACCACCTCCGCGGGCGTGAGGCTCTGCGGCGGGTCCGCGATGTAGAAGCAGTCCGCGCGCTCTGCGCACATGCTGAGCCCCTCAGCGATGACCGCGGGGTAGGCGATTCCCGGCGTCGCGAGCAGCGTGATGTAGATCAGCTCGGGGTCGCCGAACACCTGCATGCCGGTGCGAGTCTGGCCGATGACGGTGCCGATGACGGTGCCGGTCGTCCAGTTGTCACCGTCGTCACCTGCGGAGAGCGTGTTCGTGCCGTCCGTCGGGTCTTCGGCCGCCGCGTTGAGGTCCGCCGCAACGATGTACTCCGACGCGGGAAAGGCGCCGTCCGTCGAACCGGCGTTGAGCGTCGTGATCATCTCGTAGTACGTGACGCCTGACGGAGCCGGGTCCGTACCCTTGTACAGAGCGTCGTACGTCTCGACGACCGCGTCCCGGTACATGACGACGATCTTCTTGAGGCTCGCGTGAACCGTCGAGGTCGAGATGACGACGTCGATCTCGCTGGAATGAGAGCCTTCCGACGACGCCGTGAAGCTGATGGTGTTCTGCGACAGCGCTGCCGCGAGGCCCGTGTAGGTGATTCCTGTCGGCACGGAGATGAGAGGAGCTGCTCCGATCGCCGTCGAGGTCGCGCTGATGCCGATGTCCGCCGCTATGCCGACGGCAACGGTACAGAAGGTCGGCGCGCCGTTGACGCTGAGGCTGACCGAAATCGTCGCGATGGCAAGCTCGACGATCGTCTTGATCTCTGCGCCCGTCACCGCGTCGATGCTGACGACGTTGCCGGTACCCTGCACAGGCGTCGTCGAGAAGTTGAGGCCGTTGACAACGTCGTTCGCCGTACCGCCGGTGATCTCGACGTAGCTGCCGGTACCGCGTGTGTCGCTCGCAATCTTCACCGAGGTCGCGGAGACCGTCGCCTGGATACCGAAAATCTGGGCGTTCAGGAGGGTTATGACCTCCAGCGCTGTCACCGCGGCGAAGTTCGAGACGTCACCGGACGCGATCGTACAGGTCTGCGTCGGCCCCTGATCGACGCTAATGGTCAGCGTGACCGGAGCAGCAGCTGCAATGGCGGTCAGGTTGTACGTCTCCGCGCTACCCGACGTGATGTTCGCTGCCGTCGCCGTGAAGGTCGCGGTGCCGGTGACGCTGTCCGTGAAGACGATCGTCGCGTTCGGCTCCAAGTTGTAGTATTCGTTATTCGCAGCTTGTGGTGTGCATCCCGAGGTCGCCCCGGAGCCGTCGTCCGCGACAGTGATGACACCCTTCGCGGCGCTCGCACCGGCGATCCGGCAGTAGTACATGAGCCTGCACTCCTTCAGCGCTTCGAGCGCCGTGTGCATGCCCATGTCCTTCGTGCGCGGGACGCCGAAGATGTCGGTCATCTGCGCCTCGGTCGTCACGAGGGTCGCAGTGTTGAGAGGCCCCTTCGTCGCGGTACCGACGAGTCCCATGACCGTCGGAGCAATCGCGGGGGCGTACAGGGAGTTATCACGCTCCTGAATGTAGACACCAGCAGAGATGTAGACTGCCACGCTCCCGCTCCTCCCTATCTATGGGCCGACCCTCGTCAGCGCTCCGTCTGAAAAGCTCAGCGTCAGAAGAATCCGCGTCTGCGGGTCGCTCACGACACTCGGCGTCTCTACCGTCGTCTCCATGACGACGACCTCGCTTGCAGGCCCTAAGATCCCTGCCACGTCCTCAGGGACCGCGTACACGAAGTAGGTCGTGGACGCCTCAAGACCTGTGATAGCCAGCGCCTCATGCGCGTCCGACGTACCCCACAGTGTACCCGATTCCCCTGGTAGCCCGTAGTACACCCGACTCAGGACATACTCCGCGTCTCCGACGGGCGGGATGTGTGTCACCGTGACGCTCGACTCGTCCTGCGTCGAAGCGAGCAGCTGCGGGGGTACGGTCGGGGCTGCCATGTGTCACCTTACGGCTCGTCGATGCTTTCGAGCACCGAATAGTCCTCGTTGAAGTGGTAGTGATCGATGTCGCAGTACCAGTCCACCAGCTCGTCGTAGTTGCCTTCAATGAATACGGCGTGAGCGTTCTTGATCGTCTTTTGCAGGATGGGCATGCGGAAGATCCAGCCCTTCATCGTCACCGTGAGCGCATGCCGAAGACGTCGCTCCTGATCCCCGGGCTCCAAGTCGCTGATGTTGTCGTCCCGCTCGATGAGCAGCGGGATGAGCTTCTCTCCGTACGGCGCGGGGAAGACAACCCGGAGGTATGCCTCTGTCGGGTGCGTAGACCACTGCATGAGGAGGGCAGTGCGGAGGTACCGCATATCCTGCATCTCCTTCGTCCACATTTCGATCTGGTACGTGATGTCGACCGGCATCGGCCACGGGAGGAAGAGCACGCCATCCTCGTTCGGTGGTGTGCCGTGGTAGATGGTGTTCGTTTCGCTCGCAGCGCCAGGTCCGAGACGCCGCACGTTCCCGAAGACGAATCGCGAAGGATCGACCGCGAGTCCCTGGTTGAGGAGCGCGATCATCGGCAACGGCACCTGCTGCTTGTCGCCAAGCCGCTTGTCGCCATGCATCTCCTTCACGGAGCTGAAGTAGCGTGATTTCCACCCCGCGACTACGGTCGGCTTCTGCCCGCGGAAGCGCAGGCTCTGCAGCCACTCCAGCATCGCCTTGTCCATGATCCGCAGGCACGTCTCCGGTGCGATGTCGGAGTATGCCGGCGCGTGCTCCGAGAGCCCCGCGAAGCTCTCGTTCTTCGTTGGACCTTGCGGGATGTTCGGCATGCTCTGCCCCTACAGCGACTGAATGCTGACGCTGCGCCACCAAATCTGCGAGTTCGTGAAGCCTGTGCGCATACCAACCTGCCCCGGACCGGCGATGTCCGTGTCGGTAACGGTCAGGTTGTGCGTGTCCGGGGTAGTCAAGTTCTCGAAATCGGCAGTGAGGTCGCCACCCACGACCTGAAACGTGATCTTGATGACCTCTCCTGCGTTGTGCGGAAAGAGATCAGCAGGGTTCGCTCCACCAGCAATAGTCGTCGACACACCTGCGAGCGTTTTGGTGATGCGCGCACGACCGCCGGTGATGCGAGCCCAGTAGTAATTCGCATCGGGTGAGCTGAAGCCTGTCATACGAAGGATGACGCCACACTCAAGCGTCGCGTTCGGAGCCTTCAGCTCGACGATGATCTTCTGATCCTTGAGCGTCGAGTTGGGGGCGACGGTCGGCAACACCGCTACCGCCGAGTCAGCGACCGCACCGTTGCCGAGCCCCTCCACCGCGTCGAACGCCCATGCGGTCGTCATGTCGAGCAAACCGAAGATGTCCGTGAAGGTCTGATCGGTGACGAGGTTCTTCGACCACGAGTACGTCGCGGGCGTAGCGCCACCACCGCCGGCTGCGATGACTTGCTTCAAGGGAGGCATGCGATCTCCTTAGAGCTGCCAAGTCGAATCGGCCATATAGGAAGTAGCTGTCGTCCTCGTCCCCTGTGTGGAGATACCCAATCTGGGCGCGGTCAGCGTTGGCTGTCGTGGTGCACCCGACACGAGTACCATCATATGTGATGTTCCCGGATCCGGCCTCCTGAATCGTCCAACCCTTGCCGGTCAGAGCACCGTCGTTGGCCTCATCGCCATCGATGGTGTGCTTCTCGACCAGCGTCTCCCCGTAGATCCAATCAGGGAGCCAAATAGAATCGGCTGTTTGATACCGCCACTTCATCCCCATGAACATGACAGCCTGCCCATCCAGGGGAGACGCCGGCATGTCATCCCACGAGGTGACTTCCTCAACGCCGAGGCTGGGGTAGGTCGTGTTGGCTGCCATGTTAGTCCCTCACCCACAGCGACACATTACGCATCGTGATCTCGTTCGTACTGCTGATGAGCTGGACGAGGTTGCAGTAATTCGAGCTACCACCCGTCATCTCACTCTTAGTCTGGAATCCCGCAAAGACCCCATTGAGCCAGAACATCATTGCAGCGTCAGGTAGGGACCGGTCATCGTTGTTGCCTATGTAGAAGATTTCCAACAGACCTTCAGCAGCATACAGCGTTGCGATGCCGCTGTTGACAGCGGTCTGTGTCCCGGCGTGTGCCGTACCCGTCATCGGGAATGGGTAGAGGTTCCCGCCGTGCAATGCGAAGGCCGCCTTCGACGCCTCATGCGAACCGTCGCTCGCAATGAAGTAGATGTCTTCCTTGCCGCCGATCTGAATGACTCTAATCAGACCACGGAAGTAGGCTGAGAAGCCATTGGATGGAGCAGTGTTTGCCTCGATAGCAATACCGTCCGAGCCGCCGGTATTGGTAAGGTGCAGCTTGCCGCTATCGTTGTAGCCAATGGTAGGCGTACCAGCGTAAGCGTTGACGCTGGTCCCGTTTGCAAGCAGAGCGGCAGCGTCCACCTCTGTCCCCACCACTTGCGCTGTCTGCACCCAATCAGAGAAGCGCCCGTGGACTACAGCAGGTACGAACTCCCCAAGCGAGGCGTCGTAGATCCGCAGGTAGGGACGTGTGCCGAACTCCCTGATAACAGCCATGTCCCCATCCACCGCCCCCACAAGAGGACGGTCAGCCCAGAGGTACTCCTGAACCCCAGCAATGACGGCGGTGTTGAAGGCCATTAGTACCTCGCGACGACGAGATTGCGAACAGACAGCGAACCGGCGGCATTGCCGGTGCAGTCACCGATATACCAGCGCTGCACCGCAGTTCCAGACATCCCTGTACCGGCATAGAAGGACGTGGGTGACGGGAGACACGCGGCACCTTCCACCCAAGCACTTTGGGCGATTCCACTACCAGCATGAGGGCGCCAATATGCGAGGAAAAAACGCTCGGTAGCGAAGAAGGTGGCAAGAGCATTGACTTGTCCAAAGGTACTACCTGAACCCGCGAAGGAGTTGTATGCATTCGCGGGATCGTAGCGGAACATGAAGGTTCTGTCTTCCGTCCCGTCCTGATTTGCAAGAACACAAGCGGATTGCTTGACACTGCCGGTGTAGCTGTGAGAATTTACACGACCGTAGGCGATGTAATGGCTTGCTTGATTCCCACCGTGAGGGAAGAGCGCATTGCAAAAGTTCGCATTCGCGCCGCTACTATCGAACTTGACTCGCGTCCCGTCATAGGACGTAGCACCAGCGCCTGCCTTAGTAATGGCCCAACCATTCGTCACGAGGGCCGCGTCGTTCGCCTCATCCCCAACAATCTGTCCGACGTCGAGTAGAGTCTCTCCGTAGACCCAAGCAGGCACCCATATTGAAGCGGTACCGTCGTACTGCCATTTCATCCCCATGAACATGACAGCCTGCCCATCGAGAGGGCTGACGGGCATGTCGTCCCACGAGGTGACCTCTTCCACGACAAGCGATGGGTAGGTCGTGTTGGCTGCCATTAGTACCTCGCGACGACGAGATTGCGAACGGACAACGAACCACCAGCATTACCGGTCCAGTCACCGATATACCAGCGTTGCGAAGCAGATGCAGGCATCGCCGTTCCGGCGTAGAAGGACGTAGGCGATGGGATGCATGCAGCACCTTCCACCCAAGCGCTTTGAGCGATACCGCTCCCAGCATGAGGGTGCCAGTACACAAGAAAAAACCTCTCGGTAGCGAAAGAAGCAAGGTCATTGACTTGCCCGTAGATGCCACCGAAACCACCAAAGGCGTTGTACGTATGCGCGGGATCGTAGCGGAACATGAAGGCTCTGTCTTCCGTCCCGTCCTGATTTGTGAGGACACAAGCGGCCTGCGCACCACCGCTGGTGTAGCTATGAGCAGTCACACGTCCATAGGCGATGTAATGACTTGCTTGATTCCCACCGTGAACAAAGTTTGCACTCGCGAAGTTCGCATTTATACTGCCACCATCGAGCTTGACCCGTGTCCCGTCATAGTACGTAGCGCCACTCCCGGACTTGGTGACGCCCCAGCCATTCGCCACGAGGGCTGCATCGTTCGACTCATCCCCAACAATCTGTCCGACGTCGAGTAGAGTCTCTCCGTAGACCCATGCCGGGAGCCAGAGCCCGTCTGTAGTGCTGTACCGCCATTTCATCCCCATGAACATGACAGCCTGACCATCCAGGGGGCTGGAGGGCATGTCGTCCCAGGAAGTAACTTCCTCAACACCGAGCGATGGGTACGTTGTGTTGGCGGCCATCAATACCTCGCGAATACTACGTCACGAACGTGAACGTCACTACCGGCTCCGCTACTCAAAACACCAATACCGAGCCGCTTTGAGGCCGTGCCCGTAAAGGTCGTTCCCGTGTAAGCGTAGTTTGGAGCAGGCAGCCATGCTCCGCCTTGCACCCACGCATAGCTTGCTTTTTCTCCGGTCGTCTTTCTCCAGAAGATCAGCACGAACCGCTCAGTCGTGAAATCAATTGATACGTCCGCCTCCCCCTTCTTTGCCATGTTGCCAATGAACCCAGCATAGTCGGTGGCAGACGTGTAGAGAAAACTGAATTGTCTGGAGTGCGTGCCATCGTCAAGACCAGCTATACATCCGGCCCAGTAGGGAGTACCCCTCCAGTTGTCAGCTCGCACCCGACCATAGAAGAAGTACTTATCGTCCTGGTCGCCCGTATGAGTAAATGCTACGTTGCTGATGTCGGCATCTGCGGAATCGCCCTTGAACCTCACCCGCACGCCGTCATACGTGACGGTGCCACCGGCTGCCTTGTTGACAGTCCAGCCCTTCGCGACAAGTGCAGCGTCGTTAGCTTCGTCGCCATCAACCAACAGCTTGTCTAATATGGTCTCCCCGTAGACCCAAGCAGGAACCCATATTGAAGCGGTACCGTCGTACCGCCACTTCAATCCCATGAACATGACCTTGTCGCCGTCCGAGGCGGGACGAGCAAGCACGTCATCCCACGAGGTGTACTCCTCGACGCCAGCGATGACAGCAGTGTTGAAGGCCACGTCAGCTCCTACGGCACGGGGTCGAGGTTGACGTCGATGACGCGCAGCAGGCCCGGGTGAGCAGCAGCACCGGGGGCGATCCGGGTCAGCACGATGACGAGGTTCTCACCGTCGGCGGCGACCGTCACCACGAAAGTCTCGTGCTGGTGCATGTCGGTGTCGTTGCCGGGCGAGAACTCGGACGTCGCCGGAGTTGCCGCGCCGAGAGCAGCATCCGGGTCGTCACCGTCGTCGGTCACGAGGTAGTCGCACTGCAGCTTGACCGCGTTGGCGGAGGCAGACGCCATCGCGTAGTTGATGCTGACCGTGTAGTCACCGGCCGTCAGCACGCGCTTCTGCATGCGAAGCGTGTCGGCCACGTCCATCGGCGTGTACGTCTGCCCGGACGTGCCGTAGGTCTGAAGCGCTTTCGATCCCGTGATGACCCACACGTTTGTGTCCTCCGCAGCTGTCGATGGCGTGGTACCACCACCACTACCACCAACGACTACTGATCCTGCAGGCGGCATGTTGTCCCCTCAACAGACGTCGATAGTCACGAGCAACACGAGAAGAACCATCAGACCGACGGAGACGTAGAGTACTTTCAGCCCTACGTCCATGTCGCTCAGCTGCTTCCCCGGTGTCCTGTCATACCAATTCCACCAACCACTCATGCCTACGTCTCCGGATGCTGCGCCGGGTAGTCGTTACCCGTTGAGGTGCCTTCGACGATGACGACCACCCGCCCCGGATCGTTCGCCGTCTTCCCCGCTGCGTCCCGCTGACAGAGGCGGACGTAGATGGTCGGCTCCCCATTACGGTTGATGTAGCGCGTCTTGAAGGCCGACAGGGAGTAGATGAACGGACCGGTCGCGTTGATCTGCTTCCCCTGCGTGGCGTCGAACTCGATCCAATCCACGACCGGGTTGTCGTCGTGCGCCGTGAGCGCCCCGGGCGCACTGTCATAGAAGTAGACATCCCACGCAAGGTTTTCCGCGCTCAGGACTGACACGCGCACGATGTCGAAGGACGCGATCGGTACGCCGTGGTCCTCCTGCGTGAGGATGACCAACTCTGCCTCATGCTGAGCGAGGGCGCTGCGCAGCTCCGTCGCACCGTCCGTCCGCACTGCGAACCCGTATGGCTCTGCCATGTCGCCCCCTAAACCGTGCTCGACTCGAAGTTTTCGGTCATCGACCAGTTGTCGACCGTGACGTACTGCGCCGGTCCGCCCGTCTCTCCCATGATCCCCGCACGGCCCGGCCTCTTGAAGAGGTAGTCCGTCGTCGTAACGACCGCCCGCCCCGAGATTTCGGCTCGGAGCGTCGTGTTCGTCAGCGTCACCTGAATCCGCAGCGTCTCACCCGCAGTGTAGGATGATAGCGCCTGTGTGTTGAGGATCTCCCGTACGCCGTTCCAGTACGTGACGATGCGCAACGTCGCCGCCGTCGGCGAGGTCTGAATCAGCTCAAACCCGTACCCGTGAGGTTCGTAGCTTGAGTATGACCCCGACAGGAAGCGATCTACCCGCCCCATGAGGCCGACGACGTCGTTGTTGTTCTGCACCGTGACGTCGGCCGCCATGATGTAGTCGGCGTGCCGCGGGTCGCCCTCCCGACTCTCAAAGCCAAGCTCAACGCATCGGGCCTGGCTGGATACGACATCCCACCCGTTCCCGGTCTGCTTGATGACGTCCCACCCGCTCCCGAGGTTGCTGTCGTCCGGGCGGATGAAGTCGTCACCGTCGAGGAAGGGACGGTACTTGTTGTAGGTCGAGATGGCGCCCTGCGTCGGGTCGCGCTCACCCGAAACGAACAACCCGGTCCTCTCAAGCTCAACAAGCCGCTGATCGATGTCGCGGCGCCCGAGCATGGCGCGCATACCGTTCGCGTGCATGCCGTCATAGCTGATAGTTGGTTTACCGTAGACCCCTTGCCCGTTGTACGCCAGCGTTCCCGCGGTCGTCACGAAGCCGATGAGGTCGACTGCCTGCGACTTGTGGACCTCGAAGCCGAAGCGCTCGATGGAGAAGCGGAACAGCTGGTCCTCGATGTGAACGATCGTGAAGCGGAGCGACTCGTCAACACGCTCGCACCCCGGCTCTCGCATTATGTAGCTGTAGTAACAGACAAGGTCGATATACGCGACCTGAACCCCGCCGCGCACCTTGTCGAGGCGGATGATCGGGTCGTGCTGCGCGTAGAGGTCGTCGCGGTTGAACTCGCGCTCTTCGTCGTTCCCCGCGAGCAGGATGACGCGGATGTAGTTGCTGCCGTCGACCGCGAAGCGCGCGATCTCAAGGTCCGCGTCAACTATGTCCGGGTAGCCGAAGGTCGGCATCCATGTGAAGGAGGCGTGAAGGCGATTCATCTGCACGGGCGTCGCGAAGGTATGACTCTCGCCCACACGAGCTTGCCCCGTGTCGAGGAACGTCTGCCCGAGCAACGTACCCCTCGTGAGCACGATGCCGTCGATGACCGCCGTCTGCGAGTCCTTGTACACACGGTGATAGTAGCGAACACGGTCCTCAACATACGCCCGAGGGCCATGCCGGAGGAACGCGCGCACGCGGTAGTTGAACCAGTACCCCGACGGCGGAATGGTGTAGTAGTTGCGCACGCGTCGCGTGACGAACTCGCTATCAGCTACCTCTTGCGCGCCTGGTTGAAGGGCGAGGCGCACATACCCTGTAGAAGACGCGAGCTTCGATTTCACGAGCGCCGAACCGCTGAACTTCTCTTCTCCTGCCGCCGTCTCCGTGGCCCAGTAGTTCGACACGACGAGATTCGCCGTTCCGCTCTGCCCCTCGAACCCAGAGACGCCCGGGTTGCGGCGTCGTGCAGATGAGGCGTCAACATAGTTGAAGATTTCGACGTCATTGTAGTAGACGACGATGCGCACCGGACTCTGTCCAAGCACGCGAAAGTCAAGCTCGCGAGCAGTCGTGTCGGCGATGGTGTCCGCAGTCGTCGTGTCGAGCGTCGTACCCGCTGCACCGACGAAGCGCTCCAACACCCATGTCGTTCCGCCGATGTTGTTCCGCACCCGGTAGCCGGTCTGAATGTTCGCCCCGATGTAGCTCCCGCGCAGCACCGCGCTGAAGAGCAGGAGCGTCCCAGCGCCGTCCTTGAAGAGGTCCACCTTCATGCGATGGCTCGCGTAGTTCGGGGCCGTTTCGCTATGCGTCAGCGCGCTGTGTGCCGCGCCCGTCTTCGTCCCCGTTGCCGGAGCGCCCGCGTACGCGGTCCAGTTTCCGGGTGTCGTATCCGTCCACGTACCCGCGAAGGCGCCTCCCGTGATACTCGGCTGCTGCGAGAGCACATACGCTATCCATCCCGATTGGATCGATGACGAGTAGCGAAGGTAGCCGTATTCGGAATCTGCCACGCGCCCGATAATTTCGTCGAATAGATCGTGCTTGTAGAAGTCGTCCGCGAGCGCCCCCACAGTACTTGTCTGCCGTCCGCCGAGCAGGTAGATAACCCCGTCGTCCGTTGCGTTCTCGACCGGAAGAATGGCCTGCGCCCGCCCGAGCAAGACGTTCCATACCGGGTCTTCCGGCTCTTGCTGATCCTCGTCGTCGTCGAGGTTCGCCGTCACCTCCAGCAGAACCCACGTCGCGCTGCTCGGGTCGAATTGGTAGATGGTCGGCGCCATGTTCCCCGTGTTGAGCTGCCCACCGTAGATGTAAATGCGATTGTCAACACGCGCGTAGACGCCCGCCACGTAACCCAAAGCGAGCGGGAGCGGAGTCGATGGCGTGTAGGTGTCCGCCACCAGATTCCAATATCCCACCGTGCTCTGCGGTGTGCCGGCGGCGTTGAAGCCCCCGATGATCCACACGTAGCCCCTGATCGGATCGTAGACCGCGAGCGCGCCATACGTCGGAGTCGGCATCGTCGCCGCGGAAAGCGTCCAGATGAAGCTCGGAATGTCGAGCGTGTACATCGCTGCCGTCGGAGCGATGCCAGTCCATCCGCCGACGAGGTAGCCTTCGCGCCCGGGAAGGAAAGGCGAAGGCGGATCCGACAGCATGTTGTCGCAGAAACCCGCGTGCTGCGTCCCGACCGGGACCGCACCGAAGCCCGTCAGCGGCGTCTCCGTCGTGTCATCGAGCAGGTAGTATTGCGTCGTCGGCGCTGCGTCCTTCTCCGAGGAACCGCCGCCGAACACTTGAATGCCGCCATCCACGTTGCCCGGGAAGGCTGCCGCCCCCACCCAACTCGTGAAGCTCGTCAGCGGGTCGATGACGTCACCTGACGAAGATGCCGAAGCGGTCGGGATCTTGAACAGCTGCCCCTTGCTGGTAACCAACAGAAAACTCGTGTAGCCCGTCATCGCGCCCGCGTTGAACTCCGCCGCCTGCGACAGCTCGATAAGCGTCTGCGAGGTCATCTCGACCGCCCGGCCGCCGTCTTCAACGTAGCTGTCCGCCTTCGCCGCGCGCGCTGTCGTCATACGACTCATCGTGTAGTAGCCAGGGCGGTACTCGTCGTCCTGCCAGCTGTTGAAGCTCGCGTTCTGTAGCTGCTGTGTCACCGCGTCGTTTTCGAGGAGGATGCCCTCTTCGTATTGGTGCACCCACAGCGACTCGGTGCAGCACAACGCGGCGGCGAGCGTCGCGTCAAGACGGAAGTTGCACGCGCTCGCGACGGTCTCCAGACCGCCCGCGTCGCTGACCTTCTCGTCCTCCATCGCCATCGACACGATGCCGAGAGAGCTGAAGTAGCTGTGAAGGTGCGGACGGAAACGGCTGCGGTAGTACCGGCAGTAATTGTCGAAGCCGCCCGCGTCCCGAGCCCGGATGTGAGTCACCTGCCCAACATAGCGCCAGATGATCCAGTCAAGCCACAGTGACCGGTAGTTGTTCGGTACCTCTCCAGCGACGCCCGGGGCCGATGCCAAACCTCGCCATATGCGGTCGCGGCTCATGTATCGCGCGCCAACACCGCGGTCCGCATGCTGATCGAGCAGGAAGCCAAACGTCACCTGCGGGTCGCGGTAGTAGTTGAGGAACGCCTGTGCTTCCAGTGTGCTCTCCGGCGCCGAGCCTTTTGACTCGTACGACGAAGAGACATACTCATCCCAAAACCAATCCCAGTTGCGGTTTAGGTTGATCGTCACCCCGCCGGGTCCGATCTCCGCGAGATTACGCGTGTCGAGGTACCACCCATCGGGGTTCAACGCCGGGATGAAGAAGATCGTCCACTCCGCCCGAAACGCTGCGAAGATCGGGTCGCGCGCGAGGATCTCCATCGCCCGGAAGGTGCCCTGAGCGCCGTCCGCTTCGTTCCCGTGGACCACCATGTCCACGACGAAGTGCTTCCGCGTGACCGGACCGAGCCGGTACGCGATGATGTCCCGCCCCTGGTAGGACTGCCCGAGCGCGACCTTGTCAAACTCGGGGTAGTTCGCCTCGAAGATCGCTTCCCGGTCGATCAGATTCGGCGTGCCCTGCGTCGGATGGTAGTACATGAAGGCTGTCGGCTCGGGGAAGGTGTCGAACAGCTTCGGCTTCACCGAGCAGTTGAAGAGGAGACCATCCGTGAGGCGCGGCTTGTTGTTGCGATAGGCTTTGCCGTCGTAGGGGTTCCACGCTGCGCTGTTGCGCGATGTCGCGCCGTCCCCGAACGGAACGAGGATGGAGCCCGCTCCACCGGTTGCGAGTCCGCTCGTCGTCACCGGATGACCCCCACTGCCTGATCCTTGAACCACAGGGAGAGATGACGCGCGTCGAGGCGCGTGAGCGCCTGCCGTCCGACCGCCATCGCCTCAACGTGGCAGTTCGCCGACTGCGCGTACCCAAGACCCCCGATGTCCCCGACCTCGATGAAGTTCGGAGTACCGGTCGGAAGTGAGAACAAGGTCTCGACGTCGTACTGCTTCCCGTTTACCGCGAGCACACCGTACTGCGAGCCCTTGCGCGAGCCCCACGTCATCACAATCCCCATCGCTTCGTTCTCTGCCCACGTTGCAGGACCGGTCAGGAACAACTCTGACGTGCCCGCCTTCCTCATCCAGCCAACCCACACCTGTGACGTCTGGCTCATGTAGATGGAGACCTTGTTGCTCCCGTCTACTTGCCAGTTCGCGATGTAAGCAGTCTTCCAACGTGGCCCGGGTTGATCGTGAGGCTCGTCGTGTGCCCAACGGTTCGTGAAGGCCGCACCGAACCATCCGCACGCGGGGTAAGGCTCTGCAATTCCGCTCGTCCGCGCCATCTCGATGTAGCTCAGTGGCGGCGTGGGCGCACCAGCGGGGCTTTCCGTGAACTGCCCCGGAGCGCCAAGACTCGACCCAACCCCCTCGGTCATCGGCGCTTCGATGTCGACCGGGAAGCCACTGGTCAGAAGCCCACCGAAGTAGACGCTCGCGCCGTCGATGGGATGCACCGCCCACAGCTGGTACCACCCGTCGCTACGAATCTTCTTGTACCTTGTCGCAGCCTCCATGAGGTTCGAGCCGAGCGGATCAGCTGACGACGCTGTGTAGAGAGACAGCACCGTTCCATCAATGACCCCGCCATCTGTCCGCTTCGCCAGGAGGGAGAAGTAGCGGCGGTAAGTGCCCGAGGTCGACTCCAAGCGGTAGAAGCGGCGCAGCGATCCGGTCATGTTTGTAACACGGAAGCCGTTCGCCATCGGAATGGTCGAGATGTCCACGATGTAGGTGGCGTCGAGCACGGGATTCGAGCCAACCGCCCCGGCTTCTACCGAAAATGGGCCACGCATGACGTTCGTCGTGTCATTGAAGTAGTTGGCTCGTGCTTCCGCGAAGTGCCCGTCAAGCGGAAACGAGCCGGAGGCAGCGGTGATCTGAACGTACTGCCCCTTACCTCTGTCGAACGTCCAGTACTCTCCGCTTCCCAACTGTACCCGCACAGTGCTATATGCAGACGCCCCTCGGACTGAAGCCTTCGCACCACCCCTGATGTCCCAGTACAGCACTGCGCCCTTCGTCCAGATCGGAGCGTTCCGCGAGAGCAAATTGACGCAAGCGTGTGCTGGTCCTTGCATTAGACCGACTGGCCTCCACCGGACTGCTCAAGCCAGACCTCATAGCCGAAGACGAGATCCTGTGCGGGGTCGTCGTTGAAGAGCCTCAGGTAGAGCTTGTAGTAGTTCGCGGGCGTCGTGTCGTCGTTCCACCACGGCAAGCCCGTGAACTCCGTCGCGGCCATCACGAGGTCGTCCACTGCGAGCGCGTTGTCGATGTTCTCGTCCACGGCGATCGTGGGCGGGCCAGTCGCGCGCACCGTCACCGCAGCGTACTCCTCCGTCGGTCCCGCGAGCGCGCGAAGCCTGACGAGATCGTCGAGGTTGATGAAGTCCACCGACGCTACGGGGATAACAGTCGCATTGATCGCGGCACCGGGGGCGACTACCAATTCCGTGCGAGCCTGACCCTGGAAGTAGCCAATGCGCTCGCGCCCCTCATAGTTGCTGTTCGGGTAGATCCCGACACGGAAGGGTGAGTCGATCGGCGTCGCCGTGAAGGTGGGAGCTGCTGCCCACACGATGAGCTTCTCGATCCGACCGCGCCGGGAGAAGGGTGTCGTCAACGGGACGTCAAGGGAGTTGCCCGCTGTCACCGTGCCGGTATACGTCCCGATCGCGCCGCCTCCTGCTTTGTCGCTCCGAGACGACCACGGAATCCACGTGCCCGGCGTGCCTGCCACGGAGCAGAGCCAGAAGTTCTGCGCCGAGTCCTGGTAGATGGCCCCCTTCGTCCACGTTCCGGCTGCCGGCGGGCCGGTCCCCGCTGCCGGGTCAATGGCGATGGCGTAGCCCGTGAAGCGCTTGATGCCCGCAATGCTCTGGGCCGTCGTCGTCTTCACGCACCCGGTGGCGTCGAGGCCCGTACCACCGACTGCAAGCCCCGAGCTGGGGGCGAGCTTGATGCCCAGCTCTGCATCCGGCGTCACGCCTGTCGTCTGCAAGCCGCCGGTCGAGAGCAGATCCACCTCCAACCGCACGTTGATGCCGTCGTAAGCAACACCGTCTCCGGCGACGCCCGCGTTGATCCCCGTGCCCGCGCCGGGAGGTGCCGGCGGTGTGACGGGAATGACCGCCATCGACTTGAGCGTGGCGGTGAAAGTGTCGGAGAACCCGGTGAGGTTCGTGATGGAGATGTAGAGGTTGCCTGCTCCGCTGTCGGACTCGTAGTACGCGGGATAGTCGTCGCGGCTGTTGTCGGCGAGGTCGATGACGCGCTTGTAGACGCGGCTGGAACGTCCTGCGTCCTCATGGATCTCGACTACCACCTTACCCGCACCAATCGCAGCGGCGGACAGAGAGACACGCGCAAGGAAGCCCCGCTGAGGTGCAGACGCCGCTGGTGTGAGCACGCCCTGGAACGTGACCCCGTTGTTGATGACCTGGACGGTGCTGTACGTGCCGATGACCGCGCCCATGATGATCCGCGTGTAGGATGCAGTACCGTCGTTCGCGCCGATCCATATCCCGACGTTGACGCCCGTCGTGACGTAGATGAGACGGCCTTCATCCTGCCCGGGAACGAACGCCGGCAACGACGACACAGGATCGACGATGGCGTTCTTGAGCGAGCCGTAGTCCAGTTCCAGATCGCCGGAGAGCTTCATCCTATCCCCCGAGACCGAGGAAGCGCTTGAAGAACCGCCGCACCGCTGAAGGCTGAGGCGTCGGAGCCCTAACTGCGCTCGCAGGGACGCCACCCGACGGTGAGAGCCTGTGCTTCGGCTTCAATTGACGCTTCTTTATACGGTCGAACACATTACGAACAGTCTTCCGCTTGTCGGCGCGAAGGAAGTCCCGCCATGCCGGGTACCAGTGAGGTCGTGCCGGTATGTGCGCCCGCGGAGACCCGTACTCGTGGATCATCGCCAGGACATGGTAGCGAAGACCCGAAGGCGGGTGAACCTTGTCCGGGAGCCCTACGCGGTAGCCGACGACCTTCGTCTTCGCACTACTCATCGACGCTTCGCGCTTGAACTCTTCCGGCATGCCGACTGGGGTGCCCGGCTTATATGTCCGCACCTGCCGCGTGACCGGCTGAATACCGATGGCGTTTATGTAGTGCCCGGTGGCGATGAGGATGCGTTCGTCGAGCTTCCGGCGCTTCTTCCACGCGAGGTAGCGCGGGCTCAGCGGCTGGTGGGCATACTGCTGCAGGGAGATGCGCTTCTTGATCTCCGCCGCGATCGACACGGAGACCCCCAACACTTCGTCTCGCGCGATCTCCGCGACCTCGTCGGGGAGTGTCTCGATGAAGTGCTGTGCCTGCCAAAAGCGTTTGCCAGGCTTGATTTGCACCTAAACCTTCCGCTTGAGAACCCGGCACTGCCCCAACGCTACCATCGGGACTGTCCGCGTACCGACGCCCGGCCCTTCGACGATGATGCCACCCGCGAAGTCGCGACCCTTCACCTCGTAGAGAACCTCGTCGAGCACGACCACGTCGCCCACCTGCATCGGCGAGCCGTCCGAGTACCGCAACCCAGCAGCTGGCGGCACATAGCTCTCCGCCGTCTGCATGACAGGAGCCGGGGCCGACCTGATCATCGGCTCGACCTGGTCCGGCGTACCCGTGCCCTTGTTCGGGAAGGGACTCCCGACGATGCCGTATGACGCCTCGATGTCACGCCACGCGGAGAGCGCAGAGCCGGCGCCCTCCTTCAACGCCTCCAGCGACGTCGTCGGCGGTACGGGATCCTCTATCGGACCCCGACCGTGTACTTCGCCGTGCAGGATCGGCTTCCGTGCTGCTAAGCCCTGCCCGTAGCGTTCAAAGCTGAGACCGCCGATCTCCATGTGCTGCAGTGACATGCTACGCTCCGCTCGTTGACGGACTCGGAGGCGGCGCCATCGGTACGAGATCCGAGTTCGCCCCATCGCAGTCCCGAGGTGTTGCAGTGTGGTAGTACCGTGTGCAGAACCCCGCCGTGAGGTGATAGCGGTCTGTGAGCCCGTGGTAGCTCGTGCGATGTGCCTCGCGGACGATGTACCACGTCCCATCCCACTCGAAGAGGTCGCCGAGTATGAGCCCACGGAAGCGGTCGTCGTTGACGAGCCCGAGCCGGTTCAGCTCCGAGAACGGGACGTAAAAGACAACGTCGCGCTCCTCCTCAACGCCGTACTTCGTCAGCAGCTGCCGCGATGGCTCGTGCTCGATGAGCGCCCGCACGTTGACCTGCAGCATCCCGTCTATGTACTCGATATCGAGGCGATCCACGTCGATCGGATCGACACCTGCGAAGATGTTCTCGCCCTCGGGATGCAAACGGTTCACGCGTGGCGCGAGGATGACGGCAGCGCCCTGCCGCAGGACGAACTCCTTAACGAAAGCGTCCTGACGGTCTTGATCCCGCATGCCCTGGAAGAGCTGCGGGTTTGCGCGCGCCCGTCGCGCCTCGAACTCGATGAGAATGTCCTGGTGGACGTCCGTCATCCGCTGGCCCTCGCACCCGGTCCGAGAGGCGGCGTGAGAGCGAACGACCGCATCCGCAGCTCTTCTTCCAGCTTCTCGATCTGCGCCTCACCCCGCTGAATCAGCTCAGAGCCGTTGAGGTTCGCCTGCGACGGACCGGGAACGATGCCGAACTTACCTCGCGCTTCACCAACAGCAATGCGCACGATGTTGAGCATGTAGTCCTTGATCCAGCGGATGTCATGACTCGGGATGTCGTTCGCCTCTGTCGCCTCGACAAAGTACGTGTACGCTGCGATGTATGGTCCTCCGTAGCCGGGCGGAGCGAAGACCCACAGCACGGGCTCATGCCACTCCCAGTCAAAGCCCGCGCTGTAGACCCGCTTCGCCATGTCGATGTACCGCAACGCAAGGTCGTACTGGTCTGGGCTGAGCGGTGAGATCGGATGCGGGATGCCGAGCGCGAAGACGCCGGAGATGGGCGAGAAGAAGTCACGTCGCGGGGCGAGCCGCACGTCAACGACACCGCGCCCATACGCCTTGTTCAGCTGTTCAAAGTCGTACTCGTGCGCTTGCGCTTGGATATCCAGGACGCCGCGTTTCTGGTGCGGGAGGTACGTGTTGTAGACATCAAGCGTCTTCTGCCAGAAGATACGAAGCTGCTCACGTGAGGTCTCGACATCGACGTTGGGGAACCCCATAGCGGTGAGAACGTACGCGTAAACCTCGTCCTCGGTCAGTCCCCGCCGACGAACGCCTTCGCTCTCGTTCCGCCGGTAGTTGGAGGCATGCCGGTTGACGTTCTCGCCTGACATGAGGTTCCCCCGCGGTTAGCCCTTCTTGACGGACCGTCCGCTACACCGCGCGTCAGCGATGACCTGCAGCGACTCCGCCATCGACTGGCCTGAACTCGGTCCTTCCGTGCCCTTTACCGCTCCGACCTTCGCGCTTCCATCCACCGATGCACGCGTTGCGCCGTCGAGGCTTCCCGCGCGAGGCGTGAGAGGCGCGCCCGCTGCAGCTGTCGCCGCTTGCGCCAGCACGCCAGCATCAACCTGAAACTGAGGAAGATGTCGCGTACGATCAGCCATCCACGAAGGCACCCCCTTGCCTGCCTTCTCAAGAAGCGACCTCCGGACTTCGGGCGGAGTCGGCGAGAGGAATGACGGCCCCTCGAAGTCCCGCAGCATCTTCGCCGTGACGCCGTCTTCCTTGTGGTGCGGCGTCGGGATGAACTCATGCCCGCTACCGCGCGGCCCGACGCGAACGGTACCGATCGGCTGCGGCAGCGTGAGGTCGATGTTGTTCGTGTGCGGGTTCCAGTAGTAGAACAGGTCCGTCTCCTGGTCCGGCGTGATTTCCTTCTGGTCCATGTCCTCTCCTCAGAGTGTGTGCGGTTGCCTGCCAACGGGCCGCACGTTGCTACTCGACAGTCACAAGTCCTGGTTGAAGATAACGCTCAATCGTATCCGGGTCTACGCCAATCCCTCCTCGACCATCTCCCCGTCGTCATCGTCGTCAACCTCGGGCGACGCGAAGCGAGAGTGATCCTCGACGTCAACGCTCGGGTAGTGGCGCAGCAGCCATGCCTGCACGGCCCCCTGCGAGCCGTGCGTACCGTCGTGAATGACGTCACCCTTGAACACGTCCGCGGACTGCAACCCATCCCCGCGTCCGCGAACGACCGCGCGATAGCTCGCCTTCTTCTCCACGAGCCTCTCGACCGGGACGAACGGCATCACGCATTCCCCCCGTAGAGTACCCCACACATGGAGCACATGTAGAGGTGCGACACCGGTGCTGCTCGCGTTCCTGCCAACGGAGCGGGTACGACATAAGGCTGCCCGTCCGGGTAGCTGAAGGGTTTGTGGTCGCACTTCACCATGCCCGGCAGCTCGATGGGCGGGATCGGTGTCGGAGGGGCACCCTCCAGCTTCTCAACGCGCGTGTCGAGGTCGATGATGTTCGCCTGCTGCTGCGCGGTTGCATTCGCGAGCCGAGCAACGTCAGACTGCAGCTTCTCGACCTGCTCCTCCAGCTCAGTGACGCGCTGCGCAAGCCCGCTCGTCGGCCGCGCCACAGGCTTATCCGGCGTGATCCCTGACATCGCTCGCTCCTCCGTGAAAGGTGGGTGGCTCTCCCCGTGACAAGGGCAGGCGGGAGAGCCACCCGGGGAGAGGACTCCCCCTATCCTCTACTGCGCCGCGCAGCGCTGAGCACTTGCGACACGCCGTACTCCATGTCCTTCACCGCAACGCCCAGGTCGTACAGCTCCTCCGCTTCGATACGGCCCAAAAGGTCAGGAGCTGAGATGTTGGCCGACCCGAGCTTCTTGAGCCCCTCCAACTCCTGCGCCCGAGCCTTGAACGCCTTCTCCAGCGCGGACAGCCGCTTTCGGATCAGATCGAGCGGCCTCTTCGGGTTCTGCAGCATCCGAACGGCGACGTCGTTCGGATCTTTCGCCTCCTCGACCGGCTGCTGCGGCTGCCGCGACTCGCGGAGGTAAGATGCAAGACGACTCTGCCGATCCATCGTGTTCTCCTACGCCATGTCGATGTCAGACCCACCGCAGCCCGGACAACCTACAGACATCGCCCGCTCCGCCGCCCGCACAGACGCAAAGCCGCGACCGCACTCCATGCACTTCGCGAACGGCTTCTTCTTCTTCGGCTTCGGCTTGCGCGCCTCGTCGAAATGCGTGAAATGCTCGACGAGTGCTTCTGCGAGCTGAACCTGCCGGTCGGGCGCGCTCTCCACGGATGTTGACTCCTTCATCGGACGGTCGCCATCCTTACCCTGAAGGTACATTTCGTAGTCTTTGGCGACGCTCATCACAAGCTCCTATGCAAAGCTCAGTTCGTAGCTTGAAGTTGACGAGCAGCGCCTGCACACGTAGCCCGGGAGGCCGGACGAGTCGTGACGTAACGTGCTGCGACCGCGACCTTGAAGGCTTGCCCCGCATTCTGCGCAACCTCCAGCACGAGTTTTTATCGTGCTGCGAGATGCACCGCTGCCAGCGGCGACACTGGTAGCAGCGGCGTCGCTGGCATCCCACGAAGAAGTACGGGACGAGCTGCGAGACGAGCCAGACATCAAGCTGTCGAGCTTGTTCATCACGGTGACGTCCGGAACCAACCACGCCCGCAGACGAGAATCCCAGATACCACCCTGCGCCTTGATCTTTTCCTTGATGGGGTACGTGTTGCCCGACAGCACGAGCCCGTGGTCCCGACGACGCCGGCACTCCTTCGCGAACTCGGACTTACTCATCCGTGCTTCGTCGAGGTGAGAGACGAGCGTCTCTATGAGTTGAACCTGCCGATCGGGTGTCGCCTCCTTCAGCTCGTGGCCCCACGTGGTCGACTGCCCGCTCGGGTTCGTGTGAACCTGACCCTTCTTGTACTGCGTCGCGTCGGCGCGGATGAGTTTCTCGAACGCCTTGGACACGCGTGGCATGACCGTGAGCTTGAGCGTCGCGTAGGATAGATGCGCAAGCTTCTTGTCGGTTTCCTTGTGGTACCACGAAATGCCCGTCATAGCGTGCGTCGCGCCGAGAAGCTCCTTCGCGCTACGCCGCTCGCTCATTGTCGCTTCCATCGTCGGACGTGAGTTCGTCCTCGCGTGCTTCTTCCCCTTCTTAAGCGGAGGCGTTGTGCCCTCGCCGTAGGACTTCCAGAGCTTAGCAATCGGTCCGTGCTCTCCGCCCTTCGGAAAGTAGTGGTAGACGTCTGCGCCGTTCAGCTCGGAGATAATCACTACCCTGTGGGTTTTACGCGGTATGCCGCGGTACCATACGGACTGCTGCCGGGTCGTGAAGGTGTCCGCAGATGAAGTCTTCAGAAGACCCCGCACCCATCTCTGACGTTTGCTATGGTTTCCGGCGAGCGCTGAGTCGAGCCCTTGCCCAAGTGCGTTCGCTTGAAAGCCCCAAACCGCTGCCTTCGGCGACGGTTTGCTAAGCAGCGCTTCAATGTCTGCGCGGCGTATACGCGCCATTGTCTGTCCCCTACTGAAAAGCCCTCCGACCCTCCGAGAGAGGGCGGGAGGGCTTCAATCGGCATAGCGTGCCCAACCTCTCGTCGGGCTACGATCCCCGAACTACGGGGCGAAGTTGCCGGAGACGGTGCCGCGGCAGTAGAAGCGCCCGTTGACCTTCCGGCGCGCCCACTGCGTCGCCATGCCCTTCCTCGCGAGGAAGTCGTCGAGGATGACGGTCGGCGTCGTGTAGAACGGGATGTAGGGCGCGTACACGAAGCCGGCCTCCAGGAACGTCGAGCCCTTGTAGCCGATGAGGAAGTTGCGCTGCGTCGCGGTGCCGTCGATGTTGTACGGATCCTTGTAGATCCTCCACCGGCCGTTGAGGTCACCCGCGTAGATGACGCCGACCGGGTTCGACATCGCGCCCGAGGGCTTGAAGCCGGGGAGGCTCTCGATGACGTTGGAGACCTTGAGCCCGACCACGCACCAGTTCGGGTTGCCGCGCCGCGTCAGCTCGAACACGTTGTTCGAGCCCTCGATGAGCTTGTCGACGAAGCTGAGCTTGTGCTCCGTCCACGACACGCCCGCCGACGGGGTGAGGGGCCAGCTGACCGAGGTGGCCTGCGCGAACTGGTTGACTTCCTTGATGATGGTACGGTCGATCTCGAAGCGGAGATCCTGCGCGAGCGCGACGACCAGCTCGGTCTCCGCGGAGAGCCCGTGCAGCGCGCGGAGGTTCTGAGCAGCCTCCAGGCTGTAGCGGGTGCGGAGCTTGAAAATCTTGGCGACGACCGGGGCCGACGTCAGCTGGAAGTCGATCTCGGGAACCTGGCTGTTCGCTTCGTTGTCGTACTCGTAGTTCGCGACGATCGGGTTGTTGGCCGCGATGTTCGCCGAGAAGGTGACATCGAAGGCGCCCGTGCTGTAGTTGACGGTGTTCACGCCGCCAGCGACGATGTCGCCGATCAGGTTGCCCTGACCGTCGTCCTGCGCACTGAGCGCGCCGTCAGTGATCTGCAGCGTTCCGGGGACACACGGGGTGTAGTCGAGCGTGCCGGTGTAGTTCGCGGTGGCGCCGTTGCCCGTGGCAATGGCCTCCTCCTCGATCCGCGGCGAGCTGTAGAAATCGTCACCGGGGTGTCCCGTCAGCGAGCTGAAGACGGGGGTGCCGGCGCGGATGCGGCCCTTGTTGGACCCGTAGATCAGGTCGAAGTAGAAGATGAGCCCGACAGGTCCGTCCATCGGCTGGACGCTGACGAGATCCTGCGAGACGAGACTCGGGACGACGGCGCGGACGAGCGGGAAGGCGAAGCGGTCGAAGTTGCCCACGTTGACAGCGCGCGTGGTCTCGTCGATGCTGTTGACCCACCTCGCGGTGTTCTCCAGCAGCACCGCCGTGTGCGCCTTGTCGAGCCCTTCGAGCCCCTTGACGAGCGGAGCCCACTTGCTCTCGGCAAGCATCTCCCCCTTCGCAACGACGTCCTCCATCGTGGCGTACGGGTTGTCACCCATGTTGCAACTCCTATCTATCTCAAGTTGAGCGCTTACGCGCCTGCGTTACCGATCCTTCCGGCCGTACTTCTTGTCCATCGCTCCGACAACCTGCTCGGTCGTCTCGACGATGCTGCGCTTGAAGCTGCCCGCTCCGGGCTTCTTCGCGCTCTCCTCGATGCGCTTCTGTCTCGCGCGCTGAGACGTCTGCACCGCTTCCGTGATGCGCGTCTCGTTCCGCTCGACGATGGGCAGGTTCTCCAGGTACACCTCCCCACGTGTCAGCCTGACACAGTCCTCGACGCTACGGGCCTCCGAGAGCTTCTCCGGCAGCGCGTTGGCGCTCGGATGAAGCTGAGCGACCGCCTGCACCGCACCGCGAACCCGCTCAACGCCGAACTCACGAGCGAACGCTTCGATGAGAGCCGTAGCTGCGCTGACCTTCTTCTCCGTCTCCTGCAGCGCCGCACCGCGCTCGCGAGCCTTCTCCGTGAGCATCTGCATCGCCTGCTTCACGTTGGCGATGATCGCGGACATCTCCGTGACCCACGCCTTACCCGTCGCTGCTTCGGTGAGCGCTGCCTGCGTGAGGCTCATCTGCCTGTCGAGCAGCGGCTGAAAGCGCTCCGCCGCGTCGTCGAAAGCCTCGGTCGACTCGGTGTACACGAGAGACATGCCCCCACGCGCAAGGCTCTCCAGCACGTCGCTGACCTTGTCGATGGGCACCGAGGTGTGGTAGCGGCCCGGCGCCGTCTGCGTGAGTCCGCCGATGGGGGCCACCAGCTGCTTCGTGTTCTCGTCGAGCTTGCCCGCGTTGGGAACGATGATCTCCAAGCGCCGCCGTCCGGCGGGCGTCTCCATCGTCTCCGTGATCTCGTCCTTCTCGACCGCTTCGTAGGTGTCCCGCACGAAGGAAGAGATGCCGTCCAGCTCGTGCCGATGGATCATGCCATCGACCTGCGCCGCGTCCCGGTACGCCTTGCGCGCCTCATGAACGAAGCGGGTCATCGGCACGGTCAGCGCCTTCTCGCGCAGGCCGGCGACGTTCTCCAGAACCTCGACCGTCTCACCCGCGGTCGTTGCACGCTGGAAAGTCTCGTTGCACTCCTCTTCCGTATCGTCATCGTCGTCGTCGTTCTCGTTGTACCGAGCAAGCTGCTTCGCTGCGCCCTTCACGAGCGCCTTGTCCGCCTTGTGGCGACCGGGCGTACGCTTCGGCTTGCCCTTGAAGCGGGCGCGGACGTCCTCGACGTCACCTGCGTCATCCCAGTCCCGCCCCGGCTCGTTCTGCCCCGCGTGAGCCCCCATGCGAGCCTCGTTGTACATCGACGCGCGAGCCCGGCGGTAGGCATCACGGAGAGCAGAGTAAACCTTACCCTCGTCGCCATCAGCACGCTGTGCACTATCACGGAGTCGCGCCAAATCCTTCAGCGCCTTTTCCTTCTTCGAGGACGAACCGCCTTGCATCTTCAAGGCGTCGTAGATCACCCTGAGTTTCTTCGTGATCGGGTGCCATAGACCAAGCACATCCTCCAGTTCCATCCGCGCGTCCCAAATAGCGTTCGACCGAGCGTCCGAGAATGGCCCGGTGCTCACGTCGGTGCTCAGCGTCTTGATGCCCGCCCTCTTCTGCGCCTTTCCCATCGCCTTCGCGTACGCCTTCGGGTCGCCCTTGTAGTCTCTCTCCGCGAGCTGCACCGTTCCGCCCGTCGCGGCGGCCGTCGGCAGCGGGTCGTCCTCCTCGCCGAGCGGGATGCCCTTGATCGGGTTCGCGCGCAGCTGCCCGATGCGGTTGAGGAAATACTGCACGTCGGCAGCGATGGCGGCGACCTCCGCGGGCGAGCCCCCGAACTTGCCCTCCGTCAGCTCCGTCGCCATCCCCTTCGCTTCGTCGTTGAGGATCGTGAAGACGCTCTCCGTGAGGTCAGCATCCGGCCCCTCGATATGCTTCTTCAGCCTCTCGAACCGCTCCCGGAGGTCCGCCAGCATGCCCATCCGCTCCTCCTGTTGCGGCTGCGACGGCGCCGCGCTCTCCTGTATCGTGATGTCCGGGTAGGCTCCCGGCGTGCTCGGATTGTGGACGACATCCCACGTTTCGAGCTGGTAATCGTCCTGCACGACGTCCGTACCTTCGAGCCGGACGACGCTCCCCTGTCCCCGCGAGCTGACGCCAACACGTCCGCCGCCCTCAACGATGGCCTTCACATCCCGGCCGACCGCGGTGTCGAACACGATCATCCGCCCGCGGACGTCGCTGCCTTCGCGCAGGATGTTCGTCGTCATGCACCCGACGCGCTTGAGCAGCGTCTGCCCGTCGCCGGGGTGATCGACCTCGCCGAGCATCTCCCCGCGAGCGATGCGGCCGAGTACCGGCGACGTGCCGGCGTTCGGAATGATCTTCTCCCAGATGGTCCCGGGGTAGATCCGCCCGTTCGCGTTCTTCATGTCCGACGCCTGAAAACGCCCCTCCATCGCCATGAGGATGCGAGGGGCCTTGTTTCCGCCGGCCTCGAAGAGCTGCGACGCGTTCGTCCGGTCCATCTCCGTCAGCTCGACCTGCTTGAGATCGCACCACTCGCCCGAGAAGCGCTCGATGATGATCATCTTGTTGGAGCGCTGACCCTCTTCGAGCTGAAGCAGCCCGAGGCTCGTCCCGTTCTCGTAGAGGTTGCGACCGTCGAGCACCTGCATCACGCTGTCTCCTTCTGTGGCGCGAGCGCCTGCATGTGACTCACAAGTCCGGTAAGCGACCGATCGAGACGCTCCGACACGTCAACCGGAGGCAGAGCGAGCAAGTCCTCGTTGTGGGGCCGCGCCCACGTGTCACGTCGCACGACGATAGCCCGTGTCCGCGTGTTGAACGTGACCGCGCGGAAGTTGTACAAGCGGTCCATCAAGTCGATGATCTCTTGCTCTGTCAGCTTGAGCACGATCGCCAGAAGCAGCTCCGCGTCGAAGTGCTCCAGCACGTAGCTCTCGACAAAGCCGTCCGCCGTCGGAGGCTCGTACATGTCGATGGTCGTGTCGTGCGCAGCACGCTTGAAAAGATACACCCCTTCATGCCTCTGATGCGGTCGGCGACCTTGGCTCTTCGCCTTCGGGTCGATGAACGCAGTCGCCGGTCGTGCCGCGCGTCGGCCGATCATCCTGCCAGTCCCCTCAACACAACCCGCCGAAAGTGACGCAGCTGTGGCGGTGTAAGGTCGGGCGCATAGTCCTCAAGGAAAGCACTGATGCTCCCTGAACCCTTGCGTCGTCTCCATTCCTCGAAGCGCTGAAGCAGTCGTTCATTCTGCTCCCGTTTACGCTTCTTCGTCGTGAGCGGCGGCTGTGCGCCCGCCCCTATGCGATCTCCCCCGAGCCCACGGTCGAGCCCGGAGCCTGCAGAAGAAGCGGTTGAGACCTCGTCGACACAGGTTTCGATGAGGTCGTCAACCGTCCAGTGCCCGTCAATGAGCTGATCGACGCACTCTTCGATGCGTGCCGAGCCGCTGCCGACAAACCGCTGAAGAATACGCCGAACGCCCATGTCAGTCTCCTTCGCCTACGCGCTCGCGAGCAGCAGCGCGTAGTGACGACCTGCCGGCGAACGCCGAACAGGCTCGTGCAGGTTGATCGGCACGAGAGCCCGCCACGAAGCGACGAGGTTCGTCGCAGCGTCGGCCGCATCACCCACGGTCGTGACGCTGATGAGACCAGTCACGTAGTTGATGGTGCCGTTGACGGTCGCGGTGCCGGCCGCGTTCTGCCCGGCGAGCACACCCGTGTTACCGGTCGTGATGGTGCTGTCCGTGACGACGACGACCTCGCCGCCCATCGTGATGTCGATGCTGATGGACCCCGGCAGGATGCGCCGCTGCGGCTTGGCGCCGACGACGTTGCTGGTGTTGTCCATCTGCCCGAGGGGGCCGCCGGTACCGTAGTACATGACGCCCGGCTGCGAAGACTGACCAGCACCCGTGAAGAGAACGGTCGCGGCACTCGCGTTGACCGCCATGATGTTCCTGCTGACGCCGTTGCCGATCGCCATGAGGCGGATCGTGTCGCCGCCTTCGAGGAAGCAGTTCACCGGAGCGCCTGCCGCGAGGATCGACTCCTGCAGCTCCTCCGCAGTGACCGCAGCAGCGTTGGCCGTCGTGACCGGGATGGCGTGCGTCGCGCCGTTGACCACGATGGTCAGCGTCAGGAGACCGGTGAGGTTCCAGGCGTCGACGACGGTCTGCAGGAAGGCCGGAGCCGTCGCACCGAGCGGGTTGACCGCGTCGTCGGGATCGGTCGTGGCGTTGTAGAAGTCCTGATGCGTCGGGTCCGGCTCCGCGAGCACGACGTCGCCCCACTCCAGAATCGCCGCGTCGCCGGTGCCGAGCGAACCGCTCTGCTGCGACGCCTCGTACAGCTCCCAGCCGAAGAAGGCCGGAGCCGAATAGGTCTCGCCGATGGCCTTCGAGCCCATGTACGGGACCGCCCCCTCGACGATGGAGGGGAAGTTGGCGAGGATTCCGGTTCCGGCGCTGCCGAGACCGCGCTCGGTCGCCATCTCCATCGCCCAGCGAGACAGCTCGTCGAGCCACGTCTTCTGCCGGAGACCGTCGCCCTCATCGACCTTGCCGACCTCGATGCCGGTGGCCGCCTCGTAGAGAGTCGAAACAGTTGCCATCTCTCACTCCTCCATCTATTCGTCGAGGCAGCGTGCTACCGCCTCGGGACTAAGTCTCTCAAGTACCGTGACTTCCAACCACGGGCTGCCTACCCGCACGAGGTGTGGCAGCCGTGTGACGTACGCGACCTCGACCAGCCTCTCGACCGCCTCGCGTGTCGTGCCTTTCGACCACGATTCCGCCAGCTGGTCGACCGCGATACCATTCTTCGGGACGAAGGTGATCCGGCTCCCGTCGCGCGACACGTAGCACGCCATCGCCCCACACCTGATCGGCCCGGACGTGATGGACTCAGCGAGCGCTTGTACTGATGGCGCAGGCTGAGGTAGCTCGTAGTGCTCCGTCCTGAGCAGCTCGACCTCGTTCACGCCGACCTGCTCACGTGTGCCGTCGCCGGGGTACTGCACGACGAGCGTATCCGCCGAGCCGTAGTCTATGCCGACCACGGTCCCGACACGCCCCGACGAGGGGACACGCACTACGTCGCTCTCGCGCAGCTCCCGTCCCGATGTCACGTGCAGCGTTAGCATTACAGCACCGCGTGTGAGAAGTTCCCGGAGAACGACTGCACCCTCAACACCGCAACCGCGACGTTGAGGTTGCCGGAACCGCGCAGGCGGAGGTACTGATAGACCTCCGTCCGCAAGAAGCCGATGGAGTCGCCCGCCGAAAGCGTCGTCGCAGCGGCGATGTCCGTCCACGTCACCTGATCGTTGGACCACTGCCACTTGTAGGTCAGCGTGTTGGCCTGGTCCAAGTTCTCGACGATGACCATCTTGCCGATGGCGTCGGTGCCGATCAGCGTGAAGAGCGTCGCCTCGGAAACGCCGGCCGCGATCTCTGGCTCTACCTCAAACCTGAACATGATGCTCCTCGCTCTCAGCGTGTTCGGGCAGACGTCCCCAGACATCGACGTGCTGCGAGTTGACGTTCCGCCGCAGCAGGTTCAGCTCTTCCAGCATCCGGCTCACCGCGCTGCCCTTGCGCCCGAAGATGAGCCCACCCGGCGCGACGAAGCGGCGAGCGTCGCGTGCCTCTCCGCAATGGTCAAGCGAGGCATCCGACACGACGACATAGAAGTATGCCCCAGACCGGACGTCCGTCTCGTACCGCACGCTCGTCCAGTCGACGCGACTGTCGAAGAGGCGCTCTTCGCACAGTAGCCGTGCGCTTCCGTGAGGCATGCACAGATGCGGTGTGCCGCCTGCTGCCGCGATGACCTCGACCTCTGAGCCCGCAGTCGGCCCGAGGAAGAGAACCGGCGCGCCCTTCTGCACACCCTTGCAGAGACGAAGCGCGCGGCACAACCCACCGTAGTAGTCGTAGCTCTCCGTCTCGCGGCGGAGGAGAAACGTACCGAGCTGCGCAGACACCTGCAAGAAGGCAGCGTCGCTAAGGTCCGCCAGCTCCGTGCGCTCCTTCTGCAGCGTGTCCTCGTCTTCCCACAGCAGATGGATGGGCGCCTCCGGCATGCCGGTGTAGTCGCACAACCAGCGCTGCCGCGCACATATGGCGTCGTGGCGCGTCGGAGCGGGTGCAAACTCGTACGTCACCGACTTCATGCCGCGGCTGATTCCCTCATCGCCAAGTCCGTCAAGTCTACGTCAGCCATGTACTCGCGGTCGAACGCGGCAACCACATCCATCTCGCGCACGATGACAAGCGGATCACGAAGTCCTTCGACGGCAATTTTGCCGACGTTGTACGAGGTGTAAACGATCCCTTCGTTCTCGTGCAACGCTGGCTCCGTTACCGCGATCCGGTAGGGTACCCAGTAGTGCTCGCGCTTCTCCCGCACGTGCATCTTCCCGGCCCAGCCCCACTTCCACCGATGCTTCTTCCGAGCACTCTTCACGACGAACGGCGCCGAGTTACGCAATACGAGACCTCGCACCGCGTGCAGGTTGCCTACGCTCTTCCTCATCGTCGTGCCTGCCAAGGCAATCGACTCCCCATGCGTCCCGTCCGTCATCGCTTCGATCTCGACCTTCATGACGAGGTTGTTCCCGTTCGTCATGCGGAATGCGCTGACCGGCCGTCCGTACTCGGTCTGAAGCGCTTGGATCTCCTCCCAGGTCATACCCTGAATCGCTTGCCAGTCTCCTCCGTAGCTGTCGATCATGTCCTCTCCCTCCGTCGTAGCAGTGCCTGCCAAGGCCACTACGACAGATATGCAAGGCACTCGAAAGCGCCTTCGCGATGCTGATACCAGCTGAACCAGATGGACGAGTTCTCAATGTACGCTGGCGAGAACGCATCCGCCTTGTTCGAGCGATCGAAGTCGTAATTCGTCCGACCGTTGTTCTTCGGCCTGAAACCACCGGACGCCATGAACTCGAACCCGTGCTTTTCCATAACCTCCGCGGCTACACTGACGCCCTCGTTGGGCGAACGAAAGACGGTATTGCCGTCGAGTCCGCCCTTCCTGAACGAAGCATTGACGGCCTTCCGCTCCTTCGCCGTGAGCTTATGAAGGCCACCCTTCTTCGCTTCGATCAGATCGAAGACGTCGATGAACTCACCCACAGTCGTGCCTCCGTGATGCATCCGCGTAGCACGCGCGAACGACCGCCTCCGTAGGCGGCATGCCGACGATGCGCTCGTACATTTCGCGGAAAACCTCCGCGAAGTTGTCCATCGATGGTGCGCGGTCGAAGACGCTCCCGAGTGGTGCGCCCGACGAAAGCGAGGCGAGGTCCATCGCGCCCTGCTCCTGCGGGCTGAAATCGTGCTTCATGCACTCCACCGCCGGCCGCCCCGGTCGCACTCCCAACGGCGCGCCCTTCACGAGCTGTTCCACGTCCGCGTCATCGTGCTCCTGCGAGCTGAAATCGCGATGATGAACTGCCCTGCCGCCAAGCCCATGAAGCTCGGGGTACGCGTGCTGGTAGTCGTGGTGGTAGAAGAGCGGTGCGTAGCTCTCCCCGATGCTGCCCTTCTTCCCGTGCAGGAAATCATGCATCGGGTCGCCGAGCTGTGGCAACGGCGCGAAGTGTCCCGAGACGTGTGTCAGCTCAGGCTGCGCGTTCCAGTTGTCGTCCGCCGATGTGTCGCCAGGTTTCATCGCCAGCCCTGATTTGCTGGGTAAGAAGTCGAGCGGGTCGGGCACAAGGTTCCCATCCGCGTCGAGGTTGAAATAGTAGTCGGGATCCTTCACGAGCGACTCGATGAAGTAGTTGTGCTCGACGGGAAGCCAGCACTCCTCGCCGTCCGCTTCAACAACCGCGCACCCGCGAAAGTAGCCCATCACGCTGACCGAGGTACCTTCGTGGATGCGGCCGACGTCGCGGAACAGGTCACGCTTGAGATAGACGTTGACGGGCCGTGTGAGCACGCCGTCGCCGTCGATGAGAGGCGAGCCTTCACCCTCGATGAAACCGAGACGCGTGAGCATCGGACGATGCGCGTCGAGCGCCATGTGCTCCCCAAGCTGCGCGTGCTCCGACAGCACGGAGAAGAGCGATGCGGAGAGGTCGCGGTTCCCCTCACGAAGACGGAGACGCGGTCCGTTGTTCGTACGGTCGAGACCACGGAGCCAAACCGACTCCGTGCGCAGCTTCTGACCCGCGAGAAGTGCGGGAATGATGCTGTCCGTCAGAGCGGTGAAGAGGCTACGCTGCGTCACCTCGTGCAGCATTGCCGGAGCCCGAAGGCGGAAACGGTCATCGACCTCGACGACATCGCCCTCCGGCATCTCGACGCGATGCACGCTTCCCCGCGTCTCGCGGAGTGTCCCCCGCAGGAGCGTGCGGCCGGCCCGGAAGGCGATGATGTCGGGCATACGATCCCTCGACTACGCCAAGGTGCAGGCGACGTTCACGTAGACTTCCCACGCGAGCGTGCCGCCCACGGTGACACCGAGGAGCGTGATGTGCGCCCTCGCAGCCGGAATGGTGATCTGCGTGTTGCCAGCGACGTTGATTGCCGAGGCCACCGTGACGACACGATCACCGACTGCGTAGGTGTCGCAGTACAGCATGATCATCTGACCCTGGAAGGTCGGGATGGCCATCGTGTTCGTCTCAGCCGCCGCCGTCTCGATCATGATGCTGCCGGAGGCCGTCACCGGGATGGCGACGCCGGTGCCGGGGTCAGCGATGACGTTGGACAGCTGGTTGACCGTGGCAGCCAGCTTCGCCGCCGTCACGTTCGCGTCGAGGATCTTCGCGGTCGTCACCGCGTCGTCCGCGAGGTCAACGGTCTGAACCCCACCGACAAGGTCGACCGACTCGCCACCACTGACGCGGTTGACCGTGATCCACACGTTGCCGTAGACAGCCGCAACCTGAAGCGAGATCGCATTCGGCAGCTTGCCAAAGCGCACCGCGTGCGTGCCCACACCGTTCAGCACGGTGCCGTCCATGCGGATGTCGTCTTCCGCGTTGGACCTGTTGAAGACGAGCATCTGCACCTGCGGGTCGCCGAGGCCGTCGTTCGCGTTCTGCTTCGTGACGACGAGATGGTACGTCTCCTGACGCGAGAGCGAGACGTCGACCTCCGCCGAAGTTACGTACTGCCCAAGGTTGAGGCGCTGCCGCGCGAGAACCGCTGTCGTTGCCATCTATCTCACTCCCTCACAGAGTTTCTGCTTTTCTCAGCTCTTGTGACTCGCGCGAGCCTCAAGCGTCTCGACAGCGACGAAGCGTGCCTCCTTGAAGCCCTTGCGCATCGCCTTGTTCACCGCTTTGGTCTGAGCGGCTGTCTTCGCAGCGTCGCCCTTCGATGAACCGGACGAAGGCTTCGCGCCCCAGGGGGTCTTCCCCTGCGATGCCCACCACTTGCCCTTGGGAAGACCCTTCTCGTCGAGCGACTCTTCGGACTCGTAGCGCTCGCGGCCAAACTGCTTCGACGCCTGACGACGCAGACCGGGGGCGTCACTCTCTTCGTCACCACCACCAAAGCCGGCGTAGGCCGCACGCTTCGCGAGAGCTGCGCCTTGGCGCTTCTCTTTGTCCGAAACCTCGCGACGTTCCGCCAGCTGAAGTACGTCGATGAACATGAGTACCCCTAATCCGAGTAGGGGCTGTCACCGCGTGCATCGAGCGCACCAGCACCCCAGCACTGCTGACAGCCCTTGCCGCCGGAGCCCTTGCCGGAGCCCTTGCATGCGCCACACACGGTCGCACCCTTGCCGAACCGCTTCGCCGCGTCCTTGTCCGTCTTGATGCCGGTGCCACCCTTGGGCACGAAGACGGAGCCGCCCGGGTCGGCCTTCTCGGTGAAGCTGCCGACCTCGTGCAGGTAGCCGGCGAAGGCTTTGCGCCACTCAGTTGTGCCCGGGGTGTAGCCGCATGCCTCCAGGTAGCGAATGGCGTCCCGCTCGTAGGGCTGCAGAGCTTCGTGCTGCTTGACACCGTCATCGCCGATGAACCCATCCTCGGTCGGCAGCGACATCGCGGGAGACTCCTCACCCGGATCCTGCGCCTGCGGCTTCCACTCCGCCTCACGGACGTTGTCGAGCGCGGGGTTGTCCTTCGGGATGCGGCCTTCCTGTCCCTGACTGCCCTCGCCCGGGTCTTCCGCCTTCGGCTTCCAGTCCTTCTCGGCGAGCCTCGACTCATCGAAGATCGGACCGGGGCCGACGTCGAGGTCGCCGCCATCGTTCTTCTCGATCTTGTCGTAGTCGGGAGAACCCGCGGCGACGTGCGTCTCGTTCGGGAGCTTCTTGTCGTCCTCGGTCACGTCGGAGGTGTCGGCCGAAGTGTCGACGCCGGAAGGCATCGAGTTGCCGAACTTCTCCTTCGGGGTCGTGCCGACCTCTTCACCGAGCAGCAACGCCTCGATGGCGAATACGCGGTCGAGGTGCTCCTCCATGTACCCCTTGCCGGGCTTCTCCGCGGTGTCGCCGTGACCGTTCTGGTTCTGGCTCACGCCGCTGTCCGCGTCACCCTTCGGCATGGAGGGATCGACGTTGGGGAAGCTGCCCATCGCCTTCATCCCGTCGTGGAGGCACGGGTCGCCGTCTTCCGCGAGGATGTCGGTGTCGATCTCGAAGTCCTCGGTGATCCGCCCTTCCAGGATGAGACGAGCGTAGCGACGCGCACGCACCTCGTTCACCGAGATGGGATCGTGGTTCGTGCTGCTGAGCAGACCGCGCAGCACGTGGTAGTCCATGTCCCCCTTGTACCCCTCGAACATCGGCGAACGCTTCACCGCAGCAAGCGCTTCGATGTCGGACTCGTCGAGAAGCGACCGCTCCACCTGCACGCTCTCGTAGCACTCCGTCTTGTGCGCCAGCGCACCCACAACCGCCTCGCGAAGGTCTTCCATCGGTATCTCCTAACCGAGCAGGGTCATGGGACCGCTGCTGTGCCCTTCCTTCAGCGGCGGCCGGTCCGCTGTCTGCTTCTTCATGCTCTCGTCCACCGGAACCGTCCGGTGAAGGCCGGCGACGTCTGCCCTGTTGATGACCCGCCCGTCGGCAAGTCGGTAGTCCCCGTTCTCCAGAACTTCCATGACGCCCCCGTTTTCGACCTTACAGCAACGGACATTTTGCGAAGGTCTATTGCTGCAACGGCTTGTGCTGATGCTCAACGCACCAGTATAGTCGGTCAGGCTATACTACCTCAAGCTCACCATATGCCCATCACCCGACCACGAGGCGCCCACTGACGCAGGAACGATTCCGTCAACACCGTGCCGTTGGGCACTGGGCCGAAGAACCACGTCGGGCGAGAATGCCACACAATCGACTCGCGCGCGGCGATGGTCGCGGACAGCGGACCGGAAATCGTCACCCACGTGTGTCCCGCGGCCGTGTCGATCAGCTCGACACGGAAGCCCTGCGCACGGAGCGCTGCAATGTCCGTCTCCAGCAAGATGCCGGTGCGGCAGTATGAGCACCCGACATAGTAGTCGTAGGTCGTGACGACGTACGGAGCGAGCAGGCCGGACGCGCGTCCGTAATAGCCCCACCGCCCGGACACCGAACGCGTCGAAGTCGTCGGGACCACAAGCGACCCAGTGACCGTGCCTGAGTAGCCCCAACGCCCAGTGACGAGCGCGGGAGGAAGAGACGTCTCGATCGCAATTCCGCCGACGACGGGCGGAGCCGATGTCTCAACCGATACACCACCAAGAACGGAAAAAGCCGATGTCTCGATGACGACTCCGTACAGGCCGTCGTCAAAATCTGCTGGCTCGAACGTCGCGGTGGCCGCTGTCAGGTGCGTTTTTGTATTAGCATACCAACCAGCATCCTGATTGATTCCCGCACCGTAGATTTTCGATCCCAGGACACCACGGGTAGCGGTAGAGGCCACCTCCATGATCTCCAGCTGGTCGTGTATCTCTCGCCAGTAACCGGCTGCATTGAACCGCGTAGCAGCTTGCACGTTCAGGCAGTTACCCCTGAAGGTGACGTCAGCTCTTGGATTTATGCCGGTAGTATTGTAGACGTGGCCGAATCTCGTGTCGTTTAGTGCCGAAACCCCCTCAAAGGAGGCAGCCATCGCGATGGTGCGTTGAGCCCTCATATCAGGAGCAGAGCTAATCAGGATTGCGTTTCCGCCCTCCTTAGGGTTCGCCTTATAGTGAATCTGCGTGACTACTACGTAACCCCATATAACGTAGCGAGCCTGGCATGCGAAAGACATCCAGTCACCGTCGCATTTAACACTGAAGGCGCATTCCTCCGTCTCCGGCTGTACAGAATGCACAACGAGAACAAGCAGCCGGTTTGAATAGGCGGGACTGTAGAAGTAGGTGGGAGTGGTGCTGACCGGCGTGCTGTGCATCAACGCCAGCGTCGGACCGTCAGTCCCCTTGACAGCGTATGACGAACTTACGGGCGTAGGATCAGTTAGCATCGGCATGATGGCAACCTATGCTGCAACGCCGTCAATGCGGAACGTCAACTCAAGCTGGACGTATGCGCCTGTCTGCCCTACCAGCTCTTCCTCGATCTCGTACGATGACCACGTAGGACCACCTCCAGTACCGTCCTGGTTGAACGGTGTGTCTGAGATACGGTACCTGTAGTTCTTCCGGTTAGGCGCGCTGTCGGAGTTGTCGTAGTCGATGACGTCGAGCGGGTAGGACTCCTTCGATCGCAGCATGACACGCGTCAGGCGTACTACGCTGCCGCCAGCCAACGGTATAACAGGCGAGACGATCGTCCCGTTTCCTAAGAATGTCGTCCCAACCTTGGACACACTCCCAGCTGTGCGAGCCCATGCTGTTCCTGCGTCGGCGGCTGGAGAAGAGACGATATCCCACGTACCGAAGAACTGCTGGCCATCGCTGAAATTGAGAACGCGAGCCCACGGGCCGACCTTCTCGACATAGGTGCCAGGCCCGACGACAGGAGAGTCCGCACGCGGGTAGTAGATGCCATTCGGTATGTCTGCCAGGAGCGGGTCCACGCCCTCGTAGCTACCCGCCTCGTAGCCAGGGAACGCAGCCTTGAAGTCAGCGAGCGTAGCGTAGACGATATTCTTCCACTTGAAGAAGTTGCCCGCAAAGTTGTAGTAGTAATTATCCCCGATGCTGAGGGCTGAACCCATACCATTGGCATTCGCGTCCGCCTGATCCCACAGACCCTGAGCGCCGCCTATCGTGTGGTAGATGTTACCCTTGTGCAGTGCCAGTCCAATATAGCTATCGCCGGTAACAGAATAATATACCTCGCCGGAGAAGTCATAGAAGAGGTTGTTGGTCATGTAGAAGATAGGAGAACCTGTGCTGCCGTAGGTGCAAAGATGAACCAAACCGATGAGTACACACTCGTGTGCCTTGACATACCGACGCTGGTTGTTGTTCGACTGAGACCCACCGGTCGCGTAGCGGCAAGCCTCGAACCAACATCGCTCAAAACTGATGCGGGTAGTGAATTCACCGCTGTAATAGACCGCATAACTACAGTCGCGGAAGCGTACATTCTTGATAGTGAAGTAGTCGGCCATCTCGATGGCGGACTGCGAGAAAATGTTGGCCCCACCACCGTCTATGATGACGTTCCGATCTCCCTCAACAGTGACACCACTATAGCCCGTCCAGGGGATAGTATCCTCTTCGTACACGCCGCTGCCGACCTTCAGCGTATCTCCATCGCTGCAAAGAGGCACCCCCGACTTGATCGTCAGCTTCGCGTCTGTCGTCGCGTTCGTCCCGCCGTTTGCATCATCACCTGACTTGTTGACGTAGTAGATCGTCACAGTGGGTCTCCTGCACAAGCACGGATGGCATCGAACAGCAGCAACAACATCAGGAACCAGAGGACCAGATTAGCAACGCCGAGCCACCAGCTGAATCGGATGACAGCCCACGTCTCACGCCCGTCTCGCTCAAATGTTGTCCACCGTCGGATTCGCGAGCACCTCCAGCTTGTCCCCGATGTTCGTCAGTGTCACCGACGACGAAAGCTCACCGATCCACACAAGCTCCCCGCCGCTGGTCGCGACGAGGTAGAACCCGATGATAGTGTTGGGAGGAGCGCCGCCGGAGTGTGTGAACGTCATCGTAGCTGACGACACCGAAGCAGCCGCAACGGTCCAGTCGCCGGAGACCATCGCCTGAGCGACATAGCCAGGGAAGTCTGCCTCGGTGAGATCGCCGAGCGCCGTCGCCTCCGTGACGGTACCGCCCGCGACCACGGTGAACAAGTGCATCGTGAAGGCTTCAGACAACCCCTTGAAGACGAGGTTGTTGAGAATAGGCTTCCCGGTATCGACAAGCGTCATGTTTCCGGCGGCCACGGGGTTCCTCCTCGGTCGGGGTTACCTCCGATCATAGCCGACTGCGACAAGGGTGAAAAGGAAAGCCCTCCCCCACGTTAGGTGAGGGAGGGCCGAGGAGAGAGGGAACAATGCTTTTCTACGCTGCGCTCAGCCGCACCGACGTGGGGACAGCGTTCGTACGCTGTTGCCGACGGAACGTCAACTCCTGCTTGAGGAACTTGTTCTCAACGATGGTCCGCGCGTACACGCCTTGCATCGCTTCGAGCTTCTCCCGTAGCGCTTCGACCTCCTGACGTAGCTCCATGACAAGCCCTCCTTACAGGTGCCTTACACTCCTAAGTTACTGCACCCGCCAGGACTTGTCAAATACTCTCGAAAAAGAGTCCCCACTACGCCGCGTCCGAAAGCTCCAACCCGTACGCTGTCGCAGTACGAGAAATGACCTCCAGATCGGTCGCATCCTTAGCTGTGGCCGTGAGTTCGATACCGTCAAGCTGCGTATCGACGTTCATTGACTTGAACCACTGGTCAGCGTCAGACGCCATCGACATGTCAGGGAAGCGCAACATGATGCTCTTCGGCCCGGTCGGAGTCGCCGGCTGCCCCGGCTGCGGCGGTCCTTCCTCGCCGGGCTGCTGTCCGTCCTGTTGCATCTCGTCGCTCTCCGCCGGGTCAAGCTCGTCGCTCGCCTGATCCGGCATGTCGAGCTTCTTCTCCGCACGCGCGTCGTCCTGCGATACGGTCCCCGTCTTGTCGCGGTCCGCGGGGTCGAAGGCGTTGTCCTTCTTGTCGTCCGTCTCGAAGCTGTTGCCGGGCTTCTTTTCCGTCGCAGCCGGCTCCCCGCCGACGAGCGACCGGCCGCCCGTGTTCGCCGGCTTGCTCTTACGTGTCGGGAAAGCTTCCGTCACCTTCATCTCGCCGCTGAGGCGCTGAATGAGGGGCTCCGTCGTGCTGTAGAGCCCCTTCGTCTTCCACGCGTCCGCGACCGGCAGCCATTTCGCCGCCGTGAACTCCGCGTTCGGTTTCGGGTCGCCTTCGACGTAATCGAGGTAGCAGAAGATGATGCCCGGCCGCCCCGGCATCTCGACGCTCTTGCCGGTGGGCGTTGCCGTGACACCCATCTCTTCCCACGCCTCGCGCGCGGCGGCGTCGTGCTCGTCATCGTCGTCCGGGGAGATGCCCCCGCCAGGGAGACACCACGTACCGGTGCGGTCGTCTCCGGTGTCCGACGCCTTGCCGATGAGCACTTCCGCCGGCCCCTTCACGCGGTTCTTCACGACGACCGCGATGGCCGACTTGTACTTCGTACGCTTGCTCTCCAGCAGCCACGCGTCACGAAGGAACGCCATCGTCGCCGCTTCCGTCACCATGTGGACGGCGAGCTGCGGCTCCCGGATGCCCAGCCCGAGCAGCTGACGGAAAGCGTCGGCCGCGTTCGCGACGTAGATGTGCGGGATCGGGTTCGGCTTCATCTGCGGGCTGAAGAAGTTGAGCTGCAGCGGTTTGTCGGCCGGGTTGTCGGCGCGAGCCGTCGGCGTCACACTCGCGAAGCCGATCTTCGCGTTCCGGAGCACCTTGAGCACGAACTTCGTCTTGCTCTTGAGCCTCTGCAAGATGCCTTCCGCTTCGTTCACGCCAAGCGCTGCGTTGAACGACGAGCCGACGCCGGTGCTGTCCGTCGGAGCAACCGGGACGTCCGCCGAGTCCGCCTTCGGGTTCACCGTCGGAACCGGGTTCGGTCCGCCGATCGCCTCGCTAAGCTTCTTGTACCCGACCTTCGCGAACTTGTGCGCGACCTGAAGCAGCCGCATGATGTGCAGGTCGACCACGATGACCGGCACCTCTGCCTTCGGATTCTTCACCCGCAGAGCGCCAAGCCGATGGTGTCCGTCAAGGACGTAGTGGTCAGACGACACGATCATCGGCTTGAGAAGCTGCTTCACCCCCTTCGTCACCATGTAGTCGAGCTTCGACTTGTTCAGCTCGTTCTGCGTCGGCTTGAGACGGTTTGCCGGCATCGTCCTGCGCGTGACCTTGACGTCGTTCCCGCCCAGGAACTCCAGGAACTCCGGCACGAGATCCGAGCGAATCTGCGGCATCTTGGAGCGCGGCATCCCAAGCGAATCCTTCACGCGCTCCCAGAGACTTTCCTCGAAGGACTCGCCCAGCTTGACGCTCTTCGCCTTCGGGTCCATGTCGATGGCAGCCTTAAAGCGCTGCATCATGTCGTTGTCGAGCGGCTTGTAGTGACCCGTCTTCATCAATCCGGTGCCCTTCAGCACCAGCGCTGTGAAGATTTCGGCGAAGTCCTCGCCTGCGTTGTTCTTCGCGTACGCGGTCGGGAAGCTCGTCGCACGCTGGAAGAAGACCTTGTACGCCTCACGCGACTTCGGCGGCAGGAAGGCGAAGTAGTAGTGGTGCCCAAGCTCATGCGTGAAGACGACCGCTATGTCGCGCGCGGGCATCCGGTACACCTCGTCAACGAACAGCGAGATGGCGCCCTTCCCCGTAGTCGTCGGGCTGCTCGGACGGTACGGCCGCGCCTTCGCAGGAGCCGTTGCCGAAGGAGCGTCAAGCCCGCCAAACTTGTAGGAGCCCCCCTGAGCCGAGTCATCGCCGGTCGCCATCACGTTGACCGTCTTCCCCTTGCGCGGGCGAACGGTCACGGTCGCGCGCTTCACCAAGAAGCCCAGCCCTCTGCGCTTCAGCCCGCGAGCGATGAGAGCCAACACCTTGGAGAAGCCCTCCCAAGTGGACTTCTCCAAACCGGCGTCGTTCTCGACACGGAAGCCGGCGACGTTGTCGTTCCCACGCACGACGTCGCTCGTAACCGCGAGCTTCTCGCCCTTCTTCACGTCCCGGCCCAGGAACTTCTGCGCGATCTCCGCCTGCGCGCCCGTGTGATAGCCGGACGTAGCGATGCCGTCCTTCAGGAACTTGAAGAGCACGTCGATCGAGCTGAGGATGACGTCGCCCGCGGTCTTCAGCTCTGTGTGCCGGCGATCGGAGTCGTCGAGTGCAGAGCGTGTCTGCTCCCTGAACATCTCGATCATGTAGTCGATGAACAGATGATCCTGCGTCTCATCCATCGGTCCGTCCAAGACGGCAGTCTCTCGCGCGAAGCGCTTCGGATGCGCCCGCTTCCAAAACGCCCATGCCTTCTTGCGCTGCTCGTTGTCGCTCATCGCCTGCTTCGCGAAGTAAGCGAGTACCTGCGGACGCGTCGAGCCCTTCGCATACTGCAGCTGCGTCAACCCGCTGTTGAGCGCCTCGCGGAACTGCTGGAATAGCTCGGTGAAGCGCTTCGCCTTATCCGCGTAGAACTTGTCCGCATCGCCACGCATCTTGGTGTACCACAGGTTCTCCCCGGCGAACTTGTCATGGATGGCCGTCAGCGCAGCCTTGCTTGTGTAGTCGTCGTACCACCATGAAAGCGTAGGCAGGATCGGAGCCTCATGCGTGAGAAACGCAAACGCCGTCGCCGAGAACGACTTCAAGCCGGATGCCGCCGCGTCATCTTCGTCCGCGGTGTGCGTCGTGCCGTGCCCCTTCATGAGCAGCGGCTTCAGCTCCTGCTTCCACAGGGTCCGCACCTTGTTGAAGAACGTGGTCGACAGCGCCGCCCTCTCTGCAAGCGGCTCCGCCGACGGGACCGGCAGCTTCGTGCGCGGGTCGAGCAGCATGTCCTCATCGGTGACGTCGTCCACCATCAGCGTGCCGACCGTTTCGGCGAGCTTGACGCCCTTCGCGGCCGGATCGAGACGAATCGCACCGCGGAAGCGTTGCATCATGTCGTCGTCGAGCGGCTTGTACTCGCCGGTCTTCATCAGCCCAGTGCCCTTCAGCACCCATGCCGTGAAGATTTCGGCGAAGTCCTCGATCGCCTGGCTCTTCGCGTAGGCTGACGGGAAGCTGGTTGCCAAACCAAAGAAGTGCCGGTAGGCGGCGCGAGCCTTCGGCGGCAGGAAAGCGAAGTAGTAGTGATGCCCGATCTCGTGTGTGAAGATGCGCGCCACGTCCTGCTCAGACGGTATGCTGGCGGTGTCGTAGTTCATGACGACGACGCCCTTGCCCTTCGCCGTCGGCGTGCTCTTACTGAGCTTCTGCTTTGAACTCGGATCTGTTCTCATTCCATACTTGAGATCCAACATGTCGTACCCGGGAGACAGGTTGTAGGAGCCACCATACAGGCTCTTCTCTCCAGTATCCTTGACGGTGAACGTGCGCATGGTTTTTGGTTTGACGTGAACGACCACGCGCTTGATGAGGAAGCCGAGACCCTTACGCTTCAACCCACGTGCTACGAGAGCTACTACCTTCGCAAAGCTCTCCCAAGCGTGACGCGGAAGCCCTATGTCGTTCTCGACACGGAAGCCGGCGACGTTGTCGTTCCCGCGCACGACGTCCGCCGTTACCGCAAGCTTCTCACCACGCACTTTCTCACGACCGAGGTTCTGCGTAGCGATCTGCTTCATCATGTACTCGGGATAGCTCGCAGTCGCAACGCCACCCTTCAAGAACTTGAGAACCTTGTCGAGCTTCGCGAGAACCGCTTTCCCCGCGTGCTCAAGGTCTACGTGCCTCGTCTCAACGTCCTGGTACTTCAAGTCGGTCAGCTCGCGAGGTAGCGTCTTCGCGTACTCCGCCATCGGCTCACGTGCAGATTCGTCGTGCGGGCCGGCGAAGAAGTTCTTCACGTTCTTATCGAAGCTGCTCGGGTCGCGTTCCTGCCACAGTTTCCAAAGGTGCTCACGAAAGACGTTGTTGTACTTGATGTCGAGATCGATGTTGCGGGTCGAAGCCTTTCCCATAAGCCTACAGCTGTCGAGCGTAAACCCCGAGTGTTCGACAGCCCTGCGGAGCTTCACGAACATCTCCAGGAACTTCTCCGCCTTGCCTCCGTAGAACTTCTTGTAGTCCTCCGCGGGACGAACAGACTTGCGCTTGTAGAACGTCTCGGACCACAGGTAAGCGCCCGCGAACTTATCCGCTATCGCCTTCGCCGGCCCCGTGATGTTGTCGGCTTTTTCGTACCACCATATCAACGAAGGGAGAACCGGAACTTCGTGCGCCAGAAACTCGAACGACGCCCGCACGAACTCCTCGAACTTTCCCGCGTAGACGGAGTCCGCCGCCTCGGTCTCAAGCGTACCGCGCCCCTTCGTGAAGAGTGGCTTCAACATACGCTTCCACTCGGTGCGCATCTTGTCGAAGTGCTTCGTCGACAGTACGGCCTGCCTTCTCTCTGACAGCGTGCCCTCATCGATGGCGCTATCAACCATCAGCGTGTCGACCGTCTCGGCGAGCTTGATGACCTCCGCCTCGACTGCCGGGATGCTGACCTCGTCGAGCGAGACGCGGATGACCGTCGGCGTGATCGCGAGGTGGTCGGGCGCGTAGCGGAACGCCGCAACGCCGCCCTCCGTGAGCGTGTAAGTGACGCCGGGGAAGCTCACCCCACGCGCTACGTCGTGCATGCACGCCTCGAAGGCTGCGCGCTCCTCAAGGGGAATGCCCGGCCCCGGGTCCGCGGTGCGCGTCGGGAGGCGCCGCTTCATGCTCGGGTAGCCCGACTGGCCCCCGAGCTTGCATCCGCAGTTCGGGCAATGTTGGGGGTAGCGGCCCACGTACTTGGGAATACCGTAGTCGCAATCCGTGCAGGAATGCCACGGAGCCTTCGTGGGCGCGGTTGTGTCCATCGTCGCCTCCGAGAGCTTCAAGCGGGAGCCGAGTACGTGCTTCATGAGCGCCTTGACGAGCGGGTGAACGGTGCGCGGACCGAACGAGATGAGCGCCCCGAGTACCTCGCAGAAGTTCTCTTCCGAGTTCTTTGCGGCGTAGTACGTCACCGGGTGCCCGTCGACCGTAATGTGCTCTACACCACGATCGAGAAGCGTCAATAGGCTTGTCTTGTCCGACGCAGAGCGCGACGCGTAACCCATCTCGATCGACTGCAGCTGCACGGAGAGGATGGGATCAGAGTTCTCAAGCTGCCTCGCGTACCCGAGCAGACCGAGAGCGCCCTCGGGCCACTCATCGAGCAGCTTGCGGACGCTCAGCTTCTTCGCGTTCGCGTTCCCGGCCGCGCGGTAGTAGTCCTTCGCGTCCTGCCCGAGCTGCTGCCAGAGGTGATGCCCCATCTCGTGAACGTACACCTGAGACACGCGGCGCGGTTCGTGCAACCAGTGCGACATACGGATGAGCTTCGTTGCACGGTTGTACGTGCCGTCTGCCCTCATGTCCATGTCGATGATCTGTACCGGGAGGCGGTACCGCATCGCCCACGGGAGTACCTTCTTGATCCGCTGAACCGCGTCCTTCATCCCCGTACGGAACGCATCCGGGTACTTCAGCGTCCCCGTGACGCGAACCGGGATGCCCGCGACGTCGAAGCTCGTCTCTGCCTTCCCGACGACCGGCGTGGACCCGCTGACGCGCTTGACGTACTTGGAGACGTAGTCCAAGTCCTTCCAGACCTGACGAGCGTGCTTATCGACCCGCTTCCGCCATCGGACTGAGTCTGACGCTTTCGCCCCCTTGCGCGACGCCTCCCCCCAATCCTGCCAATCCGGGATCATCGTCAGCTCGTGTTCCAGCATGTACAGCGCTTTCTGAGCAAGCTGCTGCACCGCCTTCGCTTCCCGCTCCGGGACGTTGTGCTTCAGGAGGATCGTCTTGATAGGCGCGTCGGCCGTGTCGAACCAGTCACCGACGATGAGTTCTACGAGGTGCTGAGCGAAGGTCTTCGCGCCTTTCTTCAGGACCGCGTGCGCCCGCGGAGACGTGACGCGGTCGATGTTCCGCATCAGCATCAGGTAGTCCTTCCGCATCCGCTTGATCGCGGCGTCGTCGAGAACTTCCTGTCGTTCGGTCAGCTCGGGCATCGCACTACCCCCGGATGCCGGTCATCCGCTCGGTGAGGAGGTTGGCAGTGCGCTCTGTCATGCTCTCCTCTTTCCTCCGCCCGGTCATCGATCCGAAGATCGTGTTCGTGACGGCGTAGAAGCGGTCCTTGTCCTTCGCCTCCATGCCCGGGTACTGCTGGGAAGCTGCCGCCTTCGCGCGCTTCCACTCGCCTTCCTGACCGGGCTTGACGAGTCCCGCCGGCTCCGTCAGCTCGACGCCGGTGCGGTCGTTCGCGCTCTCCGCCTTCGCGAGCTTGTGCTTCAGCTCGTCCTTGTAGCGCGGGTCGGACTTCGCCTGAGCAAGCGCCTTCGCGTAGTCGTCGCTGGCGATGTTCGAGCGTACCTTCTTGCGTGGCGCGGGCTCCTGACCCTGCCCCTTCGCCGCGAACTTGCCCTTGTCGCGCTTCCGCCAGAAGAACTCGTCGAGGTCTTCGGCCGACTCGTTGTACGTCGTCGCGCGGATCTTGCGATAGAGGTCGTTGAGCGCGGAGTAGAGCGGTGAACCACTACGCTGCGCTGCGTCCCGCGCTGCAGCTACCTGCTTGACCGTCTCAGCACGATGCGAGCGCGATGCCTGAGTAGCCATAGAAACATCGGTCAGGTCCAGAATCGTGTTCAGGGGTCCGAGCGACGCGGCACGCTCCTTCTCGTCTGACATGTTGCGAACAGCGTTCCCCATCTTCTTCGCCGCCGACTGCACGAGGTTTGCGACGGTCAACCAAACACGGGAAGGCTTCGCTCCGGCCTTCGCCATCGCCTGCGCGTATGCCTTCGGGTTGGCCTTGTAGCCGCGCTCGTCGATGTCGGCCGCCTCCGGGAGGGGCTTGTAGTCGCCGGTGCTGTACCAGTGACCGTCCCTCAGGTCGAACCGACGCTTCTCGGCATTATCCCACGGGTCGCCCATGAACGCCTTCGAGCGGTTGTAGTGCTTCGTCAGCGCCATCCCAAGCCGGAAGTCCGTCCGCGCCCCGACGATCTTCTCCAACTCGGTGCGCACCGGAGTTGCGAGCTTGTAGGTGACGTTCCCCGCCTTGTTGGCTATGCCGTGACCCGTCAGCTCCTTACGACCCTTCTCCCACTCAGCCTTCGAGATGCGTAGACGAAAGCTTTCCTGCGCGAGCTTGTACTTGGGAGACTTGAACTGCGTGCTCCCGAACAACACGACAGCGGCCTCAAACGAGAGAGCCTTCGCGATCTCGTCGGCCGGACGGCTGAGGGTCTTCGTGCGACGCTGCTGCCGATACCCCCACTCGTTGAGCACCCCCGCCCCCTCGACCACGCTCCCGCCGAGCTGCGAGAGGTTGCCGATCCTGTCGGGCACCTTCGCCGGGTCCATGATGACGGAGCCCTTGATGCGACGTGCGAACGCCCGAGCAGTCAGCTGGTCGTAGAACATCTGCTCGTAGATGAAGCCGGTGCCGTCCTTGCGGTAGACGACGTACATCTCCGCCTTCTCGACGAGCCCCGCGTCCGCGGCAACCGCCTCCTTCAGGCTCGCAAGGTACGCCTTGCCGACGGGGTTCCGGATGGGCCTCTTGAGCCACTTCGTCGCCCAACTACGAGCGTCCTTGAACTTCTGCAGTATGAGCTGCTGGTTGATGGTCCACTGGTCGGAGCTGACCGTAGCCTGCTGCTGCGCTTTCCGCCCTTTGACAGCACGCATCATCGTCGCGCCGCTACGGATTGCCTCGGGAAGGGAGCGGTCCTTCTTCGCCGTCGGCCGCTTCGTACCCCTGACATTCTCGTTCACCACGATGCGAAAATTCTCCGCACCGAACAGCTGAGCCAGCTTCGAGACGTTGGCGTTAGCCTTGATGTGAACTTTCTCGACCTCTTCCGGGCCGAGCGAACGCTTACGCTTGAGGTCACGCGTCTGCGCAGTCGGAATCTTCACACTGACGAAGATCATCCCGCAGTCGTAACCCCGCTCAGTAAGCTCCTTATAGAACTTCTGGATGGTCCCGAGGTTGGCACCGGTCACGTCGAAGACGAGACCGTTGCGGCGGTCCATCGTCATATGCGCTTTGTTCTTGTACCGACGCTTCGAGTAGGGGCGCAGCTCCTTCTGGACGAACTTGCCCATCAGCTCGGTCTTGAGGTCGATCACGGCGCCACGACGACCGTAGCCTTTCCCGGTGATGTCGCCCTCTGCACCCTTCGCGTCGCGCTTCTTCTGCAAGCGCTCACGCGTGACCGGGCTTGCCGCAAGCGCCTCAAGGACGTCATCGGAGTTGAGGATACGAAGCCCGAGGCCGCGGACGGTGTTGTCCAGAACAAAACCCTTACCAGAGCCAGACCCACCCCCAGAAAACAGCGCTTTGCAGCGAAACTGCTCCGCCCGCGTGCCTTCCTCAAACGACTCGAAGCCTCTGTCTACCTCATCGACGCTCTGCTGCGCTTCGGCTACAGCGTTGCCCTGCATCGCCGCACCGACACGCTCAAGAATGACGTCGAGATGCTCCGGTCGCATGGAAAGCCCCCTACGTGGTTGTCACCCTACTCTAACACATACAGACACGCACCTTATGACCACACACGTATGTGTCGGGATGCCGTACTACCGTCAGATCGTAGCGTACCACGCAGGAATGCTTCGGTCTATCACACTACACGCCCTAAAACCCGTACCGCGGCCTGTTCTTCTCGGCTTCCACGACCATTTCGTCGTACGCAGACAGCCCGCGCGCCCTCACTTCTGCTTCCAGCTTCTGCCGTCTCGCCTTGTCCTCCTCAGTCGGCGGCGGGCCGTCGCAGTGCCCGAAGACTGCTTCGTCTGCCAGCTCCGCAGCCAGCTCCGCGGCCCCCGCGAAAGAAACCTTGTCGTCCTTAGCGTCACTCATTTTGCACCTTCTCATGCCACGGTGAGAACCGGCTCCGGCTCCCGCCCAACCGTCTTCGCCCACTCGGCGGCGAGAACCGCCCCGAACGAACCACGAACAGTAACTTCCAACCTGACACGCTCCACAGCGTACCGGACAACCGTGACGAGCACGAACACCTGAAGCGCAACCGGTCCCTGCACCACGATGCGATAGCTCGTCTCACCGAGCACCGCCGCCAGCGCAACCAGAACCAGAACAACCGCTCGCTTCATTTCTTGCCCCCGTAACTCACTCGCTCCACTATTATAGTACGATGTTGAGGCCACGAAATCAAGTAGAAAAGCATGAAATCTACTCAAGTTCAGGCACCCGCCTCCGCACGATCTGATCCTCCATGCGATCTCGTTCCATGCCCGGCTCGCAAAGCACCAAGTAGAGGTCCGGCCGATGGCTCCGCAGCCACCATTTGAGCTTCTCGTACCCCGCGATCTCGACCTGTCGAACCCGCTCACGGCTTATGGCTGTCCTGTTGCCAACCTGCCATAGCTTCAAGCTACCGAACAGGCGCTCGGACACGATGAACGCGTCCCGCCGAGATAAGCAGTCGAGTAGGGCCTCATCAACGGCGTTCATGACGTCGTCGCAGTCTATCTCGCGAAACCGCTCGTCAGAAAAACCGATGCTCTCCGCCTCCTCACGAACGACGTCATCAGAGAGCGACACGCAGCTCTTCCACCATCGGTTGCGCTTCAAATTCCTGTCGTAGAGGTACATGCTCCTAACGGTCATGTAGTGACTCCGGCACAGGAGCCACCCGTCCAAGTAGCGATCACTCTGGTAGCTTTTGCCAATGCCGCACGAGTGAGCTGCCCTCGCCGCGCATTTCGGGTACTGACAGGTGAAGACGCGGTCGGTGACGGCCTTCGTACCGCGCTTGCCACCTACAAGCGCGAACGATGGCAGCATCGCAGCCGCCATCGTTTGTATGTTCCGTAGGGTCTTGCTCCCCTGCGGTTGCTTCTCACCCACCCGTCATGATCTCCCAGTGCAAGCGCATTTTATCGAGTGCGTTCAACGTCCCGGGCGGGGGCTTGCGCGTATACCACTCGCCCCAGTCGAAGCACCCGAACACGAGGTCGTCCCCGAGCTGGTGCCGCTCCGAGTTGCCGAGTCCGTCCCATAGGCGCTTCGCCCACCGCTCCGCCTTTTCTCGTTCCTTCCGACCCAGCATCCTTGTCTCCTTCGAGTCGCTCACTTGCTCCATAAGAATACTACGATATTGAGGTCACATAATCAAGTACAAAAGGAAGCGCCCCGAGCGTTGAAGCCCGGGGCGCCGGAGCGAGTCGCTTACGCGGCGACCTTCTTGACTGTGCAGCGGGTGACGACCGTCTGCTTCTTGTCGTTGAAGCTGTCGAGCTTCTTGACGCGGCCGGTCAGCGTGACCTCGGTGCCCTCGTCGAGGTCGAGCGCGGAGCCGGACTTCCACCAGACGAGCAGTCCGCCCTCGGGCGTTGCGACCTCGACCCGTGTCGTCAGGCCGTAGTAACCTTCGTGTCCCGCCTGCCGGAGGAGCGTGCCCTTCCAGGTCTTCCGCTCGCCTTTCGCGCCGACGTAGGCGGTTCCGAACCCGGCACCAGCCTTACGCTCAGCAGCCTTGACCAGCTCCCGCTTCCAGGCGTAGGTCGCGGAGACGACCAGGCCGAAGGTCCGGTCGCTCACTTCGTCGCGGGTGAAGGCAGCGGCGAGGTTCAGCGCGTAGTCGCTCGTGCCGGCGCTGCCGTCCCGCACCCAGGTCGTGACCTTGGCGGCTTCCTCGTTGAGCGCGTCAACCTTCACTTCGTAGCGCGCCGCTGCTTCGCGGTAGGCCCGCTTCGACTCGGGGTTGGCGGAGACGCCGGGCGGGTGCAGCATATAGAGGACACTGCTCGCGGTCGAGCCGTCCGGACTGCCCTTCGGGCGGTAACCGCCGTCCTCGCCGAAGACGAAGAGAGCGAGGGAGAGCACGTGACCCAGTTCGAGCACGTCCTCGTACCGCTCGTAGCCGTCCGTCTCCGGGTTGCGGTCGAGGAAGGTGAAGGCCACATACTCCAGCACCTTCGTGCTGTTCTTGAGGGAGGGAACGAACTCCGCGGCGCACTCGGTGCCGAGCGTCAGGACGCGGCCTGTCGCTTCCTCGATCACGAGCAGGACAGTCTTGCGGCGACGCTTCTTGCCGCAGCCGTCGCAGCGCAGGTTACCCTCGCGGTAGTCCGCGGAGGCGAGCCCCACCTTCTCCCCTGCCGCCAGAATCGTGACAATCCGAGCGTCGCCCGAGTTCACGTCCTCGTTGAAGGCCGTCTGAACCAGCCCGCCGAGCGCGTACCCTTCGCGGCACATGTTCTCGGCCGGCACGCTCAACGTGACGGTGAAGACCCTGACCAGCCGGCCCGGGGACTTCTCCCGCGTGCCCTCGACAACCGACTCGACAGCCGGCGCGTCCTCCGGACGGCCTGCCTTCGCGGCGGCCTTCGCGAAGCGCTTGACACGCTTTTCGACTTCCGCGACGTCCGCAGCCGACAGGTTCTTTCTTGTTACCAGCACCGTTTTGCCCCCGTGGTTGACTCACTTGCTCCATAAGAATACTACCACATGGGGCCACAGAATCAAGTGGAAAATTGAGAGCAAACAAGCAATCGGCGATGTGGGCCTACAGACCCGGAGCGCCGCTACATGAAGCTATCACACGCATTATGGAAGTGATGGTGACGCCCACACCTATGAGCGCCAGAATCGGAACGACCAAAAAGAGCACGACGGAGATGAACGTCGGCGGCCGTCTCTGCGGTAGGTGCTGTTCAGCCATCTCCTGCTGTACCTCCGCAAAGGCTGCACGCTTCTCGTCGCTCCACACGTTGCCGGACATGATGGCGAGCTTCAGCTGCTGCGAGCGGTCCTCCGGTTCGGTCCGCTGTCTTATCTGCACCTGCGCGCCCTCTTCTGATCGGCTACCACCACCACGACGAGCATCGACATCGCGCCCGTCGAGGCGGCGAGTAGCACCGCGACTGCTGTCAGCACTACTTCCCTTGTCCCGTCCCGTGACGCTTCACCCTCAGGACCGCAAACGGCCCACGCGGGATGAACTCCATGTTCGCGATTGCACGAATGACGTCGTACGGGTCGAGCTTCTGCTTCGCCGCCTTCGCCTCCCGGATCCTCTCGTCCTCGTCCTCGTCGAGCGGCGACACCAGCACATCGCCCACACCCGTCTCCTGCACACGTAGGCGCGTCTTGCGATCCACCTGGACGGTGGGGCCGTCCTCGAACAGGTAGCCGTGTGCCGTGTCGTCCTGCTGCTCGGAGAGCGTCGAGATGATATCGGCAAACGCCCTATCGGAGCAGTCCCTGTCGAGCACGGAGTCGCCGATCAGCACGGAGCCCTCTGACGGAGAGATGCTGATCGGCGGTGAGCACCACACCGTAGACGCGGCACCACCTATTGCAGAGAGCCCGATGACCCCCTCCTCAACACCCATACGCCGGGCTCCGATCTTCGACAGCGCGTCCTTCCGCTTGTCGCCGACGACCCAGCCCTCCGACCCGTCGTCAACGTAGACGTGAACCGGAGTCCAGTCGCTTCCGAGCTTCCCCGCAGCGAACTGAGCCCGGGTCGGCGTCTTGAACATCGCGACCTGCCGCACGGTCTCCGGCGTCATCGGGCGATGCTTCAGGAGGCCCACCCTCGCGCCGCCGAGCGTGACCGTCGCGTCCTCGTTGAGCGCCAGCTTTCCAGCGCCAAGCACGTCCTGCATCTCAGCAAGCATGCCGTCCGGTGTCCCCACAACAGCGGGGATCTTCTTGGGGGCCGGGACCGTCCACTCGAAGTAGTAGCGGCGCGGGCCTGCCATCGTCACGTGGATGCGCTGAGGCGCGGTAGCCACACCCTCTGCGATGCTCAGCGACGAACGAAGGCTGTTAAGGAGTCCACCGTAGGCGTAGCCGGAGATGCTCTCTCCGCGCTGCTCTCGCTCCATGACGCGGTAGAGCGCCGGTACGACCCTCTCATCCTCTGTCACGCGCGTCGGGCAGACGTCGTAAACCTCGCTCATAGCGCCATATACGCGGTTCGCGAGTTCCGTGTTCGTGATGTGTTCGTCGATATCCCACGACTCGCTGACCACGCCGTCTGCGTTCGCGAAGTACACCGCCCCCTCGATCGGGATGACACGCGTGAAGCCGAAGCTGTCGCTCGGGCGGCCGTTGCTCCGCCACTCCGCGAACACGTTGATGGACGGTGGACGCCCGGGAGCAACCACGCCCAACTCCCCACGAACATCACTCGCGTCAGTGTAGCGCCGCACGGCTTCCGCGATCGTCTCCGCTGCCAGCTGGAAAGACGCCTCCACGTCACCCTGCTCTTCGACGATGGCGTAGCGCAGAGCGTCAACCGCCGCGTAGTTCTCCATGAACTTCACGCCGGTCTGCTTCTGCAGCTTCGCGAGCATCCGGCGGCCGATCTCGACGCCTGAATGAAACGCGAAGATGATGGTCTTCGTGGCCTTCTTCAGGATCTTGTGCGATCCGGTCTGTCGAATGATCTCCCATCCGGCTTTGAGCAGACGCTTGAGCACCTTCTTTGCCTTCATGGCCCCGGGCAGGCCCCGCTCGTCGAGCGCTACTTCGTCGAGGTACTGCTCCGCCTTCGGCCCGAAGTAGTCGGGAGAGCGGTAGAACTCCGCAAGTCCGGCCTTCTTGAGCTTGCTGTAGTAGCTCGGGTCTTCAGCGAGGTGCTCCAAGGCGATGCGCTCCGCGACCTTCACGTCGGTCGTGTGCTCCATCTCCTCCTTCGTGCCCATCGCCAGCTCGTCCTGATCCACCTTCGCGGGGTCAGCTGCCTTCACCGTCTCCCCGAGCTTCGGCTCCCCCTCCATCCGGCGACCCGGCTTGCGCTTCGCCTTGATCTTCATCGCCGCCTTGATGTCTTTCCCAGGCGGGGGCATCTTCGACTTCGGCTTCGACGGCGGAGCCCCGAGCTGCTCATCCTCGTCGGGCTCCTTCCCAAGCGTGCCCTTCTTGATCTCGCGCTGCAGGTACTGCGCGAGCTGCGGGTCAACCTTCCCCGTGTCCGCGTCGGCTCCCTGCTGCATGATGCCGGCGTCGCCGTCGTCGGGCGCGATGAGCTGGATCAGCTCCTCAGGTGTTTTCGGCATCTCGTCCGCGGGCACCTTGCCCCCGAGGTCCGACTTGACCTGATCGTAGGCTTTCTTCAGGCGGTCGGTGTCCCAGTCACGCGGCTGTTGCCCGAGCGACCGCTCCGCCGAGTCGGCTTCGTCGTCCTCACCCTCGACCTCCGCCGCAGCGTCGACCTCCTCACCCTTCGCGCGCTCGACGTCGTCCTTCTCGTCCGCCTTCTTCTCCGGGGAAGCCTTCGGGTCGCCCTCGACCTCCTCTGCTTCCCCTTCCTCGTCGTCGGTCTTCGCTGCCGCGTCGGCGAAGTCCTGCTTCGCGTCGTCCGCGTCTCCCCGTTCCTTGTCCGCGACCTGAGCTATGTCGGGCTTCTCGCCCTTCTCGTCGCCCTTCTCCTTCGGCGGTACCTCGGGCTTCTCCTTCGGCGGTACCTCGGGCTTCTCCTTCGGCATCCCCTCGGGCTCCATCCCCTCGGGCTCCATGCCCGACGGTGGCTCGGGCGCTCCATCCTCCGGCTTCAGCTTCTCAGGAGGCGCCTCGGGCTCCTCACCATCCGGTGCCGCCTTCTCGGGAGGTGCCTCGGGCTCCTCTTCGCCGGGCTCGGCCCCGGGCGGAGCTTCGGCGTCGGGCTCTACTCCGGGCTCGGGCTCTGTTCCGGGCTCAGGCGCAAGCTCGGGCTCTGTTCCGGGAACCTCGTCGGGTGCTTCGCCGGGTTCGACGTCGGGGGCTTCCTCTTCTCCATCCTCAGGAGCCACCTCACCACCGTCAGGATCCTCCATACCAGGCTCGACCGGGGCGCCTTCCTCTTCGTCCCCAGGAGCCAGCGGATCCTCTCCATCCTCTCCTGCAAGCTCTCCCTCCGCATCCTGTGGTTCCTCTTCGGCGGCATCGTAGGGCACCTCGTCTTCGTCGGGCTCCTCGCCCGGCACCTCTTCGCCTTCGGGCGGCATCTCCCCCTCGGGCTCCTCGCCGGGCTCCGCCGAGATAACCTGCTGATCCTGAGGCAAATCCTCGTCGTCGGGCTCCGGTTCCATCCCCTCGATGCCGGGATCAGACATCCCCAGCTCGCCGGGGAAGCGCTCCACGCCGCTATCCTTCTGCCACGTCTTCATGTCGCGGGCGGGCAGCTCCGGAGGCTTCGGCATCTGCGGGTCGTGCTCGTCGCAGATGTAGAGAAGCTCAGCGTTCAGCGCTCCGAGACGTGCGGCAATCACCTGGATGGCATTCTGCTCTTCGCTCGGCTTCATCGCGTACGCAGCGACCTTCTGCTGCAAGCGCTTGAAGATTGGCACCCCGTGCCGCGGGTTCTGAAAGCCGACGTTGCGCAGCTCGTCGATGGTCTGCGCGGCATCGATGTACAGCTCTTCGGACGTCTCCATCACGTCGAGCCACAGGGCTTCCAGCTTCGTGCTGAAATCCTGCCATGCGAGCTGCAGCCTCTCGTGCCGCGTCGTCATCGGCTTCGGCAGCATCAAGCCGCCGGCCCCGCTGACGGGCAGCGACTCCTCAAGCTCTTCGAGCGATACACTGCCGGCGAGGTACTGCGCGAGGTTGACCATCGTGTGCTCCTTCTCAAGCGGTACGCCTATTCTACACAGCCGCCTGAGCTTGTGTCGCGCGCGGGGCGGCCTCGCCATCCCGCTGTCGCTCTGCCCACCTGTCCACCCAACACGGACGGCACAACGCAATGTAGCGCTCCGAGCCACCGACCTCTACCTGATCATCACCCTCGGACGTGCGATAGCTGCGCGTCGCGCTGTCCTTCTTCCCGCAGTCCACGCACACCGCGCGAAGCGCTTCGATGCGGTCCGCAATCGCCATCAAGTGCGGTGCGATACCGAAGGGGTTACCACGGAAGTCCTGATTGAGACAGGCGACGATGACCTCGGTACCACCGTCGGCGAGGTCTTCGATGACGTCGATCCACATCCCGTCGAGGAACTGCCCCTCGTCGATGCCGATGACGTCGTACTTCGCGAGCGCAGTCGGAGAGAGCGCCTCGGTGGGGTCCACCTCGGTCGCCGGCTTCGTGAGCCCATCGTGCGTGCTCACGAGCTGCAACGCCCGGCTGTCCGTGGTCGGCTTGAGCAGGATGGTCTTCTGCCCCGCGATCTCCGCGCAGCGCAGATGCGT